TAATTTTTTTATATTTGTGATTTTAAGTATGTTATGTGGTGTATGGGAATTAATAATATCCGATCATCAGTACCAGCCATTAATAATAACCAATGACAATTATTTTAGTAACCGATATAAATTTTTTTAGAAAAAAAAATAATGCATTTGTAAATTCGTCACGTAGCACCCCGGGCTCTGGACAGGGGGCAGGGGGGGCATATGAGGGGGGAGGGATACGTAGGGGGCATACATATGTAAGTACATTAGATATTACACTACTACTCTTATTATAGTAATACATATGTAAGTACATTAGATATTACACTACTACTCTTATTATAACAATACATATGTAAATAGCTTAGATATTATATAACATATGGTATTATAGTTATACATATGTTGTTGTTATTAATATGATAGAATTATAGTTAGTGTGAATATAGATATGTTATATTAATAGTTAATTGTATTAATATATTTGTCTTAATCATTAACTAATTGTTATAACAACTAACAATATTCAGTAGTTAATAGTAGACTATTAATAACAGTTAGGCTATAATTTAATGACTTGTATTGAACTATTATTATGAATTGATATATTGATACCATTATTACTATTGCATTCGTTAAAACGCATTAAAATGAATAATTGGTTTTATATAGAATGATTACTAATAAAGCAATAAGGGAATAACTAATTAGCTACTCCCTTATTTAGAATCATTACAGATTAGTTACTTATTGTTTGCCATAAACAAAATCAGTAACGAATGATAATTTATGTTTGGCACGTGTGAAACAAACATACATTAAGTTATATTCCTGTTCAGCCGTCCATGCAATTTTCATTGCTCTTTTTAACAATAATTTCTCTTCACAAATAATATATACATTGTTACTTTCTAATCCCTTGGACTTGTGAATAGTAGATAAACAAATTCCAGTTCGTTCGTTATCTTTAAATATGCTATCAATACGATTAATCACTGCATCACTTGTGACTATTCCATTAGCAATCAACTCAATAGCTTCAATTTTGTCACTCATTGAACTATATGTACTATTTTCCTTAGCTTCGGCAAAGGTGCAATTAGTTTTTGAAACTATTTTACAAGCTAACTTATAAAGTTCAGCATTCAATTTTTTCAAAACATCATCAATATTTCTCCTATTGGTTTTTTTGATCATATTGATAAGGTTTAAACCAATATCTTTGCCCTTTACATATGCTTTTGTCCCTTGTGCAATATATTGCATACATAGAGTTACTAATGGTGCGGTAACTCTACAAAGTATCATATCACCATCACAAATATCTTTTACCTTTGCTTCTCTATCAATTAAGCCATTAGAGCAATTTTCTCTTGCTTCAATTTGTGGAACAATTGTTTTGGCAAGTTCAATAATTGCAATATCACAACGGTAACAAACCGACAACGGTAATACTACTGTATTGGGTAATGATTTTAGTATGTTAAATGACTCAATATCAGCACCTGCGAAGCCATAAATAGCTTGGCGTGGATCGCCTACTGCTATAAATCTACCATCAATTGATAAACATGATAAGAATAATTCTCTTTGACAAGCGTTAAGATCTTGACACTCATCGATTAAGACAAAATTATACTTTGGCATACGTAATTTTTTAACTACTGGCATATAAATCATATCAGTAAAGTCAATAATGTTTGTTTCAGATAGCCCCCATGCAACTATTTTCATAACTTGCTCACACTCATTGTCTAAGATATTAATTTCATACTTTTCAGCAATTTTCTCTATATCTAATATATTGTTACATAGTGTAACTCTATATAAATCAACAAGTTTGTTAATATTTGATCGGTAGTCGTTAATTTCTGATTCATCTAATTGATTTTCAGGTTTTAACGTACCATATTTGATACCATTATTAACATAACTTTTGTATTTATTCATATCTAATTTAGAGCGAAAAGTACCCATAACAGCACCAGCACCGAGTGAATGTAAAGTCTTGACTGTTATGTTATTAACCTGACCAATTTTAATTATTAATTCCTCTACAATTGCTTTATTAAAAGCTAAAAATAGTACCTGACTTGTTGAGGGAATTAATTTAATAGCGTTAACAATTGTTGTGCTTTTACCTGACCCGGCAACTGCATCAATAACGGCATTACCTTTGCCATTACTTGTAAAATCGTAAACTGCTGACTGATAAATGTTTGGAATTAAATTTGCCATTTGTTGTAAGTTTTAAAGGTTAATTAATTACTTTGTTGGTGGCAAAGATAATACATTTTTTAATTAAAAATACATTTAAGTAAAAATAAATATTTAGTAATATAACTACTTTACAACAATTAATAATAGGGTAACTATCATTAACTGGCTATTATTTGATTTAAGCTATAAATCATTAGTTGTATTGAGTTATTATAATAAAGTAATATCAATATGCTATAAAGATATAAAACTGCCTTAAAACGCATTAAAATGAATAATTGATCTTATCTGGAATGATTCTAAATGTAGTGTATAAACAAAAAAAAGAGTTACTATGTTTAGTAACTCTTTTTTTCAGTCAGGTAGTATATTATTGCAATACTATTTTTTCGCCTGCTATATTCACTCCCGATAATTGATCTGGTGAAACAACAAAATTACGGAATTTTGAAGTTGAAAAATCAAAGTATTTTTTGACTGCATTCTGGCAAAGTGTTAATGGTGAACTATTTACAGTTTTATATTCACCTTTGACCAACACTTGTTTTGATACCGATAAGGCATATATATATAGTTGTTGTGTTGCAATACCATAACGTATTGAGTTAGTGATATTTATGTAGGCTTCGGCTTGTGCTTTACTTTGAACTGATTTTGTTTCAGGATTCATATTTTTAATAAAGCTATCTGTTAATTTCTTAATTGCTTGAATAACAAGTTCATATGGAAAACCAGTAGAAGTTACAATTGCTTCAATATCTTTCAAAGTAGCTGACTGTAAGGCTTTTAAGTCTTTTTCGACTGCATTACCATAATTGAAATTTGCAATAACTACATGATTGGAAACCTCACCGGTTGAGGAACTTACATAGTTTTTAATACCAACAAAAGAACTGCCATTAAGATTTGCGAACATTGCAATAATCAATTTGATCATTTTTGCAACTTGTTTTGTCATTTTTGTCATAACGTTAAGATTTTAAGTGTGGTTAAATTGTTTGTTTGTAATCATGCTACAAAGATAGGCTAATAAATATCATTAATTACATAGTGATAGATTATTTTAACATTTATTAACATTTGTTAACATATTAGAATCATTCTAAACAAGGGAATGATCGTAACTTGCTGGCTGGTATGAAGTTAACTGTTATTGCTACATAAAGGTAATTATTATCATGTGTGTAATACGTGTGCATACGCATACATACACACGTGTACGCATCACACGTACATGAGTGCAGGCATATGTACGTTCATTGCATATGATTACATTCGCTTATTTATATACAGTCCAGATAACAATAACATAACGGTTATTTATATACAGTCTAAGTAAGGTTAGCATATCGTTATTTATATTCAGTCTAAGTAAGCATTGTATATGTTTGATTATTTATAACCAGTTTAAATAAAGTTAGTATACTGTTATTTATATTTAATCTAAATTAGTATTGAATATAAACAACTCTATTGTTTAGATACAATTATATTACTATTATCACTACTATATTAATAAGGAATGATATTACAATAGTCATTCAATATTTGCAGCTACATTACAAATTTGTACTCAATCTACATATTTTTGGCACTCGAATTGAGCAATAAATCACAAATAGCAATGTACTGACTTGACAATGTACGGTATATTACTACATTGTACGACTCCGTATCCCCGTAACTCACTGGCTATCTGGAGGATGAAAAAAGTTACAAAATAATTGAAAATAATTCATCAAACACTTGCATAACTTATTTTATTGTTGTAGATTTGTAGAATAAAGAACGACCACTAACCTTTAAAACTTACAACAATGGAAACCAACAAAACAAGTTTAAATATTACTGATGTTTATAACAAGTACTATTCAGAAATTTTGTACTTAGTTACAATGAAAGTTAGAAAAGTTGAACTTGCTGAAGATTTAACTTCAGATGTTTTTATTAGAGCTTATAATCACTTGGCTAGTTTTGATAGCAACAAGTGTACTATAAAGAGCTGGTTAATTGCAATATCAAATAACGCAATTATTGATTATTACAGGTTATCACAAACCAAAACAAATATCAATTTCAGTGACTTGGCAAAGGTTAATAGCGAAAATGAAGTAATTAGTTTTGATAGCGTATCGGATTACAAAACTGATAACCTTATTAATGCTAAGGAATTTAATCACAAAATAGATGCTATCTTTAATAGCATGAAACCAAACTACCAAAAAGTTGCTGAACTATACTTTAAAAAAGATATGAGTTACAATGATATTGCAGCAATTTGTGAAATTCCTTTAGGTAGTGTTAAGGGAATGATTAACAGGTGCAAAGTATTGTTACAAAGTAATTTACAAGCTGAAAAAGCTGAATATGGCATAAAATAAGAAATAGAAAAGTACCTTGTGAATATAGCAAGGTACTTTTTTTTACTATTGTTGTAACTTTTTACAGTTGTTAACCGTATTATGAGTGTTCATTTTTATATTTAAGTTTAATATTATTATTTATCACTTAAAAGCTATCTGTTATTCAGGTAGCTTTTTTGTTTTATATAATGTTCATTTTTTATTTAAAAACTGTAACTTTTTGCCTTGTCAAACGTATTATAGATATAACCACTTATTATAAACCACTTAAAACATAATATCATGAGCACAGTTAAGAGCAATGTACCAGTAGTAGTAAGACCTTTGTACACAATAGCAACTGAAATTCGAAAAGATTGGAGATCGAAAATGTATTTTGGTGCTGTTCCATATATCAATGCAATGTTATCATTGGATAAGCTAACTGATTATTATGGTAGTGATAGTGCCAGAACAATTGTTATTTATTTTTTGGCTAATGCTCAAACATGGAAAGGTGACAAGGCACGTACCATCAAAGCTGAATTAAATTCAATGCTGAAAAAACGCTAATAATCTGGTCAATGTACGTTGCACTGGTATATCATTGGTGCAATGTACATATAATCTATAAAATACAATGTACTATGAGCACAATGCAAACATTTTATTTTAATACAGGTGTTAAGCCAGATATGAATACATATAGGCACAAAGATATAAGAATATCAAATGGTACAATAGAAATTCCAATTAATTGTGAGAATGTTCCTGATGGTGCAAAATTGGAATTTCTATGTGATGATCCTAATCTGTTTATAAATCAAGATTATATTGTTCGTAAAGCATTTAACACTAAAATGCATTCTCAATATGCATACTTTAAATTATAATAACCAATGTACTTATATTAATTAAAAATAAAGCCTATCATTTGTAACATTTGATAGGCTTTATACGTATTATGTATATAACCACTTAACACAATGTACTATGAACAAGGTAGGAGAAATTATCAATGTACAAGAAATAACCAAAGGTTGTCGCCAGATGGATTTGACTGACCTAATGTACGTCTTAAGAAACAATATAAGCCGTTTCTGGTCTTGGGGTAGTCATGCCTTTAGAATTGATCGTAAAGGTAATGTACGCATGTTTAGAATGGCTGTAAATGGTCGTTTTCATAGTGGTCATGTTTATATATTTCTCAATGGCTTGGACTTGTTTGATGTTTATCTTACTTCAAGTAGAGGCACTATTAAACGCATTCAAACAGATTTGTATAATGATATGCTAACTGATTGGATTGATATTGCAGTAGAAAAGATAGGTACATATAAACACTAAACACAATGTACAATGAAAGTTAATACAACAATAAATTATAAATTTACATTCTTTAGTCGTGTTCAAAATGATAGTAAAGTTATTGAATGCAAAAGTACTAAGAGTGCCTATCAAATAGCATATAGTGTATATAAAAAAGCAAGAAAACTTTATCCATCAATATGCTTTGAGGGCATTAAAACCGAAATTATTGAATGACCATTCATTGTATCAATGAATGATTAGACAAATGAGAAGTACAAAGGTTTAATCGAATGATAAAATAAATATCATGAATAAGAAATATAAATTACCACGTAAAAGAAAAAAGGTATACATCAAAAAAGATTGGACTGGCTATTATATTAGTGCTTCACTTTCATCTGATGAGTATAAAAGAAAAGTGAATTATAAATTCCCAAAGGTCTATGATTTTAACCTTAAAACAGGTGTTATATCAAACATTAAATCATATTGGTAGTTTTTAATTAAAAATAGTTATATCTTTTGTAACTTTTTGCCTTGTCAAACGTATTATATGTATAACCACTTAATTAATTCAGTCATGAGCAAGTTAACATACAGTCAGATCGTAAAGCTACAAAAAGCCAATGGCTATGATCAAATACAAGCTAATATCAATTCAGGTTTAGCTTGGAAGCTAGAAGGTTCATATGGTAGAGCAGCAATGAATTTATTAGTGTCAGGTGCTTGTATGCTACCAAAGGTAGTAAGAATTGATGCTTATGGTAATAGAGTACCTGCAAGAGATATGCTTAAAGCAGGCACACAAGGCACGTTTCAAAACAGTCAGGACTTTTGGCAGAAAGTGTATGAAGGTGAAGTAATATTAAATTTTGATAATGATGATAATGAATAACTAATAATTGTTAAGTAGTGTTCATAGGGTAAGAACACCATCGAAAGAGATGGAGGTACTTTGGTTCGATTCCAAAGCTTAACACTAATAAAATACTTTGTTGTAAGTTTGGGGTAATGTTCCGCTTAATCAGATCGGCATTACCCCTGTTTTTTTATTTAAAAATAGTTACTATTTTTGTAACATTTGATGGTAGTTAAACGTATTATAGATATACAGCGGAGCTACACTAGGGGTAACAGTAATCCATACCTGCAATAGAGTGTAAGTTTATATTCAATCTAAATAAGATACGTATATTAGCGACCATTAATTATTTTTAATTAAAATAACATTTTTTATTTAAAACTTGTAACTTTTTGCCTTGTCAAACGTATTATAGATATAACCACTTAATATTAACCATTAAAACTTAAGATCATGAGAACCAAGAAAATTAAAACAGGTGCAATTGAATGCGAAATGAAAGATTTGTTTTTTCCTGTTGAATTGCGTGATGAACTTATGCCCTCTAATAAAGAGTATAGCAAAAGAGTTATTGGCTTAATTAATGGAGCAGACTTTTTGCTTAACCAGTGTAGTGATGTTTATACCTTGGTAAAAAACATTGATATCTTTCCAAAGATCGAAGATGCTTTAAATGCAGCAGGAATCGAATTTTCAGTATCTTACAGGCATATTAATCATGTTCGTTTCTATGCAGACTATAAAATTACTGACAGTCGTTATGCTTACACTATGCAAGGTACTGATGATATGATTTGTCCAATGATATCAGTTCATCACAGCTACAATGGCTTAACCAAGTACAAAATTATCTTTGGCTATTTCAGACTTGTTTGTTCCAATGGCTTAACAATTCCAGTTGCTGAAATGGCACAATTCAATTTGGTTATTGTTGGTAAGCATACTGACAGCATTGAAGGTTCATTCAAAAAGCTTGAAAGCATGTTACAATACTTTGTTACTGATGCTGAATATATACTCAATAGCATAACAACAAAGTACGAAGCTTTAAATCAAAAGGTTGTGGCTCAAGCTAATTTTAAAACCAGACTTGAAGAGGTTTTGGAAGCTTCAAAAATCACAATGGTAGATAACAACAAGTTCAATACTCTTAACGATATCACAATGAGAATCGAAGAGGAAGCAAACAACAGTCGTTTAGGCTACAATGGCAAAGTAACTGACTTTCTTATCTACAATGGTATAAATCAATACCTGAACGATGATAACCGTAATATCGTTACTCCTGAACTCCGTATGGAAAAAGATGCTAAGGTATTAGAATATATGTTAGCAAACTAAAAGTAATAAGGGAGTGATAACCAATGTACACTATCACTCCCTTATTGTTTTTAATTAAAAATAGTTACTATATTTTGTAACAAAAGCCTATCGTTAAACGTATTATAAGTATAACCACTTAAAACATTCAGTCATGTTAAAAACAGTATTTACAGTCGATGAAAGAAACAAAGTTTATGAACTTTCTTTGGTTCACTATAAAAAACGTTTAGTAAAAGGAAACCAATTTGGAATATGCTTTTCAATATTGAAAGTACTTGAATATTTATATCCTAATGAATGTTCAGATCGTAATCATTTTAATTGTGATGAATTATCTTTGTTTCCCGAAATCTACAAACATAAGTCAAAACATAATAGAGACTATTGGTATAGTATTAAAACTAAATATGGTATTGCTAAAAGAATAGCAATCTTCGACCAAGCTATTAAAGAAACTGAACAAACTGTTGTAATATTCAGAGCTGAAAGGTCAGGTCAATATAAAATGAGTATCTATGCTTTGTTTCCTTATGTAGCTTATACAGATAAGCTATGTAGTTGTTATGCACACGTAGGACAGCATTCTGGAGCTAACTATGACTATTGTATTAAAAACAGTGTTCCTGCCTTACCAGAAGAGTATAGCGACCTGAAAGCTGAACTTGAAAGTATTGGTTATAACCTGAAAATCCAAAAAAGAAAATAATTTTGTAACATATTGGGTGCAATGTACGTTATATATATTGCACCCTTAATATATAAAGCTATGAGCAAAACAATTAGGCATTCAGCAATACCAAGAAACAGGCATAAAAATAAAAAGAATAGATCAACCGATAAGTTCTTTGGTTATCGTGATGGCTATACTGATGGTATGAGTAATCCCAAAAAGGGCATTGACTTTGTTAACTATGGCTATCCAAGTGATTATGATTTTAGAACCAAAGCTGAAATCATGCAGAAAGATGAAGCTAACGACCTGAAAGATATTTTAAATGAATTGATTGAAAGTGAATGTTAACATATTTTAATTAAAAACATAAAGCTATGACAAAAACAGGTAAGTTCACTAAGAAAGAAAAATATAAAATATATTGTACTGCATTAGCAATGTACAAAGCAAATTCCAATAAAGTATATTGGTCTTCATGGGGATTATGCGAAGCTATTGAACGAGCATTGAAGTCTATATATGGATATTCATACTTTGTGCAATATTCACCTTATTATCATGATATGATTGAGTTTTATCCTGAAATTGCTAAGCATAAGCCATTAAATAATTATAAGGATGGTTCATATTGGTTTGAAGTCAATTGTGAAGATGGTTATGATAAAAGAGTGACAATTCTTGAGCAGGCTATTGAGAAAACTAAGCCAGTAGAGAAGTAATATTTTAATTAAAAACAGTTAATTATTTTTGAAATAAACCCTATCATTTTGTAACATTTGATAGGGTTTATCCGTATTATAAGTATAACCACTTAACACAATGTACTATGACAATGTTTAGCCACAATCCCGACAAGTTAATTTACACAGGTAAGAGTAAAGTTAAAAGATACCAATGTACGTTCATACGTTCAGGCAGACGTGATTTAGAAACAGTAACTATTGATCAGATGGATAAGGTTCAAGCACGTAGCCAGTGTGCCAAGGAATTTGGGAGGCTGGATTACTTTAATGCAGTTGATATACATGAACCAATTAAAATTGAAACTGATATTAAAGATGGCTATGGAAACATAGTTAAGGTAGGTGACAAAATTTAATAATATGAAAAAGAGTAGAGTCATTGCTAACTATGGTATTGAGAGAAACAAAAAGCCATTAGCAAATATCATATACACTATTGAGGTTGTTTCACCTACTCAATTAAAACCAAGTACTGACTTGTCTAAGCTAGAAGAGTTTAAGTTCAAAGATTTGGGCTACATAACAATAACAAGTGAATATGAAGGTAAGGAAGAGAGTCGTGCTTGGAATGGATTTAGAACACCAAAGTATATTCAAACCTTATTAGGCGAAAAGCAATGGTCTAAATTTTGTCAGGGTAAAAGAAAGTTTGTTATTCAGCGTAGGTATGATGGTAAAAACATTAAACTTGTTAAGCAACAAATATTTAATCAAATATTAAATGATAACTTGTAACCTTTTCTACTTAAGAAACGTATTATAGGTATAACCACTTAATCATAAAGCTATGGAAAATAACATTAAACTAACCTTAGTTAAAACAGTTAACTATGATTTAAATCCATTCGGAAAGTTCTTAATTAAAGATATTGCATTTGATAAGAGAGCAACCAATGCTAATCCCAAAACGTTGTTATTCAACGTAATAACTTTCGATGAAAGAGCTGGTATGCCATATGATGAAGACCAGTATAATATGATAGTCAAGTACATGAAAAAGAATAAGACTGACATATTAGTAAGTAGAGATACTTACAATACAAATACCTACTATACTCTTATGGGTAAAAATCTTGTTGAGATCACACATCCCAAACTTCGCATATATCAAAACTTTATTGAGAGTCATTTCTTAAAAGATGCACCAATTGATGAAGCTTGGCAAAAGTTTGATGCTTGGTATAAAGCCAGTAAGTATGTCATTTTTTAATTAAAAACAGTTGTAATTAATTATAATTTAAACCCTATCATTTGTAACATTTGATAGGGTTTAAACGTATTATAGATATAACCACTTAAAACCTATTGTCATGACAAAGAAAGAATTTAAAGAACTTGCAAGTGTACATATGTACGGCAAAAGAAGTAATGGCATGATAGCTATTTACTATGACTGGAAACAAGGTGAAATAGATGGTAATATTTTTGTTGGCTTTAAGTATGCTATCTTCACAAGGCAGGGAAACATAACACAAGTTAAATTATTAAAGTTATTCTATGAATTGATTTTTGAGGTTAGCGAAGTTGATTTGCCATACTATGTAACATTTGTAAAAGTAAGCGATATTAACAGATTTAAAGTTCCTATCACAAGTAACGGTTTAAATCATTTAGATAATATATATAATGAAGCTGAAAATCATTACTAATAATTAAAAATAAACCCTATCATTTGTAACATTTGATAGGGTTTAAACGTATTATAAGTATAACCACTTAAAACCATAAAGCTATGAAGACTTATTATTATGACCTGCATGTTTTTTTCAGTAGAAATGATGGCTATTCAATTCCAATTGCACTTGAAAGCATTGATGAATTGTCCGAATATGAAGTAATTGAACTTGCAATTGAAATGGATTTATTTCAGGAAGATGGTGACCAAAATCAAGTCGATTATGTATTGAATATTGATGAAGTTGAATATAACCAAATGAAGGGAATTTAATCTAAAAATAAAGCCTACTATTTGTAACATTTAGTAGGCTTTATCCGTATAATATGTATAACCACTTAAAACCATAAAACTATGTTCCTCGATGATCAAATTATTCAGACAGTAAAAGAACTGACTAGCAAAAGAGAGTCAGCAGCAATCATCAAAGCAAATGTATTTAATACTTGCATTGATAAGTTACAGGCAGATCAAACCGTATTGGGTTTTGAGAAAGCATTACACAGGGTAAATTCATACTTTGATGTTGCAGCTAATAAGCTAAGCAAGCAAAACAATACTTGCATCAAAGTAGGTCAGTTCAATGCATTCGTTAATTCAACATTGAAAATTGCTAAATATTTATAAGCTATGACAAATCATTTTTAATTAAAAACTGTAAGCTATGTATGAAATAATTGAAATTACTCATAAGAACTGGTATAATCTTACCAATCAATTGAATGCAAAGTCAGGTATTGAAGTCATTCAAGTATTGGAAACTGTAACACGTTATGGTCAATATCCTGAAGACCCAAAACACTATGAGTCACAAGTTTTAGTTAAAAACATTCTCACTGATATTGGATAAACTATTTTAAAAATAAACCCTACTAATTGTAACTTTTAGTAGGGTTTAAACGTATTATAGATATAACCACTTAACACTTAAAATCATGTTGGAAACAGGAATAGTCCATTTCTCAATAGGTGAGGAGTTTGGAATAAGAATAATGGAAATTGCTCAAGAACATTTAATCTATGGAAACAATCCTATCAAAGCATTAAGAACCATTACTGACAGTCTTATGGGTTGTCCAGATGATCTGGCACTCAGAATTTTAAAAGGTGATATGGTTTTACCTGTTGATGTTGATACGCAAGAAGTTATTTGTCAAGATCGTATTCCAGTTGTTCATGATCAATATCCTAAAATTGATGTATTGTATTATGCTCAATCCAATGCAGGTGTTATTGAAGATCATACGCATGATTTTATTGAGTCGTTTAATATTTTGCAAAACAGAATTAGATATAATTCTTATAAGTTCAGTTTTAGTTTTGATATCAATTCAATACTGAAATATTGCTCAGGTGATGATAGTGGAATATTAGATGAACTTGAATACGATGCAGAGGTTAATGGTATTGGTGCATTGGTTAAGTGTGCAAAGATATTCATTGAAAAGGGAATGAAAACCATATCCATATTGGATTGGATGATCAAAAATTGGGGACATGACAAAAATTTCATGGATGATAATAAGCCATTTATTGAAAACATGTGCGTTAATGAAGATGAATATTTGGTATTGTATAATAGAAAACTAATGTCCGATTGTATTATGCAGGTCGTACAAGCATTGCAAACAACTGTTGATGGTTCATTTAAAGTTGATGATATTGATGAAGACAATAGCTTGCAAAACTATATTGATGCTTCACTGGAAATCAATAAGGTATTGTCCACTGAAATTCAACCTGTTAACATATTAGATAAATACAGCGCAGGTTGGTTAAGTCCCGAAGGTGATTTTTATGCTTTGAACGGTGAAATTGCAAATATGCTTCACAATCAAATTGCAGATGCTTTACAGGAAAAAGGAATTGTACCTAGTGATGAAATATTAGATAATCATTCCAAAGATGCATGGCTTGAACAACAAGGTTGGGTAAAAATACATGGAGATAATGTACAGTTCGGTGGTTGCTTGAATAGTCAAATTGGTTTAATCAATGTTGATATAACCAATGTACAAGCAAGGCTAATATATGAATATGGGCAAATAGCTTGTAATGGTGTATTATCAATGGGCTGGAAACGTGAACGCATTTCAGCGGTGAAGTTTCAAATGTTATATGAAGCAAACATACCGTTTTTAAATAAAACATATTTTGAGTTTTAGTGGTTATAAACTTTAAATAAAAAAGCCAGTCATTGTAACATTTGACTGGCTTTAAACGTATAATAGATATACTAATAACATAAAGCAATGGAAGATACTTTAATCACACTAAAAACATTTCATTCAGCTAAGGAAAAGGGTTTCAGTAATATCAAAACCTTTTACGATAGAGTAAAGAAAAGCTATTGTGATGCAAGAGGTGAGCCAACAAATGAAACTTATTTCCGTGCTGAACTTGTGACTGAAGAGGTTATTCCTACTCAATCACTTTTGGCTAAATGGCTACGTGAAGTACATTTAATTTATATTAGTGTTATCATATCCGATACTGATGATTATATTAATGAACCACGTTATAAGGTTGAAGTAAGAATGAGAAGAGGTGATATGCTTAAAATGTTTAAAACAACCTATATGTTTTTAAAGTATGATGATGCTTTAGAAACGGGTTTACAAGAAGCATTAAAATTGATAAAGTTATAACATTTTTAATTAAAAATTGTATGTCAAAAATTATATTAGACGTTACTGATTGTAACGTCAGAGAGTTATCAATAGTTCATGATGCTTTAAAATCATTAAATAAAGCAGTAGCAAGCATGAAAGTGTTTAGTGATACATTTGTGTCGGTAAGCAAAGATAATGCAGCAGAAGCAGCTAAAATGAACGATATTGATACTAATGCTATATGTGAACATTTCTTTTAGGCTTAAGTGGTTTTAAGTTTTAATTAAAAATTGCATGGCTATATTGGTCATGCTTTTTTGTTATTATTTGTAACTTTTAACCAAGTCAAACGTATTATAGATATAACCACTTAAAATCTAAACACAATGGCAACTAAAAAAATTAAAACAAACAGAGCAGTTCTTAATTCAATGATTAAAGAACTGAATGATTTTGAATTAGCAATCCTCAGAGAGAGAGAATTATGACTTCAGCAACCAATGTTGTTGCATCCAAAGAACAACTGATGGTATCAATGAAAGATCATTTCATTTCACCTATGCTTTATGTAGGCACAATGGAAAGAGTTTTGAAACTTGTTAAGTTTGATGATTAACAGTTTTTAATTAAAAAGCTATGAAACTGTATATCCAAAAGTTCATCAAGAAATATCATATTGCATTATACATACTAAAGATAGTTCTTGTAATGTCAGCAATGACTTATTACCTATCACATGTAACAGTAACAGCTAAATTCTAAAGCTATGAAAAAGTTCATTGTCAAACATAAAGCTATCATATTTATATCAATAGTTATTATCATTGGAGTATCAGCATTTTTATACTTTCATGGAGTGCCTGTTGATAGTGCAGAAAAGTTCACTTGGGATAACCTGTTGAACGGTTAAGAATGAGTATTAACATATGTTATAAACCAGCCTAAAGAAAGCATAGTATGGACAGAGCGCCCCCGAAGTAATTACTTCTAAATATAATAACAAATGTTATAAGACAAATTTTAAAAAGCAATGGTTATGGTGACCCATTGCTTTTTTTAATTAAAAACAGTTGATTATTAATTAAAAAAGTTTATACTTTTTGTAACATTTAACCCTACTTAAACGTATTATATGTATACAGCGGAGTTACACTAGGGGTATCGGTAATCCACTCCTGCAATAGAGTGTAAGTTTAGAATGATTCTAAATTAGCAATATTTGTAACATGTTTACAAAATAGTGATCACATATTACTATTAATGACTATCTTTGCAAAGATAATGGGTAATAAAACTACTTAAAATATTATCAATTAATTGTGATAATCTGTAACCTTTTGCCTTGTCAAACGTATTATAGATATAACCAAAACTTTTATTATGAACTTCACAACAATTGGAAAAGCCACAAAGGAAACAAAGTTATCTTATTTAGGTGGAATTAATATTTCGGCAAAGATAATTAAGAACATGAAAGTTAGTGATAACTATACATATCTTATCTACCTTGCACCTGCTAATCAAAGTGGTTACAACGTTTGCAGTCATTCTACTCCTGAATGTCGTTTAGGTTGCTTGTCAACAAGTGGTCGGGCTGGTATGGATATTACTTGCGGTGCAAATATTATCAAAAATGCTCGAATAGCCAAAACAAAATTGTTTTTTGAACAACCTACTTTCTTTATGGATTGGTTAATTGCTGACTTAATTAAGTTTGAAAAGAAAGCTATCAAAGATGGTTTTGCATTTTCAGTAAGACTTAATGGAACTTCGGATATTGATTGGGCAAATGTTTTGCACAATGGTAAGAATATCTTTGATACTTTTCCACACGTGACTTTTTATGATTATAGTAAACGATTTGAAAAGTTTATTGATACTCCAAAAAATTATCACTTAACATACTCCTATACTGGTCGTAATTGGGACAATGCAAATGTACTACTTCAACAAGGTAAGAATGTAGCAGTTGTATTTAATGTAGGTAAAAAAGAAGAGTTACCTGCAACGTTTAGAGGTTATGAAGTTATAAACGGTGATTTAACCGACTACCGGGTTACAGACGGTTCAGGTGTTATTGTTGGTTTACGTTTCAAACATATTCAAAATAAAGAGGTTGAAAAAAGAATAATTAACAGTTGTTTTGTAGTTCAGCCTAATGATATTGATTGTAAATAATTCTTTGCTCAAATTAGAATTGACTAGTATTTATCTTAGTATTAGTCAATTCTAATTAAAATAATATTATGAATGAAATTTGGAAACCAATTGAAGATTACCTAGGCTACTATGAAGTATCTAATTATGGTAATGTACGTAGCTTAAAGAGAAAATTTGCTAATGGTCGAATATTAAAACCTGCAACAAACAAATATGGATATTTACAAGTAGGTTTATGTTTTGAAAGTAAACTGAGTAGCTATACGGTTCATTCCTTAGTTGCAAAAGCATTTATACCTAATCCAGAAAATAGACCTACTGTTAATCACAAAGATGGAATTAAATCAAATTGTCACTACTTAAATCTTGAATGGGCTACTAAATCTGAACAAGCAATACATTCATTAAGAACAGGCTTGAGAGTAATGCCTGAAAATTGGAAAGGTAAATTTGGTTCTAAGCATGGAGCAAGTAAATATGTTATTAAGCTATCAATGTACGATGAATATATTTGTGAATATGGCTCAATGATTGAAGCTGCAAATATCAATAATATTGATGCTGGTCAAATAACAAATGTATGTAAAGGAAATAAAAAAACAGCAGGTGGATTTAAATGGAAATATAAAGCAATTGTTGTAACATAATACCACCAATGTACGTATAATAGTTATATGCAATTAAGCAATGTACAACTTTTAATTAAAAACAATCATTAAAACATAACCACAATGGATATTCAAATTAATTACAGCGGTTGGTTAATAATACCAGAAGAAGATTTAAAAATTATGAAGATCAATGAGAAGCATGAATTTGTTGACGTTGATACTACTGATATGACAACAATCGAAATTGTTGGTATGTTAAATGATGGCAAAGCAATGCTTAAATCATTCAATGACACATTGATGAATTCAAGTGATTATAATAATGATACAATCACATTTGATGTTGAAGAGCCATTTTAATCTGTAACTTATTACCCTACTTATACGTATTATATGTATAAGCAATGTACAACTAATCAATTAACCACAATACTAATACTAAACACAATGGGAAACGTTAAAGCAAATCTCCGTCAACAATACATTGATAACATAATGTCAACAAAATTCAAAGATGATGATGGCTATGTCGATGATAACCTAACATACTTACAATCATTAACACTTGATGAATTGGAGCTATTGTCGAATGAATGTGATAGCTATGAAGATAATGAAGATGATGATGAAGCAACACATGTTGTTGTGCCTGAATTCATTCGAGAAATTGATTTTAAGCTATTGAGAGAGCAGAAAGCATTGTTGCTTAAGATAATTAATATTTGTCAAGGTGCAAATGATTTAACCAGTTCTGAAATTGCTACACTGGTTAAGGCAGAAGAGCTTGATGGCATTGTACACTTGCTTGATGCTTTACAAGACTATTGTACGGATGAACTTGGCATTGATGAAATTGAAGTGTTTGGTGATCTTAACGATGAAGGAGAATAAGTGATGAAAATAATTAAAGAAGTAATTATCGTAGCATTTTGTATGTATCACTACAATACTGGCAGTGCTAATAATGGTATACGTGATGTAGAAATTCAAATGCCTATTGAAAAAATGGATAAGGCATTACAAACTAAAAGAATTATTGATCGTGCATATGAAGCAACTCAAAAAGAGCAATATGATTCATACGCTTATTATATTGGCAATCAAATGCTAGAAGCTAGAATGCTTCAAGGCTATATTTCATCCGAAGCAAGTGTTTATGTGGTTACTACTAAGAAAGTAATATAGTCATTGTACAACTACCATTAATCAATCCTCCGTATTTATGTCATATATAAGTACGGAGGATTTTTGCTATGGAACTAAACCAGAATGTACTCGATGAATACGTTTCTTATTTAAAAAAGAAATATACCAACAAAATATTGGAACTTAGATTAGACCATTGTACGGATGAATATGGAGAATATATTTATCTTAAATGTATTATCATTAAACTATCTCAACAATCTAAGGGATATGGCTCAGCCATAATGTATGACTTAGTTAAGCTTGCTGATGACTGCAATGTACGCATAGTATTAGTAGTAACTAATATGTTCGGCTCAGACTTGACACGCTTATATGGCTTCTATCGCAAGCATGGGTTTATTGGTAAAGATAATAGCGATGTTATGTTTTACATTCCAGTAACGGTAATAGCATATAAATAAAATAAATCACTATTTTTGTAACCTTTTGCCTTCTCAAACGTATTATAGATATAACACATCAGCTGCTAATTACAGTATGTGGGAGTACTTGAAGATATGCATCTCCGTACCGTAAAGCGGTTAGAGGGATGCGACTTCAGGGAAGACAACGGATGTAGCTTCAGGGAAGCAAAAATATTGAAGAAACAAAATCCAACTGTAAGTTGAAAAACGTAATGATGATTCCGACCTACCTTACTAGCTAAGAGTAAACCTGCATGAATCTTATAGTTTCAATGGTTAACAGCAATGGTTATTCAGGGGCATACCTCATGCCGTAAGAGGACTGAATAGGTGAACAGAGTGCTACGTTTGAGTAGTTGTTTATTCAGCTAATAACTTATACGCAGCGAAAGAAGTAGCACACTGTTTATTATAAACAATTTTTAATTAAAAAGTTATGGACAAGCCAATTATAATTAACCATCAACAAATTTCTTATTGTGAAGCAACAGGACTAATCTATGTTGGGGAAGTCCCATTCACAAAAGAAATGCTTGAAAAATTTCAAAACTTGATTGAATATTCTTGTGAAGGTAAAAATCAGTTCATGTTTAGAATTCAAGTATTGGATGTTATTAATTATGGATGTGCTTCTATTGATGTAGAAATGCTTGATGCAATTCAACAATACGTTAAAGAAAATAATTTAACTGTAGCGTCAGATAAAGATTTTAAATAAGATTATATTGCCTGCTTTGTGTTTCTTTCCAATATCCCGTTGCTTGTGGTTAGGCAACGGGATTCCTTTTTTAATTAAAAACTGATATATCGATCATTATATTGCTATTTGTATTGATATATCAGTTGTTATTTAATTTACAATCTCTGTAACATTTACCCCTACTTAAACGTATAATACATATACAGCAGAGTTACACTAGGGGTATCAGTAATCCATACCTGCCCGATAGTCAAAGTTTATATTCAGTCTAAATAAGATAATACATAATTACAACTAAAGACGTTTTTAATTAAAAATACTTTAACTTTCGATTATGCAACTATTATTAAATAAAAATCTTTCGAGTTGTGTAACATTTTGGCTTCTCAAACGTATTATAGATATAACATAAAGCTATTAACCATACAAAACTATTGACTTATGAAAATCAACATTACTGAATTATCTGATAAAAATATTGTCAGTACAACTAATTCAACTAAAATGCGTTTATCTGAAAATGCAGCATCTATGGTATTTCAGCTATTCACAAAAAATGTTTACTCTAACCCTATTGGAACTGTTGTACGTGAAATTACTTCAAATTGTTTTGACAGTCATATTGAGGCAAATGTTAATTCACCAGTTATAATTAGAAAAAATGTCGATGATCAAACAGGTGAACTATCAATATCATTTATTGACTTTGGAGTTGGTATGTCTCCTGACAGGGTAAATAATATCTATGGGGTGTATTTTGAAAGTACTAAACGCTTGGATAACAACCAGATAGGGGGATTTGGTATTGGGGCGAAAACCGGGCTAGCATACAAACGTTCTACTGGTCAAGGTGATAGCGAATATGACAATAGCTTCTATGTTGTTACCATCTTTGATAATGTAAAGTATTACTACTGCATGTACGAAGGTGCTGACAGTCCAATCATTTCATTGCTACATGAAGAACCAACAACTGAACGTAATGGCACAGAAGTTCGCATACCTGTACTTGCAAGGGATGTGGATAAGTTTACTAAAGAAATGGTAAAACAATTGTACTATTTTGAAAACATAATCTTTGAGGGATTTGGCGATACCAACAATAGATATGATAACGGTAATCTTTTATCAAATACATATCAAATTGTTAGAGGTAAAAGTTTCTTATATAGAGGAAATGATTATAATGAAAATATGCACATATGTTTAGGCAGAGTTGCATATCCAATTGATTATGGTGTATTGGGATTGTACGGTAACGATTATAAACTTCCAATTGCTTTAAGATTAGAAGTTGGTGATGTTAACGTAACAGTTTCACGTGAAGCAATTGATTATAGCGAAAGCACAATTAAGATGCTGAAAGCTAAACTCGAAGATGCTAAGAATGAAATTATTGAGCTATTGAATGTACAATATTCAAATACTTGTTCATTAAGGGATTACTTCGATCTTAAAAATGACTTTGGTAAAGTTGTGTTTGCTAATGGTGTATCATTGTACGTTGGTAACTTAATCAAACATGATAAAATCAAATTAACAAACTTTGCATACGGTGATTTAAAAATTCCATCTGAAAGTAGAATGTTCGAGTACTTCTTTAAGTCAAAAACTTATGGTAAAACAAATCGTTGGGATAAAAACTTCTCTGGTGGCTATAATGATTTAGTCAAATGCAATAATGTACTATATGTTGATGGCGACTTTAATCGTAAACTGATTAAACAAGCATATCTTAAAAGTCTACATGGTAGTTATCATATTGTTACCAAAGAAAACATTTTTAATGATGTTGAACTTGGAAGTAATCTACGTCAACTCTTTGGCATTCAAACTGCTAGCAGCTTGCAAGACCCACAAGTTCAGATGGTATTACAAATGCAGGATGAATACTTTGATATTGTTAAAGAATTGGCAACTGATTATGAATCTGTTGATGTTCCACAAAGTTTTGTTGATGGCAGAAAACGCAATCGTGCTAAAGCAGATGTTGATATGTTAAAGACTGTTATTCCACTTACCTTAGTTTTTGGTAATAATAGGAATAATAAATTCTCTGTAACATTGGGAGATTTGTTTAAGAGCAATGTACAAGTGTTCTATGGTACACAGGAAGATGAAGAAGTATTTAGACAGTCATGCAAATTGTTTGAGATATTATTCAATAAAGAACAAATTGTTAATTCATACAATGGTAGAAATGAACGTGTGAAGTTCTTTAACTATAACAAACATCCAACTGCAAAAGAAAAGACAAGCGGTTCAGATAAGGGCATAATGATTATCCAAATTGCAAAGAATAATGTTAAGTACATGAAATATTGCAAAAATGCTTCTCATGTTAATGACTTCAATTTGAAAATGTTATATCGTAAAGAAGATTATGTTAAAAAATGTTTTCAAAACAGAGAAGTTGCTGAATGGTATTACAATCTACGTGACTTCTATAAAGACAGTAATTTCGGTGTATTAAGTCCTGTATGGGCTGCTAAGTTGAAAAGGATAGCTGACTATGCAATTGCAATAAACAAGGCTTATGATCAAGATATGTTCCGTGAAAAGTCATTGCTTGCTAAGTTCTTTGATCTATCTGATACTAAATCATCATTGGATGAATTAATGATGAAAAAAGAAATCAAAGATGTTGAATTTATGATCGAAGCTAACTTAAATGTGACTAAATACCTTCGCTTACCAAATGATATTGATAAAGCTGATCCTGAACATATTGCATTGCTAAAGAAGCTATTGATTTTTTAAATAAAAACTGTTGATGGTAGAGTAAAAATAATACTTTACCATCAACTTAATTCATATTTTTTGTAACATTTGCCTATACTTAAACGTATAATAGATATAGGGAATACAAACCAACAATTATTAATCATTTTTAAATATTATTATTATGTCAGCAAACATTCAAGGTGTTAAAATCGGTAATACTGTGAATTTGAGTATTAACGGAAAATTACACAAAAAGAATTGCAGCTCACCAGAAGAAGCCAAAGAATTATTCAAATTGGTATTAGCAGCCAAAGAAAATCCATCCGATGCTAACATTAAAGCAATCAGACTTTTCTTAAATGAAAAAACACGTGTTGCTATGATGGCAGGTCTGGAATGTGATAGCGAAACAGGAGAAGTATTTCTCGCAGGTTTCAGCACTCCAATTCCACAAACATTGGTAGACGTTATTAAAGAGTATTTTGAAAACAATTATCCTATGGATGCAATTGTGAACTTCTGGAAGCTCTTAATGATCAATCCCGACAAAAGAGTACGTACATCACTCTTTGACTTCATCACTACACATGACTTCGTATTGACTGACAGAGGCTATATGCTTGTCTATAAGGCAGTATATCTCAAAGAAGTTGCTAAGGTTGAGCCAGTGAAAAAAGAATCTGATGTTTTCACTGATGCAATTACTACACTCTACAATAAAATCAAAGGTTGGAAATGTGCACCAAAGAACTATGTTGTTTATCGTACAGCAGATGGTGAATACAGAGCAACTGAATACAAAACAGTTCAGGAATTGAAATGGACTAAAGCCAATCCAAATGCTGAAATCTTAGGTAAACTTGGTGAACTTTACACTGCATTGGTGGTTGAAGAAAACCTTGTCGATGAAGTTGAACCAGTTGAACCAGAAGTTGTTTACACTGATATGCGCACACGCAAAATGGATATCCGTATTGGCGAAGTAGTTGTCATGGATAGAAAAGATTGTGACAGTGACCCTGCAATTGATTGCTCATACGGTTTACATTGCGGTGCAACAAAGTACGTTGAAAACTTTAGAGGTCACAATGGCATTGTACTTGCTTGCCTTGTTAACCCTGCCAATGTTGTTGCTGTTCCACGCTACGATCATTCAAAAATGAGAGTAAGTGAATACTTTCCTGTTGGTGTTTGTAACATCATAAATGATGGTCGTATCGAAATTATTGAACAGGCATATACTGAAAATGATTATGCTGATATCGAATACGAAGAACTCGAAAAACAGATTGTATTAATTCAGGCAGAAGAATTACCAATCGCCACAGCTAAGAAAGCTGAAAAAGAATCACGCCCAATGTCCGAATTGTTATTGATGATCAAAGATCGAATGATCAATTTGGAAGATTAATTGTTGTTATCTCTCTATTGTTAAATCCCTTGTATATACCAATGTACAAGGGATTTGTTTTATGGTAATGTACGATATATCACAGCATTTAGTGATAAATATATTATGTTTTCTGTAACATTTAGTGGTAGTTATACGTATAATATATATAACCTAATGAATAAGCACAATGACAAAAGTAACGTTACAAGCAGATATTTGGGAAATCAGTCGCTACACATACGAAATTGATGTTGACGATAGTAAATCTAAAGAAGAACAAGCAGTCGAAGCTATTGAAAAGTTCAAGGCTTTCAAAAATGAAAATTGTTCATATCCATTACAAAAAGAACCAATTGGCGGTGTTCTCTGTATCGATAGAGAATCTAACATGTCAGAAGGTAATGTTGAGGGAATCTATTGTAATATTGACTAACAACTATAACCAATGGCAGCAGAAGTTAAAACAGCTCAAGACCTGAGAAACATTCATGAACGTCTTAAGAACGATATGATACGATTTGAGGCATACTTAGATCAAAGACTCTTTGTATTGTGTAAAGCTTATCCTGATGCTCTTATAACTAATACAAAGAGCGTAAAACAAAAAGCTGCAAATCTCAACAGTCTTGATCGAATAGCCATATATGATATCGATAGAAAAATAAGATTTATTGAAGCAATTGAAGCTTACATCTTATCTCAACAGAAATACGTCCAAGGTAAACTTTTTTAATTAAAACATTATGAAACTACATATCGAGATCAGTAAAGAAAAGAGATTGGAAATTAAACAAAACCTTAAAAAGTTCATGCTGATGTCTGGCAAATACGTATGTATTATTTTATCAGCTGAATTTACAGAAGAAGAAGTTAAAGGTACTTGGTTTAATAGAAGCACAAAGAAAATCTTTCTTACTGAAATGACTATTTGTGCTTACAATCCAATTGCTAAGTGCAGTGGTACTTTTTCAGAAGAAAGCTCATTCGAAGATTTTGTATTATACACTAGTTTTTATAATGGACGGCAAAAATGGGATGACTTAAAAGAAATGTTAAAAGTATTCGGTGTTGAGTTAGTTCCAATCAAAACAATAATTGGTTCATCAGAAGAGTAACATATTTTAATTAAAAACTATAATTAATAATTACTAACTCACAATTACCAATGTACAGGATATCTACAGTTAAAAGAAAATACTCTTCCACACCTATAGTAAAAGTAAGTACGGATGCTCAAGGTAAAGAACAAGAAGAAATGGTTATCATCTGCACTGGTAAGAAAGCAGAGGGAGATATATTAGCTCAAAAAATTGTTGAATTGTTGAATAATTCAGATCGTTTTAAAGCTTCATTGGAAAATGAAAGAGCTAGTAACTTAAAATAATTTGATTTATTATTACATAATTAAAATTATTTATTATATCTTTACCTAAAATTTAATATCACATGTCAAAACCAAAATTAGTATATGTTATAGGCGATGCCACACAACCAATTGGTGATGGTAAAAAGGTTATTGCTCACATTTCCAATGACTTAGGAGGATGGGGCAGCGGTTTTGTTCTGGCACTCTCTAAGCGTTGGAAAGAACCAGAGCAAGCATATCGCTCATTACGTAATCAAATAAGTGCTTATAGTCTTGGTAAGATTCAATTAGTGCCTGTCACTGATGATATCATTGTGGCTAATATGATTGCGCAGCATGGGACAATTAATCACCGTTCAGATGATGATGTTAAGAATAATGTTTCTCCAATTCGTTACGGTGCTGTAAGAGCATGCTTAGCTGAAGTAAATGACTATGCATATAAAAACCATTGTACGCTCCACATGCCTCGCATTGGTGCAGGATTAGCAGGCGGAGATTGGTCAATCATTGAGGGTATTATCAAAGAGGTAATGTCCGTGGATGTTTACATATATGATCTTAAGTAACTATTAATTTTAATTAAAAACTGTATGTTAGAAAATAATTCATCTGGAAATAATCCTAGTGTTGTACAGGCTAATGTGAAACTGAAATTATTAAAGTCAAGACTATCACATAAAATTGATAAAGCAATTGAGCTTGGTATTGGATTTCGAAAATATATTAATCAATCTGGTACTATTAAAAAAGAAGATGGTATTATACAAATCTTTGATGACTGCACTGATGAATATTTTGAACGTCTATTAGACGATGAAATATTGAAAGCGCATAAAAAGATATATCATGAAACAACATTCTTAAGACTCTTAAAAGAAAAAAATATTCTAAAATAAAAACTGTATGAGTAGAAATTTATTATATCAGGATGGTAGAATAACTATTTACCAAGGCATCGATGTTGCCGTTGGAATGTTCATTCAAATGTTCGACAGTGAACTTACTGAAGAGACTCCTGAAGGTGAGGGATTAGTTCTGGACTACTCAGAAGCATTTGGATGTGAAATTAATCGAACTGGCTTCTCAAGTAAAACTCATACCTTAGATCAAATACTGGCTGAGTATATAACAGAATGTACAGGTGAATATGTACAGGTGATAAAAATATGTAAGAACTAACTGAGCTTAATTACTAAGCTCATATTATTAATTAATAACTAATCTCTAACGCCTATGTATACAGTTTGATAATAAATCATTGTTACCATTTTCTAACTAAAAATTATATTATTATAACTACTACCAATGATTGAAGAATTGAATACCCCAACAAAGTTCATTGAAATAGATTTTAATCTTCCAGCTAATAAAAAAGAACTATTCGAAGCTGAAGATCAAATCACCAAATTAAGAATCGAACTCGATCTGATATACTATGAAAATACTATTAATGATAATACTCACAATTATTATTTCGAAGAGATTGTACGTGTATTAGATTATGTAGGAAGTCTATCTAAACCAGCATTTGAAATATGCCGAGAAATTGAAGACTTGTACTTCCTAAAGTTCAAACACTCTCCTGCTCTAGCTAAAAAATTGTGGCAAGAGCATTATGAAAACATTCATAGACCTTACAACCTATTAAAGAATCGTTGCTATAGAATGTTGGATACCCTAGATGATTTCTATATAAAGAAATTTGATAAAAATCCTCCTAACTGGAAAATCTAATTACCAATGTACGAACAAAAGTATTATCACATACCCAACATATAGAACAATACTTTTAATTAAAAATTGTGATCATCACACATCTATTTCTAACTAATAACTTATTATTAATCATTAAATCATTTTTCAATGCTTGAAGCAATTTTCACTTTCATCGTAAGTGCTGTCGTAATAGCACTCGTCTTAGGATTCGCCATCCTTTATTCTGCTTTCTCTTGGGGACTTGTAGCTTACAAGTTCTGGTACTGGTTTCTATTACCAGTATTCCCATCTATGCCACACATCAATTACTGGCAAGCTATGGGATTATTTCTCTTCATCGGTCTATTCAATACTCACGTACCTCAAGTACTGAAAAAAGAGTATACCGATACTAAAGTTAACGCCATTGCTCAATACATCGCTCCTTGGCTTACACTACTCGCTGGCTATGTCGTGCTACAAGTAATAGGCTACTAACAATCACTACTGGTTAACAAAAATGCCTTCGCTAACAAGCGAAGGCATTTTTGTTTGTGGCAATTAGTTACCACACCTAATGTACGGATGATATATTATACGACTACCTATTGTACATAATATAATAATTGGTTAGCTAATAATAATTATTATATCACGTAGATGATATGCAGCAAGCTGATGCATGAGCATCATTATTTATCACCGATTATAAAATTTTATAAAACAGGCTTTGGCTAAAATATTTTTCGTACAGAAGTTTCACATGTAGGGGCTACTAATGGTAATAATTATAGAATGTACAGAGAATGATTATTACTTACTCATGTTATAATATATAGAATGTACACAGGGTAATAAATTATAGAATGTACAGCAATGAGCTATGAATAACCTATCAATACTGATTAAATCATATTACCATTAGTGATTATTTCTACCACTCTTTACCACTTTATCCCACTTAAGGTATACCCTAATTTACGATCATATATTGTACGCTGTCTAAGTGATTGATTATCAATAATTACTATTATCTGTAAATAAGTTACAAAACATGATGTTTTTACCAATTAAAGTACAGATAAAGTATCATTAGATATGTTATATATACATAAGATAAAGTATCATTAGATATGTTATATATACATAAGATAAAGTATCTAATGATATGTTATATTATAATTATCTATTAGCTTCAATAAATAATGATATAATAATTATAACAGCCATTATAATTAATGCAATGATGGTTATTACTTGTGAAAGATTTAATATAGCCAATATTATAGTTAGGGCTAATATGATTAATGCGATCTTACGATACAATTTCATGTGTTTATTTTATAAAATGTATCACAACAAATAATAATATAACTAATATTATCAATAAAGTTATTAGTTTAGTCAATGACCAATCCAATAGATGATTAATCATATTAGCTAATATAGTAATTACTATAATGAATATAGCTAAAGTAAGTAATATTATTAATACTGTTGATATCATTAGAGTTATTGATTGTTATGTTTTCTTTTATCGATTGTTTGTTCAATGCAGGAAGCTAATATACTTCTACGTTTATTAATACCATATTCATATACGTCAAACCAAAGTTCAGAATTAGTAATACCTTCTGGTCTATAAGCCATAAGTTCGGGAAGATCATTTATATCAAAATCAAATTTCATATTTAAACCACAACGAACAAATCCTAAAGTAAAGCATAATCCATCACAGTGTATATCATTTTCTCGTTGTGTATATAATATAATTCTTTCATTAAGCTTAGCTAATAAACTTTCATATATACGATGCCTATTGGTTTTATTTATTCTCATTGTTTTTAATTAAAAATTGTTTATCTTCGGTCTGTTAATTGCTTATTACTTTAGTTTTTGGTTTTGTTAGTTCAATACATGCTTCAAGTATTTCAATTCTTTTATCAATTCCTTCTTGACCGAAAGATGAAAACCAATAAATCTTATTATTAATTCCTTCTGGTCTAAATGACATAATTTCATTTAATTCATTTAGTTCAATATCAATGTAAGGTAAATGAAGAATATAAATACCATTAAATTTTTTACTATATTCTTTGTTACGATATTTTGCATTTAAACAATCGAGAATATAACAAAAACCAACACACTCTACTCTATTTTGTAATGCATATTCATCAACAGCAGATTTGAATTCTATTAACATTTCATTATAGAGTTTATGCCTTTGGGGTTTAGTTAGCTTTTTCATATTGGTAGTAGTTAGTTAATTAGTTATTTTATTCTTCGGTTTTGTTAGTTCAATACATTTATTTAGTATTTCAATTCTTTTATCAATTCCTTCTTCAGTACGACAATTAAACCAGAACTGATCATTCGTTTTTTCTTCTGGTTGATATGCCATAATTTCAGGTAGATCATTAATGCTACTATCAACAGCAATCATATTATTATCAAACAATAACATTAAAGTAAAACATAGTCCATCACATTCAATACGGTTTTGATAACTTAAATAATATTTTACTCTCTCATTAAAGAGGGTAAGCATTTTAATGTAGATATCATGTCTTTCTCTTATGGTTAAATGTTCTATTATATTTTTAATTAAAAATTGTTATGTTTTCGTTTATCAACAGTTAGTTCAATGCAATTAGTTAATATTCTTCTACGTTCATCGATTCCTTCTTGTGTTTTATAACTAAGCCAAAACTCGAAATTTTTAGCGAATTCGGGTTTATATGTCATAATTTCAGGTAAATCATCTATACGAACATGACTATAGACTTCATTATTAATACGAACTAATTGCAACGTATGACATAATCCATCGCATTTCACACGACTTCCTTGTATTTCAAGTTGATATACCATAACTCTTTAATTAGTTCAGATGCTTCTTCTTTAGTTATATTCATTGTTTTTAATTAAAAATTGTTATCTTGGTGTTAACTGAATAACTTCTCCACAAGTATCACATTTCATAAAAACTTTTAATCCTCTCTGTAATACCAAAACATCTGTGCTTTTACAGCAAGAGCAAGTGGGTTGTTCATCTGATTCTTTATAATCATCAATGATAACATCTGATTCTTTATAATCATCAATGATAAAATCCAACCCTTTTTCTTTATTCACTTCAGCAATTCCATCATTCCATTTGCCAAAATATAGTGTTCCACTACTACGATTTCCAGCTGAGTGATCTTCACCACGCATTGCGAACATTAGATCAAAGTTGGAAGAATAGTTTTTACAGATCAACTCAATGATACTAAAGTCACTTGGCTTATCATTAGTAGCTTCAATGGTTCTATTCACATGTAGTAAATGTGTGAATTCGATAGGTTTTAATTTAGGTTTTAAGTGATTAGCTTCACTTATTACAATACATTTTGTCATTGGTCGAATTATTTTGAAATTTTTATTGAAGTTTCTTTTATTGCTTGTTCCAACATTGCAATTCTTTTGTTAGCGCCATCATCATCACGTTCAAACCAATAATCATAATAATGATCAGGTTTATACTTAATCAGTTCTGGATAAAGTTTAATATTATTGATATAGCTCCAACGTTCAATGTCTTTATTAGCAATTTTAGTATATTCATCATAATCAGTCTTATTGACTGCTGAGGCTAAATATGAACAGAAGCCACGACAGCGACTAAGTTCCCAACATGTTGAAATACGAGTGGTAACATCTGTTTCTATCATGTCAAGCATCAGACGATAAACTTCGTTACGATACTTTTTAGTGATAATCTTTTTATTTTTAATATTTTCATTCATTGGTTAAATTATTATTTAATATAATTTTTAATTAAAAATCGCCAGAGCTATCTCTTATAATATTACTATGTTCAATTTTATTATCTTGAAAATTTTCATCGCAATTATTACATTCCCATGCATGACTAATTTTATTAACAATATGAATTTTTGTTATATCATTGCTTCCACAATAAGGGCACTGACCATCAATAGTCATGGTTTTCACAAGTTTATCTTCTGGATACATTAATTCTATCGAATGTTTTAATACTTCGATGATATGTGATTGCTCTAAGCAATTATCTTGCATTCTAAGATATAATATATCTTGCTCAATTAATTTAGAATATGCTTCTTTATTTAACCTTATCATCTTATTTTAATTAAAAATTCTACCACAATTTTGACATTGATTAACTCCGCCTTCATCATCAGTTAATTTAATATGATCACTATGGCAATAAGGACAGGTGAACAAGGGTTCATCGAAAGGTCTACCGAATGATGGTTTAGTATCAATTACCTTATCATCGTTGAATATAACTACTCTGGTAGAATCATTGATGTAAGCATCTACATTACGTTCACTAAGTAGATTTACTCCATATACTCTATTCTTATAATCCATTATCAATTCTTTAGCTTCTGCTTTACTTATGTTCATGACATTTGTTTTTTAGTTTTTTCAATACAAGCTTCAAGTATTTCTTTACGTTTATAAAATCCATCAATAGTAAATATTGGAAACCAATAGACAGAATTTCTATTCCTTGGGTTATATTCATATAATTCAGGTAGATTCTCGATATTAATATTATCGGAGTTAAATACTAATCTTCTTAGATAATTAATATCATCCTTATTTATGTTGCTAAGCAATATACAAAACCCCTCACATTTATAAAACTTATCATCTTCAAAAACAGCATTTTTAATCAATGCTTTCAGCATTGCAATATAAATTGTATGGCGCTTAGCTTTAATAATTCTTTTCATGTTTTTTAATTAAGATAAGTTATTCGGTTTCCCTAATTGCTTGTTCTAATATTTTAATTCTTTTTGCTGCACCCTTTTCATTACGTTTGAACCAATACTGATTATTGCCAATGCATGATATAAATGGCTTGTGTTTAATAAGCTCAGGAAAATTTTTAATTGTAACGAATTTTCCACTGGTTTCATTTCTAGCTAATTTAATCACAGCTATTGTAAGATAAATGCATAGACCATCACATTTATATTGATAGTATAATTTTCTGGCTATGCCATCATGTAATTTATCGAGCATTGCTTTATAAACAGTATTTCGAAATTCTTTAGTATATTCCATTGATTATTAGTTTTTGGTTTCCTCAATAGCTTGTTTCAATATTGATATTCTTGTAAGATAGCCTTCGGTATCTCTTTCAAACCACCAATCATCACCTTTCTTAAAGGTTTCTGGTCTATGCTTGAATATTTCAGGATATGTTTTGTTGGTGATATTAACGTTTTGTTCTTTATGACCTAAGTACCAGCAAAGACCACCACCACGCATACTACCGATAGTACCCATGACATTAAAATCAAATTCCATATCTTTAAGCGCAACAGAATATAAATCATGTCTTTGCACTTTTGTTAATTTTTCAATTTTTTTCAATTTGTCCACGATGTTTTTATTTAAAATAAGTTATTTGGTTTCTTCAATTGCTTGTTCTAAAATTGCAATTCTTTTGTTTGCACCATCATCATCATTTTTGAACCAATAATCATGTGCAATAAATGTTTTATGTTTGGGCTTATGCTTTTTAAGCTCAAGATAATTTTGAATCTGACGTATGGCATTATCCCCATTAACATCATCTAATACATAAAAAATGTTTTGTTTTCTCAATGCTTCATCAAAATATATACATAATCCTTCGCACTTTAACCATTTAACACCAGTAATTTTACGTCTTGCAATATCTGCGATCAATAGATCAAGCATTATCTTATACGTTTTATTGCGAAATTCTTTAGTTAGTTTCATCGGCTATATTATTTTGGAGTTCAGTATCTTTGATTGCTTGTTTTAATATTTTAATTCTTTTTTGTTTTCCTGCTTTATCAAGTTTAAACCAATAACATGTAATCCATGAAGGGTCTTTTGGTTTGTGAATAAGTAATTCAGGATAGTTATTAATGTTACAAAGATCATTAACATCGCCAATACTCATATCAATAGTGGTAAATCTGCAAGTCGATAGTGCAAGATAAACACATAAGCCTTCACAAATATATGTTGTTTTATTAAACTGTTCGCTCTTATCATTAATCAAGAAATCAAGCATTAACATATAGATTTGATTGCGTAATTCTTTAGTTAGTTCCATGATTGTTTATTTATCAAAAAATTCGTCATTACAATGAGAGCAACCACAAGAAATGATCTCTCCATCAGCATCAATCTCTATTTCACAATCTAATTTTCTACCACAATAAGGACAGATAGTAACATCTATTTTTGCTAATCCTATTTTTGCTGTGGATATATTATTATCGGTAGTGATTAGATTATCTAATAAATTTAATCTATTCATATGTTCATCACATGCACCTACCTTAACTTGAATCCAATCTGGTTCATTAGCACGATAGTCAAGTCTTGCACCACGTCCATATTCATTATTAAACATCATTACCACTTGTTGTCCTTCTTCTTTACTATCAACAAACATACTGATGTTATGATTATAACCATTAAGTCCTTCCTTACCACATATAAAGCAAGGAACATTTGATTCTAAGCCAATACCTCTTGAATGAACATTAACATGATTAATAGTAGCATCGTCATTCAATGGTTCATCGAATGGTCTGCCGAAGTTTGATGATTTATTATTGCTAGTGTTATCATCAATTGCCATATCATCTTCAAACTTAGCTGCATTATCAGGAGCATTAAGATAGAAATCGATAATCATGTTAGATTCTTCAATATTTTCTCGAATAGCGCAATTATTATCGATATTTGTCATTTCGAGAAAATCCATTAATAATTTTCTGACTTCTTCCTTAGTTATTTTCATGATATTTTTAATTAAAAATTGTTATTTACTAAAATACTTAGCCATTATGGGTTCGATACTACCTTGACAACCATTACAATGATGCGTAGTATTGTATCTTATGGAATCTTCCACATATGTATTAGTATTTGTATTAACCCAAGCAAGTTTCATTATATCATATGAGCCACACTCACGACAACACAATAATTCATCGTTGGTTATTATTCCTGTATGAACGATAACTGCATTGGTAAAATCATAGTCTACTTCGCATACATAGATAATTCTTGTATCATCATGAAAAGAATCAGAAATAACATTTTCATTATTGATTGAAGTTTTATACCATCGACTTGCATGTGGATTATCTTGTTGATAATATAATGCTTCATTATAAGTAAATTCCTTTGGCTTACCAACTTGAGTCATTATTGGCTTAAATTCTTTAAGCCATTCCAGATATGTTATTTTCCTTGTCATAATATTTTTAATTAAAAATTGTTATTGAAATAGTTTCCAAGTGCCATCGAGTTTATTAATCATCATCACGCCACGTCTGGACTTGTCCTTGTCATAACGATTTTCTAAGAATAGATAATCTTCTGACTCTATGGATTTACTTGTATCACAATAGAATTCTTTGGTTTCGATGTTATAGTACTTACTATCAACAGAAAAGATACATGAGTTTTTAACCAGATATGGACTTCTAAAGCTATCCTGCACATATTTTTCATTTCCATTTTTATCTAGTATGCACCATTTGCTTTCCAAGTATTTGGGGTCAACCTTAGCACCACGTTTCTTTTGTGAATCCAATATGCTTTTATCATAGAATGCTTCAACGTGTTTTAATAACATGAAGTATCCATTTGGATTTGGCTTACTGTCACCCATTCCACCTATGCGATAGAGTGTAGTACCTACCAATTCGCCATTTCGTGTTAGACAAATGAAATCATTCTCATGAATATTCCACTTAGCACGATAGTCTGCATTGATATCAATTTTGCTATATTGTAAGCCTGAACCTATTAGTGATTCCGTTTTTATTAGTTGCACGTTCATGTTATTTTTTATTAGAATTTAGATAAGTCACCCTTCCAGTTTTCAACAGTTGTTGAGGAAGTTACAAAACAATAGCCTTTACCTCTTACGCAAGGATTACTAACATGATAATCTGTTTCATCAAGACAATACATTTGATCTGAATAGTCTTTATGCCAATCAGTGCTATTGGTTTGATCGTTCATGCGTTTAACCTCTGCATCTGCATCAGCTTCTTGCATTTGACCGATATGTTCACCAATAAAAGTAATTAATGTTTTTTTCATGGTTGATGGTTTTACTTATATCTATAATACGTATGAACACTATCAAATGTTACAAACTTAATTGTTTTTATCTTGAAATTCATTCCCACATTTTAAGCATCATCATTCGCATCTAGTAAAATATGCTCAGTTCCACCACAATAGGGACAAATTGGGTCGTGAATATCATTGGCATCAATATTACTAATTTCAATAGTGCTATTGGCTACCTTTTTATATGTTTTTAGATATTCATTATAATCCTTCTGCCAGCTACAACCATCTTTCCCATATTCCAAAGTTATTACTAAGTCAGCTCTTACAAGCAATTTCTCTGCTTTAGCTAATTTTTCGTTTAGCTGTTTTAAATATTCTTCACTCATGATATTTGTGTTTTAATTGTTATTAGTAATTACTAATTCTAGTGGTGTAATTTCAGCTAGGCTATATTTAACATCATCTTTGCTCACCACATTAAGAAATGTAACTAATTGCTCACGATTTAGATAAATTTGATTTTCCGCCACTTTTCCCGAATACTTAATCGAATATCGATCATTATTCAAATTATTATTAACAACCCTAGCTCTATTAATAATTCTATACACAGGACAGCCAGTAACAGAATCATTATGATTAAGATCGCATATCAAATGTCTGTTTTCGAAATTAAGGGCATTTATCATGCCTGAGAAAGATAGCTTATCCATTGTTTATTATTCTCCAAGTATTAATTCTATTTCTGTTTTGAATGAAGATACAATCATATATCTTTTATCTGGTGTATGACAGAAATTAATATATGCAATAACTTCATCCAGCTTATATGAAGCAGATGTTTTCGAAATATCATCAGTAACGATGTAATAATCACCGCCCTTTTCTATTCTTACTAGCGAATTAATGGCACTTATTTCTAAATGACAGCTACGTAGTTCTATTTCAGAATAAGCGCCTATTGCTTTAATCAGTTCTTCGGCATTTGCCTTATATTTGGAGTTATTCATCGCTGATCGTATATTTCCCATGTTGTTTAATATTTATTACGCATTTCAAAATTCCATACACCATGCTTTATATTCATTAGAATAATAATTAGCTTTTCTTCATTTACAATATCGCCTGAATGTGGCGTTGATACATGAAATAGGTCAGTGGCAATAATTTTTTGAATATTAGTATACCTCATACTATCATAACCATTAAGAGTTATTGATAATACCTGATCATAACCAATTTTATTTAAAAACTCTTTGGCTTGTTCTTCGGTTAATGGTAGTTTAGGGGTTTCCATTGGAAATAATTATTGGTTATATCTATTATACGTATGAGATAGCGAAAAGGTTACAAAAAACGCTGATAAATATTATCTACCAGCGTTTAAATGCGTTTTATTGATTAGATTAACCAATTATTTTGTTTAGCTTTTCGTTTTCGAGTCTTATTTTATTGTGAATATATGATAAGCCATCGTATATTCTCCTGAATTTTGTAAGTATATCATCTGGTTGTGCATTAGCTTTTCTCTCACCATTATCACAATCTACAATACCATCACCACTAAGCCTATTTCCGAAATATTCTAATCTTTGTACTTCAATATCGTAACTCATTACAATATTTTCAAATTTAATGATTAAGTCCTCGAATTCTGAATCGGTGACTTTAACGCAAGATTTAGATGCGCCAGAGCAATCATCATTATTGTTATATCCGCTGTTGTTGCTAGCCCTATTGTTTTTTAACGTACTGTTTTCCATTGTTTATATATTTTATATAACAAAGATATTATATATTATTAAAACAAGCAAGGATTTTTCATAAAATAATAATTATTTTTTTATCGTTTGAATTGGGTCGAATGCACCTTTTTCGTACTGGTCGATACAACTTCTATTCGGTAAATATAATGGACATTTATGTTCGATACATTTCCCAATGCATTCATAATATATTTTTAACTTTTCTGCTCTTTTTTCATTTTCAATTGCCAGATCATCCAATGCACGTTTGATATTTTCGGTTTCAATATCCATTAAAATATCTTCTTCGGCTTGTTGAAATCCCATAGCTTCACGTTCCTCTTGTTCAGCTATTCCAATCCAAACATCGATTTCCTCTTGTTCTGCTTCTTGTTCGGCTAACCATTGAAAATATCTTTCTTCGGCTAGTTTTACTTCTTCTTTGAATTCTTCATCAGACATGCCGAATGGCTGATAATAAGGGATATAAGGCTCTTCCATTGTATTATATTATTGAGAGAGAACTGTAATTGTTGTTTTTACTATTGGTGTGGAATAGTCCAGAATTGCATCACATATACTGCATTTATACACAATATGATTTGTTTTGTCTTTCTTATTTACATAGCCACCAACATAAACCAATGCCACGTGAATGCTTCTAGGAGCATCTTTTTGTTCATCGTCATATCTGTGTTTACATTTAACTTTTTTCATGATATACTATTTTAGTTCTCTTCTTAATTCAGTGATGATCGTATATTTATTTTCATATTGAAGTTTTGTATGCTTTATATGATTTTCATTATATCTATGTAAAACATCTACAACATCCTTTTTACATAAGATTGCAATATCTTTACCATCTGAATGAAATAATTCATATTCGTTTTTGCATTTCTTTTTGAAATAACACTTAAGACCATAGCTTGGAATAAATTCCACTTCCAATTCGGTTAATGGTTTATCTAATACATGCATTATTTCTTTTATATGTTCTGCTGTTAGTATCATAATATTATATTTAGTTTAATGATATATTATATTTTTCCTTATATGTTAAAAGTCCAGCATGTTTGTAATGCAATAATGCTTCAGGTGGATAATCATGGGTAATGTTTTCTTGTGAAGAAAGTGGAATACACTCAACATTATGATCGTTATAGTTAACAACCATCAACGGAAACTCTGGATTTGATTTTAGAAATACAATTTCAAATATATCGAAATCATCAGTTGTTGTATGCCTGATAGTATATTGCCATTTGCATTTGCGTAGGTCATTAGTATTAAATTTATTGCTCTTATATATCATCATTTTCTTCTATTAAATAATTATCAATCACGTGCTTATAATACTTCTTTTCGCAAAACCTAACAGCTTTTTTAACCGTAGTAAATACTTTTTTATCGACAGCCATTATGCCCTGATATGGTATAAGCTGATATACTTGTAGCAAATCGTTACCAAGAATACCAAAAAACACTTTGGTTTTATATTTAGGAGTATAGGCATAATATGCAAATCTTTCACCTGCAAATTGATCTTTTCTCCAAACTAAAGGTCTGACCTTATATGATTTACCATTCTTCATACGTCAGTTCATTTAGTTTTATATCTTCAAGTATCATTAAGAATTTAGCTAAGGTTTCTTTTTCTAACGTGCAGTTAGTAGTAGAGCACATAGCTAATGTTGGTATCTCAGGCATTACAATATAAGTCTGCTTCATTTTAATAACAGGATACATATATTCTGCAGATTCAATACTATCCTTCGTTATATCTACGTATATTTGATTTTCAAATTGTTTTTCGACTTCCCTGCGAATTATGCGTAGTTCAGGATAGAATATGACATTACTATTGGTAATTCTACTCCAATTTAATAAAACCTGTGCAGCATTAATTGTTTCAATCATCGTTGTTTTTATTTAAAAAGTAATCATGTTATATTTCTTCAACAATCCAATCACTTATGCTAGTTTCTCCCATAACTTGACCACGTGAATATTGGCAATCTACATATACTATTTTATCTTTTGTTAGCTTATGTATAATACTGTTATTTTCACAATAAACTATAAATGTAGCATAGTTACTTCTTATTGCAGAAGATAATCCATGCACAGTAGTTTGGTATATTTTACCTCTTTTACTTAAGTTACTTCCATGATATTTATGTGGTTGATAATACATTCCAGTTGGAACATGCTTTAGTTTATATGGATTCATAGTGTGATAATTGACTGATATATATATATGAAAAGAAATATGATACATAAATGATAGATATATGATTATCATCATGATAACACAAATGATTTTTTTGATTAATGTTTTACTGTTCATGTATAATGAGTAAAACATAAACTCAAAAATGTATAAAAATATTAAGTCGAATATTACACTCATGTTTTATTTTTTGTCAAAAATTTCACTCCAACAGTATCCCATAACGCATCCAATACCCCATGAAATATAATTAGGTGCTGTAAAAAAATGATCTAGTGCAATCATAACTGCTGTGCATGCTGCCCAATACAGTCCGTTGATGATAAATTTTTTCATAGAGTTGTTATTTTTAATTAATCTAATATGTTTGATGTCTTGATATTCCTCAGAAATAAGAATAAAATTTATTGTTTCTTCTTCAATGAGAAATTCTTTAAGATCAGTTTTACAATAAGAACGATATGATTCTTGAGTTAAGGGATTATAGCATCTATAGCCATGTGCATAGGTTTTAATAGCATAAATAAGATCGCTTTTTCCAGTAAATTCCAGCCTATTATTTATATTAATAGAATTAATAAGATGGTCAAGAGTGCATTTTATTAGCTTAATTTTATTTTTCACGGTTATTTTGTTATTTCGATTTCTTCCTTAGTTTCAGTTATGAGAGTATAGATGGTATGGCGATCATTTTTATACAAATGTAATATCAAATCATCAATTTTATAATGAAACATAGTTTTGGCATTTACATGCTCAACAGTATAATCATCCCAATTTTTTCTTATAACCTCAATAAAGCCAGAGTTTTGACACTCAAGCCTTGTGTTTTTAGTAATACTACTAATCACTTGCGATACACTAAGTCTGCTTTTCATGATGTTTTATTATTAAACCAATCCCTAATAGTATCGAGTACATCATAAGACATATTAAATATATTCTGTGCAGCATCAGCACCTTTGTTCCCCCAAATAATCCACGATAACGGCATTATAACAATCAACGAAACAAAATACGCTGTCGTCACTGTCAAATATACTATAGTGAATACGACTTGTATTAGTCGCAATATAATATTGAAAATAAACTTACCTACTGTATTCATTGTGCCATTTTATAAATTCAACAACTGCTTCCCAACAAGCATCAATTAATGTATCTGCTTGATGTAGCGAAAAACCATTTAAACTTACCATTATTTGTCCTGTTTCATCATTTAGCATTCCAAAGGAACGTGGATATGAATGCTCAACATAGACAATTCCATCACCAACTTTTATCCTGCAAATCTTTTCAACTACTGCCATTAATCCATTCCAATCTTTATGAAAGTATAGTTGATCTTCATCACAACCATTTACATTATCGATTTCACATTCTTGCCATAGAGTTTCTATATTGCCATTAAGTTTAAATGGTAATAGCTTTGCTCCCATGTATATAGCGATAAGTTTATTTCCTTCGAGTACTTCTACAAGTGCTTTCATAATACTATGGATTTGATCGACCTATGTTTTTGTTATACCAGTTGATATATTTAACAACAGCTTTCCATACTGCTTCAATTTTAGACTCTGATGAACTACTGACAAATGCGCCACCAATATAATCAACAGAAGCTCTATTTGGATAGAATATAACAAACCATTTATAAATAATATCAACCTTATTTACCTTAATAATTATGCTCATTGGAACTTTGCTCTCGTCTTCAATCTTATTAACAACAAGCATTAACCAATCCCATGAACGATCATACATTAATTGATTGGGTTCAAATATTAATCCCGATTCATCATCAAGCATATATCTTCCATACATGGTTTTTTTTGCACCAATGTAAATGGCAATTAGCTCGTTGCCGATTGTAATTTCTTCTGGTTCTTGCATCACTTATATTTTTTGATGATATCAATAAGTTTTTTTAAAATATTCAAATCGACTTTATCTCTTTGCTGAATTTCATATAGCTTATTGATTTGTGATTCTTTTAACCATCCCAAATTCTTTTGTGCCATAAGACCAGTTAAAAAGCCATGATCGCTACTATTAGCTGTTAACTTAAGTTGTTTACGAATCATGGTGAATATGCCATGCATACGACCTTCTGGTGCTCTTTCGCATTCAGGCGTATCTTTTACATAGATCAATACCTTGCAAACTAAAGGATCACTCAATGCACGATTTAATGATGTTGGAATATCAATTCTTGAAATGTTAGTATCTGCGACATACTCCCATAGCTTATCTTTAGGTATTATTTTTTTTATCCGTATCATTTGATAATTATTAGTGTTAATATCTATTATACGTATGAGAGTATGAAAAGGTTACAAATCATCACTTTTATTTTTTGATTTTATATTCAATTTTATCAAAAAATAAAAGTGATCTATTGATGAACCTACGGTGTTTAATCAATTTGTTTTGTTCTGATCGAGATTCATCATTTAGAATTTTATATGTACGTTCTGCTTCAAAATGATCAGGATAGATTTGCAATTCCCATTCATTTATTTCATCTTCGACAGTATCTACTTCCCTAGCCAATAAAAACATAATATATTTATGCACCTTTTGACCGATGATATTCTGGCAATTATCAATTTCAGTAATTAGTAATTGATACACAGCGATTTTATCTTCAATCTTAGCAAGATCAGCTTGTAATAGGGTATAGTTTTCATCATCACAGCTATAGCCACTTCGATTAAAAGCATTGATTAGTGTACTCGATTTAAATCCTAACGCAGTTATCTTCTCATGAATCAAATCCTTTAGTAAGTCAACATATATTCTATCCATGATTAATCTTGTTTAAATGTTAATATAATACCGATGCCCGCTTCGATCTCAAAAACACAGTCATTGCCACGATAGCCTCTGTAAACAGTAATCTGGCTATTGGTTGATATTTGCTTCTTTTCTTCATTAATTGTATCAACTTGTGTTGGGGAATTTTTATATTCTGGATTAGTAATATAATAATTCATATTTCTATCTTTACCTACTTGAATTGATGTTATAATATTTGCCATAGCTTATTTATTATACACTTTATTATACCATTCAACCACCAAGACCACCATTTTCCAAACACATTCGATTTTAGTTAAGTCAGAATCAAAAATATTACTATTAACTAAATCACCAGATACTCTTAGTTTGCTATGACTTTTATAATAGATTGCTTCATAAAACAATGATGAATCATCTTCATTCTTATAATTTGCATATACATGGCTTTCAGTTATATGAAATCCAGCACAGTCAGGTAGATTTTCAAGTTTTTGAACAATAGGCATTAACCATTCCCATGTATTGTGATAAATAAATTCGTTTGGTTCAAATATACCACAACCATCTTGCATGTAATATCCTTGTGGATATGCTTCTGGTGCATCATTAATAAATTCCCATCCATCAAATAATGCAATAAGTTCGTTTCCTCTTAAAATTTCTTCTGATGTTAGCGCCATTTTTTTATATGTTTGAGTATTATAGCTTTCAATATAATTCACAACTTGTGTCCAAGTGTACCGAATATTTACTTCTAACACACCTTCTTTGATTTCGCTGATTGAAATACCAGAAACAGGCATTTCATTAAGAATTTTCTTAACAACAGGCATTAGCCAATTCCATTCAGCATGGTATTTAGCCCACGTTTTAATTGGTTCACACCTTTCGGAACTTGTTTCAACGTTAACTTCATCACCGTTTTTATAACCCATAAATTTGGCAATTAATTCGTTACCTATATAGATATTCGTTATCATTTGCTTTCCCTTTCTCCATCAATAAATGCTTGTTGTGTAGCCCGACTAAACTTAATCAGGTCTTCGAGTGTTAGATCATAATAACCTCTCACATATAATTCAATTGCACCAATCATATCCGATAATTCACATATGGTTAGTATTTTATCTCCTTGCTCAATAGCATCCAACAATTCCAAATATTCTTCGGTTATTTTAGATACTTCACCTATTTTGCCTTTAGGAATTTTATTTTTATGATATGCCATATTATTCTTTCTTTTTAAATAATGCAATCAATTCCTGCTGTTTTTCATTAGTCATGAACCTATCAATATCAGCTTCAATTTTTTTATAAATTCCTTCCCCATAATTTCCCAACGGACACCAATCAGGAATTGGAACTTCTTCTACTATTGGGTCAGTCTTATGTACAATTAATTTATGACACATACGACATTCAACATTAATTTCATATTGACGTGGTAATATAGAAGCAATTGCTTCCATATGGGGCATTCATTACAGCTATCAATTTTTATTATCTTTGTCATAATATTTTATTTTATCAATCCTAATTCAATTCCGTTGATGGTGCTGGAAAATCTTGGTTCAGCACAGCCAGTACCATAAATCCAATGAAGAAAGCTTGTTCGTCTTATTCCATAGCTTCCTAACTCAATATTATTTACTTTAATATCGAATTGCTGATTACCAGTGCATTCAATATAGCAGTCAGGTAATCTACCACGAAAGAAGAACATCGCAGTATCAACTAATTTAGTTAATTCACTACCAGTTACATCATCAGTTATGATAAGTTCGTTCTTCATGAAGTATTTCGTATGCGTTTCATCAAATTCTTCAAACCTAAAACATGGTGTGATTGTTTGATACTTGCCTTTAGTTAAAAAACATTTAAGATATTGATAGAGAAACGACTGCTCGCCTGATGCAACCAAACACTTATCATTATGCTTTAACTGCATGTTAATTCTGTCTTTGGGCTTGGTGATATCATCAATAGCTTTACTGACAGTCCACGGTGTTTCAATACGTGTGAAGCCACATGCTTCGTAGTACTTAACTGATTCATCCAATATTTTATAATCGATCATCGGTTTTTATTTAGAAATTTCTATTGTAAATGTTTTCATATGTAATTATTTTAAATGTTTAGGTTTTCTAAAAATTAGATAGAATGGAAATAAAACCCATGCTATAATATAGCCTAGAAGGGTACATAGCATAACCAAAATGAATATTGGTATTACGATGAAAGCTCTAGCTATTAATAATAATATTTCTGTTTTTTGTAAACTATTTTTCATTTTTATATAAATTTTTCGTTACAAATACTACATATGTAAGTCATGTCGTTATCACTTCCACATAAAATCATTGCTGATCTACCATCAGGAAGTATATGATTACAACTATTTACAACAGGTACTTTGGGATTTGCGTTTAAGAACGTATTAAGCTCTTTCATATCAAATTCACTTAATTTACCAAATACACAAACACCATCCCCATCAAAGTATCTATCAATAACAGTAATGGTATAATTTTTAAACATATCGATTAATGCTTTATTGTTTTTTTCCTTAGTGGCAAAAATTTGAATATATTTAAGCCAAAATGGATTATACACTAAAGTAATCTTATCGTTAGCCATTAAATGTAATGCAAACTTAATATCGATATTGATAATAATATCACCATGTGCTGTATTAATAATTAAATCAGCAGATGTTTTTCCATAGAATTTCTTCATGATTATAATATTGTAGTTGTTTTCACTTGTTTATTAAAAATTAATTGATCATATCCAATCTTAATTGAAATATCCTTTTCGCAGTCTTCAATATTTTCATACTTAGTACTAGTAAACGTACTCCAAAAGTTATCATATTTTCTTTCAACTAAATATCGAAGTGTTCCATCATTTAGTTCCTGTCGTATAATTCTGTAAACATGCAACTTGCTTTCATATGTTTTAAAAGTGGGTTCTACTACTTCTGGTATTGATGCATGTTTACATAGACGATTAAGTAATGCCCATTTTTGACGTTCAACATCGAGCAAGTTTTTAAATATCCCCATGATTATAATATCGTTTTTGTTTTAATCAAAGTTTGAAATATTTGCATATCGCTTTTAACGTATTCTTCGATCTTTTCTTCGGCATCCTCAAACGTGTTTAATTTAAGTTCACTGCCAGCTTTATTAGCCAGTGTGTTCCAACCTTCAGTAGCTTCTTTCTCTGTTTCAAGTGGGACTACTTTTTTAAATTCAATACAGTAGTGAACAACGCCATTATTTAATTCATATTTCGCAACACGATAGTTATGTAATGGAGATATATAACGTTTAAATCCCGACTTCTTTTCCTTCTTTGTGGGAAATGATTCACCTTCTAAATGTAATAGCATAATATTATGTTTAATTATAATATCTCAACACTTTTAACATCACGTGGGTCGTATTTTAGCGACTTGGCGTAATATTCAACTTCTTTAGCAATTTCTTCGTTGATGAATTCTAATGCTAACTTTTTAGTTGGGTATTCAGTCACCAACATACGCCATGAATTTTTATGTGGCTTATCGGAAGACGTTATGTATTCAATACGAAAGATCAGATTGCCTGTATTGAATACGATTTTAACTATTCGATATTGCGTTGATGGACTTTGATAAATGGTGTAGCTTGATTTCATTGTTATAGTATTGTTGTTTTTTTTAATTTCATTCCGTGCATTTGATCGTCAGATTTAATCAATTTGGCTATAAGTTTTTCGGTATCGCCAAATGCTGAAAAATCCAAATTTAGAATATTGCTATCGTCCATAACAGGTCTCCAATTGTTTTCGAATTCATCAGCAGCATTACGCTTTTCAATAGTATAAAATATTCTACCATTATTTAGCTCATGCTTTAAAATGCGATAATTATTTAATATGCTATGATAAATGGTGTAATTTCCATTTGGATTATCATCGATTATTTTATCTTTCTTGCTCATTATAATATTTCTTTTTTGATTATTTTCTTTTGTTCGTCTTTAATATGTCGTTCTAAATCAGATTGAATATGCTCGTCAATACAGGCTATAGCTTGCTCAAATGTTTCAAAACCAGCATCAGAGCCAATTCTATATTCATATGTTCTCCAAAGTCCATTAACATCTTTATGCCCCAAATAATACTCTTCAGCCTGAGCATGTAGATGTTGAACCTCAAACTCCGAAGTATTATTAGCTCTTGTGGTTTTAACTATTCTATAAATGCAAGTAGGACTTCTGTAAACAGTAAAGCCATATTTATCATCATTTGTCATATCACTCCCATTTATATATTTCATTTATATCATTCAAAACTTGGTTGCCACCGAATCTACCAATCATAACTTCTGCATCATTAGAAACAATTACGTTTTCACATATAATATCTCCACCATATATTTTAGAGTTGCCTGATACATTTACATTATTGAAAACTCTAGCTTCATCATATATCATTGCAGTTCCATGAACTTTAGCATTGCCAGATACTCTACTCTCTCCAAATACCCTTGCTTTACCGAATATAACTGCGTTACCAAAGACTATTGCATTGCCGAATACTTGTGCCTCATTTGCCACCCAAGCCTCGTCTAAGAGGTTTAATTCGCTTTGAATCCAACCACCCTTATGACCTGCTTTTCCCCATTTGCAATCAACAATTAATTCAATACGAAATACTTTAACTCCGTAGTCATTAATTTTAAATTCATCGGTGAGTTTATAGATATTCATTCTAATATAGTTTCATTATTAAATTGATTGAATATGGAATGAAGACCACTTCTCCCTTATTATAAACCCCCCCCAACTACCGCTACGAGTGATTTCGAATACAATGCCTAAGTCATTAATTTCCAGTATTTTTCCAACTGCTCCATAAGAATCTGGATTTACAATTACAACTGTTATGCCTACACAAAAATATTCACTTGTCATAATTTCCTCGTTTTTCATTCATTAATATCTTACAGGTTCTTTTCTTCTTAGTGATTATATCTGCTAGAAATTCTTTAGCACTATTAACACTACCGTTTTTAATGTAATCTGGATAAACTTTTTCTTCGAAAACAATTAATTGTTTCTTCCACCATTCACCATTTTCGGTATTAAGTACTGATATACCAGCATCATCAGGAATTACATTTCCTTCGCTGTCATTACGTACATCAGCGTAATTAGTAGCTATCCATCTGGCGAATAAAAGCATTTTAACTTGTTCCATGGAGATTATTTATTTTGTAATTACAGCAACAGTTAAGCTACGACCAATTGTAGTCCAAGTATCATCACACATAATGACGATCATGCCTATTACAGTTATTGTCAATGCTAATGTAAATGCAGCCCAAACAATTAATCCTATTAAACCACAAATTCTTCTCATGCTATTATTTATCTTTTATTTATAATACGTAAAAGTATAGCAAAAGGTTACAACTTACAAGAGTTTTTTATAATAAAAAATCCCGACTAGTGATAATCGGGAGTTAATAATATCATAAGAATTGTTTTTAATTAAGAAATGCTACTTAAATGATCTGATTCGAAGAATCCATAAAACATATGAACTTTTCAATAATTCGCTCTCTGCGGTTACACATCAACTAGAGTCTTGGATGGTTCAGTTTTAAATTCTAACATCCGTTTGTTGCGATCTAATAATAACGATCTAATTACTAAGTAATTAGTGTTTAATTTAATCTCATTATCATTAAATCTGTTTTTGATATTCATTGCTGAATTATAATGAACATTTACACCCTTGTCACACGAAGGACAATGAAATATGTTACTGGTGCTTCTTTTTCCTAAGAAATATCCGCAGTTTGAACATATTTGTGATGTATATGCTGCATTAATATGTTTAATGGCTATATTGTATTGAAAGGATTTAAATTCAATTCTCTCTTGCAGATATCCCTTCATCCAATTATTTAATTTATGTTTTGCTTGTTTGTTTTTATATTTTGATTTGATATTCTTTGTTAAGTCTTCAACAATCAATACTGTTGGTTTTTCATTTAAAATAAATTGATTTAAAGAATTATTAAGTAATGATTTTATCTCTTCTTTAATTTTTCTTTTTTTATTGTTAATTTTCTTTGAGCCTAAATTATTTATTTTAATTTTATTTATTAATTTGCTATTGTTATTTTTTAACCAATTCTTTAATATATGATCTAATTTTACCTCTATTTTTCTCTTGTTTAACTACGACATCAGTATATTTATTATAAATAATATTAACTTTATCACCGTAAATATTACCATTAGATGTAGCAATTACATTTTCATAATTTTTATCAATTCCAATTATATTATTCAACTCATTACTATTCACTAATTGTTTTGTTTTAACATCAATTGGTGAATGAATTTCAATTGAATTGTTTGATTTATTAATAAATATTTTTAATGTTGTGGTGAATATCAGATTTGTATTTGTTTTAAGCTTAATTCTATTTCTTTTGCATAGTGATTGAATTCCAATATAATTGTCCTTATAATCATAAGTACCCGAGTCTATTGTGAAAATATTCTTCTTTTGCGTATATGAAATAGTATTTTTATGTTTTCTAATAAGTCTACAAATTAATTTATTTAGCTTATTAATATTACATTTATTAATATTTTTAAACATATTGGGGACATCATAAGATTTATGATTTAATATTGAATAAAGCAAATTGTCTTTAGATTTTAACACATAAAAAACATAATGTTTTTCATTATCATTAAGTTCATTTCTTTTATTAATATCTTTCTTTACATCATTAACAACATTTGACCAATTAGCTTTAATATTACATATAGATAAATCTAGTGCTGTTCTCCAATGCCTTGTTGGCATATCAAATTTAACTTTATTTCTAACTAGTTCGTTACGAATTAGTTTTCTATGTTCATAGATTAAATTCAATGATTTAATACCCGAATATTGTGAATAAAATTTATTCTTAACCGAATTAAATCTTACTGATAATTCGGTTAATTCTCGTATGTCTTCTTTAGAAATATTATAACAATACTGTTTAATTGTCTTCTTCATGATTTAAATATTAAATAGGTGATCTCCGAAGCTAGGAAGCATATCATTGCTTGCATCATTTGTATCTTCATCGCCAATCATAAAATCTTCTTCGTTCATTCCATTTGGTTTAGCGCTTATACTTTTATTGGAAAAGACAAAATAATCTGTTTTATCTCCTTGCGGAAGTATTACGCCATCATAACCTAAGTCACGTAATTGCCCCAAGCCATATTTTTCATATTCATTCCAACCAGCAGGTTTATTGATTGTGATGTATCTGGTCATAATATACTTATTACCATGTCCGCCATGCTCACTATTCTTAATGCTGTCAATACTATCAGTAAACCAAATAATGCCTTGTGTGCTTCTATTTAAGCTAAATTTACCAAACTTATCATTAGTTCCATGATAAACTTTATATGTTGTTTCATTCATGAATGATTGTATTTCTTCGTCAATTGCATCGGTAGCTTGATTGGAATAAGCAACAGGTATTTTATCATCTTTTGTCATACCCGTTATATTTTGAACAGTATTGAATATAGCACGATAGGTCTCAATGGTAGGATTTTCAAATTTTTTCTTCTGATAAATCTGATAGCCTTCACCTTGAAATTTTAATAATGCATGTGGGTTTAATACTACAAGTTCTTGTTCTGATGCCCAATTATCCCATTCGCCTATCTTAACTGCATCAATCTTTCTTAACCATAAATCAACTAAAACATCTTCTATTTCATTAGCATCCTCTACATTAGGCATTTTTTCTACAGTAGCACCCTTACGTAATAAAACTGGATAAACCATTCCAAATCGACTCATTCCAGTGAAATTACTGGCTTCATTTTTACTTTTCGATAAACTAATGCTATGATACTGCTCACCATATCCACCACCGCCTTCGCTGCCCTTTTTAACAAAATTAAAGCCTGCTTGTAACCCTTTGCTAACACCGCCACCACTTCCATGCCAATAGATATTATCCATTAATTCTTCTGGACTACTGAATCGTTTTATCTCTTTATAAGCCAAACGTGTTATTACTGTAAACAAATCTGATTGTGTTGAAAATGACGAAACACCCTTAATCCTTCTAATGATCTTATCTAATGTAAGTTCCCCACGATGATTTGGATAGTAGTAATGATAGATTTCTTCACCTAGAAAGGATTGGATTTCTTCATTTATAATTTTAATTAAGCTCATTTATACCTTTTAGGATAAATACTTAAGATATTACAAAATCGTCACTTTAACTATCTTTTCGGTTGCACCTGTACGTGGGTTAATAACAAATAATCGTTCTGTTTTAACCTTTTTATTATAATGGCTTGAAATAGCAGTGATATCTTTATCATGCTTATGAGTATAGAAAAACATACCAGCTTTCATTGTTGTTAATGCAATGCTTTCAATGCTTGTTTTTTGTTTACTATTTTTTAACATTATTACATTTTCCATTTTATTTTGTTTTTTTATGAAATTTGCAAATCTTAACACATGATCTGCAAAAAAGTTCTGGATTGGCACATGTATTATCAATTGCGTGTTCGCAGTTTTCCCTTGTCTTATCTTCCTCAACAACAAATGCCTCAATCTCATTAATGTCATTGACATCAAGCATTAATATTTCTTTCAATAGCTCGTCAATAACAACTTGTTTTTCTTCGTTGTTATTATAGAATATATCCACAACTACCTGAACAACTATTCTTTCGTGATGCCTTGGTAATAAATTTGCGTTTAACATAGTTAATAGTTTTAATTATTACAATTGCATTTATATGTTGCCAATAGCCAAAATCTTTTCTTTCTGTTTACGCATTGACCATTATGTGATTCGGCAAGAGTGATAGCATTATGAAGATATCTCATTTTGTTTAAGATTTCTTCACGTGATAGTCCTTCTGGATTGCAAGTACAAATATTTTTCATGTTGTTTTAGCTTTATTAATTTAATGTTGTTTGTAATACTTGCAGACATGTTCTTATTGGCGTACCTAATAATGGCTCAACACTTGAATAACTAACTCCGAAGTCTTTCGATAATGTGTGATATGCATCACTCATATTAGTATCAATTGATTTTAACTCTATGGCTGTTTTTTCAGTAAGTGACGAATATAACGTCTGCAAAGAATAGAAAGCATAATCAGTATCTACACCATCAGTATTATTAACAAGCTTATCTACAATATAATCAAAATATTCTTCATACGATAAGTCCTTTGTAGTTTTAAAATATTGTTTATGAATTTTGTTAAGAAGCTTAACACGATTAATATGCTCTGGTTTTGATTTTAGTTCGCCAACAGTCATATTCTTTTTTTCATCTTCAGTTAAAAAAGTTGCATCAGGATTTCTTGCTCTCCATTTAGCATTTGATTCTTCAGCATTTTTCTTTTGCAATGCTTTCAAATCTTTTAATGATTGAACTTCCTCTTTAATAGCATTGATTCTAGCTTCGAGATCACATTCTGAATCTGTTAGTGCGAGATTTTTAAACCCTTGCTTAATGATCTTGCCAAAATCAGACCATTTTAACATATTTTCACCATCAGAACATTCATAATCATATGCTTCCTCAATAGAGAGTATCATCCACAACAGTTCACATCTTTTATTTGAATCTGTTATAATATCATAAAAATGTGATTGACTAAAACTATCCTCATTATTTAAATCTTCGCTAACATAAGCATGTAAACCATCTTCGCCAACAAAATCATCATAATAGTAAAAATTTAAAGCAACTAAATCAAGTTTCAATGCTTTAATGATATTATCACGTTCACTACTAATACTAATTATTAATGGAAAGATATTCTCGTTACGATCATAATAAGCTTCATCAAAATTAGCCATGAAATTACGACCAATAGTTCCATCAGGGAGTGTTCCATTTTTTAATAGTGATAATGCTTTTGCTTTGTCACTATCGTTTTTTGCAATATAAAGATATCCGCAATAATCATTGTGGGTATATGAACCATAATCGCCTTCACTAACAGTTTTAGATGAATCAGATAAAACATAAATCAAATTACAATCACCATCCAAATAAAAGACTTCAATTGTAGAATGATATGTTCTTTCTTGATACTGCCTAGCACCATCTGTTGATGAAACATTGGTAGTGTTCGATTGATGTGAATCTTCGTAGAGTGTTGTTTTAAACTTTATTAAATTGCTCATTTTATGTTATTTTAATAATCAATATCGTTTTCATCTTCATTATAATCTTCTTCTAAAGAAGGATATTTAGTTTTATCATTCCTTAGTGAAAACCATGGGTCTTGAAACATGACTTTTACATTATTTTTTTTGAAATCAATTCGATACTCATGCTTTTCGCCCTGTATAGTGCCTTGTGATAGATTAATTGATATGATCTTTTCATCAATCTTAGACTCAAACAAGTTCATCATTGCCACAACGTTACGTTTTGATTGCAACGGTGTTTTTCGATTAGGTAATGGCTTCATAGTATAATGGTTAAATCATCTTTTATTATCACATAATAAACATTCCATGCAGCTATCTTTGGCTTTCCGACATCGCAACCAAATGTGAGTTTACAATATTCCTTTAGTTTCTTCCGTTTATCTGAGATAGCAATCCTATTCCAGCCATCCCGAAAACCATTTGGGGCATGTGTTACTCTATATAAAATGTAGCTCATGTTATACTATAGCTAAATTAGTTGTTCTGATTAGATAATGCTTATCCCAAGTAAAGACTTTTGGTTTGCCAATATCACACCCAAAGGTAAGTTTACAATAATCACGATAACCGTTTCCATCAGGCTTAACGCTATATAATATGTAATTCATAATTCTTAGTTTTATGTTATATCTATTATACGTATGAACCGTATGAAATGTTACAAAAAATCACCATTATTTTCATAGTGGTGATTTTTTATTAGAAAATTCTTAATAGCCATGTATAGGCTTTAGGACTGATGCGATATATAATATTGCTACATTGACTTAACCAAACGTTATGCCAAGAACCAACATTGCACATATTGCAATCTTCTTTATGACTTTGATGCGCACTACAGATTGAGTACCATCGTTTCCGCCAAAAGAATTTACCACTATCGGCTTTATTGTTTTCCATTAGGAACTACTCCATTTATGATAGCCTTGAAGATGGTTGTATTCAATCTTACGAACTCTGGTGAGTATGATGCTTGTGAGAATTGTTCCTTATACTCTTTTGTATAATCTCTAATCCAAACTTCTTCATCGATGATGAAGATGAAGTCACCGACATTACAACATGCTGTTTTTTCAGGACAATTGTATAATGGAGTTTTCAACTCTGAAATCAAAACATAGGTTTCAATACCTAATCTGTTTTCCTCAACGGTTTTAAATCGCTTGATGTAATTACTTATTTTATTTAGAATTGCATTATCAAATTCTTTTTTCTTGACTACCATCGGTAATTGTTGTTAGGTGAATAAATTGTTGTATCTATTATACGTATATGTAGGTATAAATGTTACAAAATTACAGAAAATTTTCGATAAACCAACGTAATGGCTTATGCTTTAGGCATTCAGGTGTACTGGCAATCATCTGAACTAAGATAAGTTCTTCTAAGCTAGCACCTGTTTCGCTATCAATATCCGAATCCATTACATGAAATAGTTGTTGCGGAATATCTTCATTGATAAATATATCGAATTCTTCTTCTGTCATTTGCTTGGTTCTTTATCGTTGCCTAAACGAAAGCCAGTGAGTAATGTTTTATATCTTTCATAATAAAACTTAACAATTGGCATGTTATTCACGTAATCAGTGTTTTTATCATAGATATTATTAATACACCTATTCGATTTTATAATAACATCTGAAGTATCTTTTACTCCTTTAATTGTATCCTCATTATATTTTTCGACTGAATCAGGAACAATTAATTTAGCCATACTATCGAATTTAAGATGAAATATGCTATCATACGATTTTTTGGATAAGCGTATATCGCTAATCAATATGATAGATTTTTCAGATGCACTGTTGATATCAAAATAAAGAACACCTGCGATAACAATTATGATAATAATCAATATTGTTTTCATGATAATTAAACTTTAAATTATTCTATCTATTGAACCAAATTATGGTATCGAAATTCGGTCTGATTGCATTATTCTTCACATCAGAAGGATAAATTTCAATATCAGTTTCTTGATTTTCAATTACATATCTACCGAAACCATCATAATCAATAAAACCACCATCTTTAACACATTCAATAAAATTCTCAAGTGACATTACATCACCATATTCGCTTAAAGGTCTTAGAGTATACGGCATAATCATTTTTCTTTGCTGCATTAATTTGCGCATTGCATCGTTTTCTGGTTTCATGTGTAGTCGAAATTCCTCCCATGATTCATGAAATTCTTTCCAAGTGGAATTAGATTTATACATGTTATGTGTTTTATTCCATGTAGTTTCTTTTTCCTCAATTATATCTTCAATTTTTTCAATTTCTAAATCAATTTCTTCTATTCTGGTCATACTATTTTAAATTAAAAAAGGTCGCTTGATAATGGGTCGTATAGTTAATGACAAAACCAACGCCAAGGTCAAAGACTCTTCTCGCAACAAAGGCAAGGACAAAATTAAAGTCTGGTTTTGCGACTAATGATCATTAAGAGCGCAATGCTCTTATTGTAACTTAGAACGCAGCGTAGTCGTTTTATAAAAACCCTACAAAAAACTTTAAAAATGCGAGAAGACGGTTTACCATTTAAGTTTGTTAACTGAAAGTTAGTTCATAAAATATGTGTAAACCCATTACCAAGCATAGAGAACTGTAGACTAGGCTTGTGCTTCGTCTACAATTCACCCTTTAATATCGTTATTCTACTGAGAGAATTTTCATGAATTCATCAACGGTTGACTGAAAACGTGCATCAACGTTGATACGCAATGCTGCAACCTGCTGAATCTTAGCCTGACGTTCCTTTTCGAAGTCAGCCTGAATGCTTTTCATTTTCTGCTGTACTTCTTGCATTGCAGTTTGCCATGCCGATTGCAATAGATTATTAGCAGCTTCTGCTTCGTGTTGAGCATCTGCATTGATCTTTGCAATACGTGCATTTTCTTCTGTGGTTAAGTTCTTAACCTTAGCCTTGAAGTAATTAACACGCTGTTCGTAACCACGATGAAGTGTAGCAAGTTCTTCGTGTAATTTAAGTAGCTGATCAGCTGTGTGATGCACAGTAATTTCTACTGGTGATTTCATCCCATCAGTAATTGTCATCCATTCGATTGCTGGAAGCGATGGCAATTGAATTCTTAGATTGTCTAAGGTCGAACCTTGATGAATGAACTGTCCGATATGCGAAGCAAATGCTTCTGCTTCAAGATATTCATTTAGCTCTGCAAGTGAGAGTTGTTCCCAACCATAGCTTTCATTAACTTCTGAAAGCATATTCAACAGCGGACTGATTGTTTTAGGTCGTTCAGGCAATTCCACTGTTGAAGTATCAGCTGTTGCTGTTTTCCATTCCTTAAGCAAACTGTCTTTTGCTTTGATGTTCTCCATCAGGAATGCCTGACAAGCATGAAGCTTTGCCTTAGTTCCGAGCAATTCAACCACATTGGTAGGCATTGGCTTGCCTACATGAATGACATGAGATTTTACACCACCAACCCCATCGTTGATATTAACTGACTTGGAGTAGTTGTTAACTCCTGATAATTCATTTTCAATTTCTCTTGCTCTTTGATTGCAAAGATTGGAAATTGATTGAGCTTGTGATAAGCTTAATCCTGTTGCGCTAAGCGAGTTCTTCTTCATAACTGGTAAATATTAAATATTTTTAAACGTTGTTTTTGATTCGTGTACTTTTCTTAAATGTGAAATTGTCATCGAATGATTCACTATAAGCTGCATGATCGAACTCTACATCCCATCCTTGCTTACGATAAATATCTTCAAAATCCAATAGCTTCTTATCGTATAAATTTCTTTCAATCCCCTTTCTCATGTGTGGGTCAACAGTAGCCAAATATCTACTAACAACTTCTTTTAGTTTAAAATTAGCTGATGTGCCATTCCAACGTTCAACAATTAGTTCGTTGACTGCTTGAATAATTCCATCTGGAATTAGTTTGCTCTTTTCAGATGCAACATCATTAGGACTTATCGGCTGGATTTTCTCTGACATATGATTATTATTGTTTAATGATTACTCATTACTTCTATTATACGTTTGAACCTATGAAAATGTTACAAAAATATGAAAATATTTTTAATTTTTATTCCACTTAAAGAAATCACCTAGAATTCCCATCATTGTTGATTGCATATCAGGTGTGCTAAATTCCACACCAACACTTTTCTTATCGAGATCAACAACATATGAAATTAGTTCATCCCTTTCAGGTGTGCTGAATAACATGATGATAATATCTTGCTTTTCATCGCATTCCGATGTACGCATTTCACCGCTTGTAAGCTTTTTAGCTGTTTCGCTATTGGAATCAACCTTTGCGCCATATGCTTCGGTGATTAACCCTGCTGCTAAACAATTGTTTTTAATGCAGTAATCTCTAATGGTTTCAGTTAAAGCTATTTTATTAGTCCTGTCACCCATAAAATCAGGTGGTAGCTGAACGATTATTGGTTTCTCACCAGTGTAAAAGAATACGACTGGTACTAGATAACCACAAGTCTTGAAGTTATCAATCATTGCATCTTTCATTGCTTCTTTGAAAATATTGACCTTGCTTTCCATGATTATACCACATTAAGTGTAACTGTTTTGGTAACTGTCATTGTTGCAATAGGCTGAATTTCATCGGGCTTAATCATAGCAGTAAAACCACCTGATTGATAAAAATCAACTTCCTGACCATTAGCATCGTACTTGCCGTCCTTTAGCCTTTTACAAAAAACATGATGCCCACTAAAAGAATAGTCACCACTACCACCCCCATCATATTTAGTGTCTAACACGACAAATGCGCCTGCTTCAACTATGAATTCTTCAGTAGCACTAGGGCTTGCAACCACACTATCAATAAAGTAATTAACAGTATCTAATGATACATCATACCCTAGATTAGACTTGAATGCTAAGACAATATCTGATGCTACATTCGTCTTTTCTTTAGTAATATCAATGCTTGTTTTGATTGTAATACCAACAACAATACCCGACTTAGCTAATTTAGTACTAAGTTTTCTATTATCATAGATAAACTTTGATGGAAGTTCTGTGTAAACATCCATTCCATCTTGTAGTAAAATTACATCACCTACCTTTAATATTTTATGGCTCATGTTCTTTAGATTATGTTATATTCATTATACGTATGAACCTATACAAAAGTTACAAAATTTAATAATTTAATATTATTTTTACATAATAATAATGAAAGTCACCCTTAATATCAAATATATCAGCTACTTGTGATTCAATCTCAATTTTATCAATTGAATCTATTTCAGGCACAATAATAGGATTGCTTGAGTTAATAACATCTAATACCCTTCCGATAATAAAAAAGTTAGCATTGGTATTATATTGAATACATGAAAGGCTACTTAGTGAATCAACATTTAAGTACTTAGCAAAGACTGTATCAAAATCTTCATCGGGATGATATGCTTTCCAGTTTTCATGCCACTTGTAAGAAACAAGTATTCCGTATATAAAATATTGGTCGTTTATCATGGCTTGAATATTACTCCTATCATAAAATTATCGATTATTGCAATATTCTTATCATTAGTAATAAATCCAATCTTGTTTAAATGATCGAATAATTCGTAATCCCAATCGCATTCAGTTAGCTGATCGAAAAAATGTAGATATCCTCTGTTATTTTCATCAACGATTCCCCAATAGCTATCGTTTTTATTTTTATCGGTCATTATATTAAGGGTGAAGAACATATAACCACCATGATTTAATGCACGATATGCTTGTTCAAAATATTCAAACCTATCTTTTTGAGAACAATGCTGCAATACATTAACACAATATACGACATCAAAATATCCTTCATCCAATAGATAATCAGGAATTCCACTTTTTTCAATTTCAATAAAATTTGAATACTCTTTCAAACATTCTGGTATAATATAATCAATTCCAACATAATCGTAAGTATCTTTTATTTCACAGAATAAATTTCCATATCCATATCCTATTTCTAATAGCTTTAATTTTTCATTAACAACCTTATTAGATGTTAAATTATCTAACAATGATATAAGACCCAAATCTTTAGCCATTTTTAATGTGGATTCATTAACTTCTCTTATATTTTTGCAATAATTACCCGATACACTTAACAATGGGAAATGTTTTCTGCATTCTACCCAAAAATCTTTATTGTTAATATTATTAGGGTGAAATCTTTCAACAGCTTCTTTTTTAACAATTGATTGGTGATTACCATTATTAAATAATTTATCACTAATTACTAGGTTTTCCTCATGAAATGTAGTAACTCTTATTGTTGGTTTCAATGAAATGCCCGCCACCTTTTTTCTAAGATAATATTCGTTTCGTCTTAACGTAGCGAACCTAATGGCTTTAATTACATCAGTATATGTTTTCATAATCACTTTATTTTGAATCCATTATGATATTAATTAAGGCATTGGCTATTGCTTCAATATTATCTTCCTTAAATTTTTCACCCTCTGGTGATATATTCCAAAACATAAATCCTTCTTGCTTTTCAATAACCTCCATTTTTTCAATTTCAGCTAATGCAGTATCAATATCATCTTTATATGAAACAATAATTGTTGCACCTATCTGAATCACGCCATATTCATCCTTAAATAAATACCCTAATAATTCCATAGGTAGGTTAGCATAGAATTTAGCCTTATAGTAAATTTCTTTTGCAGTCATAGCTTAATAAATTAGTTTATATGCAATATACATTAATACCAAATGTAATGTGTTATCAGTTAAAGCGTATGTATACGCTTTAAATCCGCCCTCTAGTGCATCATTCAAATTAATTTCGGGTTTATCATCAGGCATAAAATTTAGCTTATTGTTTTTATACCAATCATTTTTAGTTAAGAAATCTTTTAATCCACTGCCTTTGATATGGTGCATATAAGTCTCACCAAGTGAGTACTTATCGATAAAAAAGTGTGACAAAAATACGACAATTATCCATATAAAATCAAAGTTTCCCATGAATAAGCATACTGCAAATGTATATAACATACAATGAATAATGCATGCAATATATCCCTCAAGACTATTCTTGGTCTTATTGTGTGCCATGTAGTCTGTTTGGAAGAGGTAATCACCCACCAAATGCCCTAAAAATAACTCAAACATAATGATTGTTTTTAAATATGTTTACAAATCGATTTTAATTCTTCCCATGTAGGTTTTGTGCCTTTAGGTACGAAAAATTCAGTATATTCTTCGTCATATTCATCAGTTAAATAAGGCTTGCCATCTACTAGTTTAAGATACATGCCATCAAATGGTGCACCATCAGTAATAAAATGACCAATGCTTGAAGAACAAGAAAGAAATGGATTAAACTCAGCAAGTTCTTTTATCCAGAATTCAGTCATATCAAACCAATCCCTAACAAAATTTCCAGAATAAAATGTTTTTGATTCTTGTCTTTCAGAAGTGCCTTTTATGAAGAAAAGTGAAATTTCTACACCTTTATAGTTCAAATCTTTTTTTCTGCTGAATTCTTCGTAGTTAATTCTAACGACTGCCATAATAGTTTTTTATTATTATACGTATAACAACAACTATTTGTTACAAATTTCTGGTAATAATTTTTCCAATGAATCTTCATAAGAAAATACAATATTCATTCTTTCGACTTCATTTGATTTAATTGCTGCATCAAAGTTAGCTTGCGTTGTTCTACCAAATTCTTCACTCTTGCCGAAGAAATATATTGTATTGGTTTTTCTATCAACATAGAACCTACCACCACCACTGACATTATTTTCTTTTCTTGGGTCAATCAGTTTATAATGATAATCAACATTGCCCATGAGTAATACGCCATGATTTATTAAAAATTTAGCTGCCATTATGTTATTTTTTTAAATTATTATAAATTTCAATTTCATTATCAAGCATTACCATTCTTAGTTCAGCAGTATCAACACCAAAAAAATAATCAGGATTTATTGTCTTACCTTCTTCTTGATCACCAAGCATAATAACAATGCCCTTTTTAGTCGATTTCACAATTTCCCTTATGAAAGCAAAATTATCATCAAATGAATATGACCTAACAGAAATTCCCATTATGTTTTTCGGTTTATTGATCTCAACAATGGGTAATTCATTTAAAAACATATCTGTTTTTTGATCAATAGGCAGCATTATATTATATTTAGGGTTAATTGTATCTGTATCAATATCATACGTAAATGTTGGGTGAAATATGAAACGAATCTTAGTAATAGGAATATTATTATCTAACAATAAATTTCTGTTTTTAAGTATCAACTCTTTTTGATATGGTGTTAATTCTTTATCACCTATTTGGTGCTCTCTATACACATGCATAACTTCTTGTTGCTGTTTATACATGGCTTCTATTTCAGTAGCGTTTATGTTTATTTTTTTCGAGAAAATTTTAGCCCATATAAATTCAACGAATTTATTAACAGACCTGTAAAGTGCTAAGCAAATTACAATAATAACGAGTAATATGATCATTGAATCCATGATGATTAGTTTTTAATTAATAATACTTTTTAACTCTGGTTTTCTTACTGAAGCGTCTTTTTCTTGTAATTACTTTACGAATATCGAAACAAATATCCAATATTATGATAAATAAAACAATCATAACCATTATGAATATAACCAATGTCATTGATTTATATATTATTGATAACATTAATACTGTTTCCATTATGCTTTTTTCTTATTAATACGTATGAGAAGCCCAAAAGGTTACAAATTATTTTTTTAAATAAACAATAAAATTTATTCCACCAGATGTTATTGAATAAATTCCCATTAATTGCGTACAGAATTCTTCTTCAATTCGATGGCATACTTCACCAAATTCTCTATCTTGATCGATGCTACTATTAAGATGCATGCTGATAGCATCACGCATGCATTTTACAGACCAAAAATCATTATGTTCATACGCCATTTCAGACCAACCATCAGGAATTAAACCTCTTAGAATTTTTATGTTTCTAAATTCACCTAGCAGTGTAGAATCAATACTTTTCATTATATTAAAGTTTTATATTCTTCCGCTAATGCGCAATACATAACATTTGTGGTATCATCAATATCAATGGTACTACGGTATGCTGACATATCATATGGTATACCACTTAAGGCATATGCATCATCAATATCAAAAAATTTCACGTTTTTATTCTTATTGAAGATTTCAACCAGTTCACAAAACCCAATTCTCAATAGCATTTCTTCTCTTGAAATTTCATTTACATTATGAATAGGCATTGCAGGTACTGGCGACCAGTGAGTTACTTTCACCCAATTTCGTTTACTATCTTGAAAAGATTTACAGCCCATGTTCCAATAACAGAACTCAATGGATTTGTATATCTGACTTTCACCATTTCTACGACCACCCAATGTATTTTTAAAATCTTCCTTAGTTAATTTTCTTTCAACAACACATAGATAACTTCCGCAATAATCGCCTTTGCTTCCAGAACCATCAAAAGGAAGATAATCCTTCATTGAAATCCATTTTTGTTTTGATTCAACGTTTAGTACTCTTACATTCATTGAATCATCATATACTTCTTCTTTCATGTTAGATTATTCTGTTTAATAATTGTAAATTACCACTATTAAGGCTATTAATTCTTTCAAACCTACTAAGATACATATCAAGTTCTTCAATAAAACCTTGTGGTTCACATGATAAAGCTTTAGGCAAATTATCTACTTCATCTTCACCCCCACATTCAAACTTTAATAGTTTTTCTTCAATAGACATTGTTAAGTCATGGTGTTCATCAAGCAATTTCTTTAACTTAAATAATCTATTTAAAAGTGCTGGTGTTGGGTCAGGGACTACAATGCATTCAATCTGAGGTAATCTCCATGCTTCATTTTTTGATTGTTCATAATCGAGCCAATCAGTTTCATCTATACAATAATTAGATTTAAATTCTAATATTTTTTTTTCAAGATTTATACTATCACCAATACTTTCCAAGCGTGATATTTCAACAAGTCTTTCCGTTTCACGTTTATCAAAAACTCTTGATAAATCGCTTAATGAATCTTTTGATAATGTTTGGATTAATAAGTCTGCTCTTTTGTTCATATGTATTATTATTTAATATTATTATTTTTTATTTCTAAATATTGGTCTGTTTGAATATGAATTAATTGAATCAAAGTCATCATCATATAATTTCTGTCTTTTTTCCATTTTATCACAAGCACTTTTAAAACTATTACTTGCTTCAACATCAGCATTCTCTTTTAGAAAAATATAACTGCTTTCGATTTGAGCTAATCTGCTGCTACGTGATAAAAGTATTTCATAATATTCGTTTGAGATATTCATATACACTATTATTTATTTCTTATTTTATCACGAACTTCCATCAATGCTTTACCCAACAGGTTTAGACCTTTCCAGTTAGCTTCATCTAAACACTTTTCATTGGTATAGTGCAATCCAATTCCCCATATAACATCATAAGGAGAAGCTTCAACCAAAACTTTATTTTCTGATTCTAATAAAACTCTCTTTAACATATGATTTTGATTGAACTTTTCGAATACTATACTAACCATAATATCATATGAAACTTCTGACCAAGCATCAGCATCAAAGTTCTTAACTAATCTACCTAATGCTTTAGCTTCTGACGGTTCTGGAGTTCTTACAATTCTTTCAGCCATTTCCATATCGTGAAAGTAAATTGCTTTTTCCCACATGAAGCATTGTTCTGAATTATAAAAGGTAATACCTTTATATCTGAATCTACACATGCTTGAATACCAATTGGAAAATTCACCATTCCAAAAGAATATATGTGTCGGAGTTTCTAATTCGTGCATGTTAATCTAATTTAGTTGTTAATACAGTACATGATTTTTCTGGTCGTGAGAATGCAACATACCTTAGTTTATTGCGTTCAACTATATTTTGATTATCATTCATATCATTTTCCATGCACATAACGTGTTGGTAAGTAGAGCCTTGTGATTTATGAACGGTTAGAAAATATCCATAGTCAATATCTTTAACAATAACATCACCTGAGCTACGATATAATCCACTATGATATTTATTAATATTAACCATTAATAGATTACATCGTCTAAATTCATAATATTTTTTCCATTTTCGTTTATCATCCTTACCCATGTCACGAAAGAAGTCATGCATTTGAGCATACAGATGTAGGTTTTCGTGATCGTTACTATCAATTATGAAAACATCATCAAATTTAAACTTACCATGTGCAAGCTCTTCTCTTAACTTAACATGATAGCCATTAATACCATAGGAATTTTCTTCGAGTTTAGATTTATCAACAACCCTATAATCAGCAGAATTTTCAATAATATTATAAATTTGCCTTTCATTGGTTACTGTTCGATATCCCATTAAGACATCATTAAGCTCAATTATATCCGTAGTATGTTCGAAAAGTTCATCACGAATAACTTTATTGGCTGACATAACTGTATCGTTTTTCCATGCCAACCCTCTTACGAAATCAGTATCTTTTTTAAATTCATCAGTGGAGAATTTTTCCAATATTAACTTACGAAATTCTCGTTTATCAATAGTAAATTGAATGCCCTCACCTAAATCATTTATATTTGTTATTCGATTATATCCACCATCATATGAATTTAAATTGTTTCTAAGCGCATCATAAATTGGCATTAATGGATTACTGTTACACTGTCTTTCAACTTTGGTTAAGTAATGAACGATAATATCCTTGTCAGTGAAAACACAACTCATAACTTCCTGAACTGGAGGAAGTTGTGCCGAATCACCAACAAATAATATCTTTGTTTTACTACCGCTAATAATTTCTTTTAGCAACTCATATAGCTTACGAGGAAGCATCGATGCTTCATCAATAATTACTAGATTATAATCTGTAATTTTTTGTGGCGCAATTGGCTGAAACTCAGGAGAATTCGGATTAAAATTTTCAATAGAGCAATCAGGGCGAAGTCCAAGTAATGAATGCATAGTTTTCCCTTCTCTTCCAGTTACATTCGAAACTATTTTTTTTGCCTTATGCGTTGGTGCTGAGACGATTACACCACGATGATAGTTATCTAATATTTTTTTTACGATAGTTGACTTCCCGGTTCCTGCGTACCCTGCAATTGTAAAAAAGTTTTTATCACTATTAAGCCATTGTTTAGTTTTATTAACACCTGTAAACTGATCATCGTTTAATGTAATTAATTTACCTGTTGGTAATAATAATTGACTATCAGCCACAGGTGTTGTTGCAACATATTTCTCTTTAAAAACATTATCTAAATCGAAATTATCAAAGATGTTGTCAAAATCATTCGGCATATTTTTTTCCATTATTTTTTATTTTCTACGAATTTCCCAATATTTTGATTTTCCAGCACCATGAAATTCATAAATATAATCATCACCGCATGCTTTAAATTCATAAACCTTCCTGTAATCAAAATTATTTTCATTTTTCTTTAGCCAATTCCAAACTTCATAACAATGAAATTCTTGATATAGCTGTTCGCTATACGTTGGTTGTGGCTTTTGATTGATGATTGTTAGAGTAATACCACCAAAAAATATTACAATAACCAATATTAACATCGTTAATAAACATCCTGCTTCTGATTTATCACTCATAGTTTATACTAGCTGAATAGAAATTCATTGCTCTCATGATTGTTTCATTATGATTGAAAGCCCATTCATAATTCTTTTGCTTTGTTATGAAATCAAAATAGTCAACCCACTTTACCTGTGCTGTTTCATGACATACGAACTTCTCAATATCCAACGGAAACAATTGCATATCATTGCCAATATTATAAACAGATACATATAGCAATGATACGTTTTGATGCTTATCGGTGTTAGGATTATCTCTTACTTCAAACGGATGCTTGTCGTTATTAAAGACCCGATACTTTTCAAAGTCCCATAAATTTAACGATGTTTCTTCATGGACTTCACGGCACATTCCATCATAACCAGTCTCGTTCCAGTCCAAAAAACCACATGGAACTCCCCATTTTGATGCTTCATCACGCATTTTATTCGACCTTTGTGTTAAAAGCACATATGTATGACCAAGAAGATCAATGAAGAATACTACACCAACAACAGCAGGTGCTCTTGAAATCCAAAAATCTAGATTTGTTGCAATACCGTTATTGCATTGATAATAAACTTTAATGCGTTCGTTTGGAACATTATTAAACTTTGGCTCGCTCATTTTCTCTTATGGTATAAAGGTTTTCACTTAGAAACATTGCAATATCAAACAAATCTTCCTTGTTTAATGTTTTAAAAATTTCATTTGATTTATCAAAAGTTACTAAGGCTTGTGCTAAACGAGTCATTGCACTCAATAGCTCAACAGGATTATTATCTTTTACATCATCAATAAACTGTAGTGGATAGCTTTCCATAGCTTTAAGATTTTCAGACCTTAACACTACTTTTAGTAATCGAGTTTCCATTTTTTCTTTCTTTAATAATTTTTTCTTTTAAGGTAAAAATCCTCATAGTACCTAAGCGAGCTATTCTAAACTGTTCAGCTTCAGTTAGTTTTCTAGCACCTTTGATTTTCTTTGGTGTACGTTTGATATGTGCCCTAACCATTTCAATCTTTTTGTAGTTTAAATATCTTTCACATACTATAATTCCTGCATGTTCAGGTATTAAATCAATGCACTTGTCAATTAAATCAATTGGCATTGCGTAATAAAATTCGGATATTCTATGCTGTACATCAATATGCTGATGATTTTTTTTAAGGTCAGCCATGAAATCAGACTTACTGATTTTAATTTCAATCTCAACAGCCAATCCACTTTTTTTAATTAAAAACATATCACATTCATGCATTCCTATAAGTCCCCATGATATATTAGGCACAATTATATTCTTTCTCACATCAAAGAGTTTAGCAATAGCTACCTCAATTTCAATAGTTTTTATTGGTGCGTTAATAGTTGAGGTTATTACAGCTTTCTTTGATTTTACCCTTTTGGGTTGTAACATCATAATAAATTTGTGCTTCCTTTAGTGTTATTTTTGTACTAGCTTTAATAGCTGCGACCTTTTTATCGAAATTAACCTCTTCCTTATTATGGAAATGAAAGCTATTTTCGCCAGTATAATCAGGGTGTTCATCAACATTTACTTCAACATTATAACCGTTATCCTTTAACAGTTTTTCGAGTTGCAACATCATTGTTGACTTACCTGTGTTGGCTCTACCTGCGACAATAATTGAGATTTCTTTATTCATGATACAATTGATTTTATAATGATTATTTTAAAGTTTTTGCAAATTATTTAGTTGATCAATTCCTAGCGTTCTATTATAAACAGTTAAGTAATATTTTCTTAATGTAGCTAATTTAGGTGGTTTAGCATAATATTTTTTATTCTTTTTATATAATTCATTTATAGTTTCAGCATAGCATAAGTCAAAAACTTCAATGGTTTTAAGTTTCCAATCGTATTGTTTCTGTTCACCATCATTAATTATTTCCATTAAATACCTTAATGCAACTCTTGTTATATCATCAGTTAATGCACGTTTTATTTTAAATTTTTCCCATTCATTACCACATGCATTACAATGGTTTACTTCTGTAGTTTCAATTGAAAACGAACTGTCGATATCACCCATTCCAAACCAAAACGACCCTGATGTATTTCCTTTAGATTGAACATTACATATTTTATTTACGATTTGATCTTTTTTAGCTCGGCAATTAGGACAATTGTGGTTGTGAAATTCTTCTGATTTCAATTCATCCTGATATTCAGCATCCGCAATTTTCCTACATCTATTTTCAACCATATCAAATTGAATTGATATGTAGCTTTTCTGTAGTCTATTGGGAAAATTAAAATACTTTCGTAAACATGTTATTACATCCATTGTTATGCCAATTTTTTATCTTTCAATAATTCACGGAGAAATGCGTTCTTAACTCCACCGATTAATCGAATCCATTGTTTATAGCATTCGCTATATTCGGTTTTTAATGATTCCAAATCTTTTATTCTAATTAGAACAGCATCCGATCCTTGAAATTCATAATTTTCAATAATATGATCTTTAAAATCAGGATAATCCTTTTTATTAAATACTCTTTCATCAACAAGGAAGCACAAAGAAGTTAAAGAATTATTCAAATCTGGCTCACGAAAATATGTGAAATTAATTCCGTTAGCATTCAGCGAATCACCTATTTGATTCAAGCTACCTAATGGATTTCCTTCAATATCAAGTTCGTCATTTGTTGTTCCACCGTTAAGAATTATCCAAGTTTTCCAGTTCAATATAAAATCTTTATATTCATCAGTATTGCCATAGGCTAAAGCATAATCTAATGCTGCATGACCTGATTGAATTCCTTTATGCACTCCGCCAAGTTGGTAGATAACAAAGAAATACATTCTAAGTTCCAATAATTTATCTTCCATGTTTATTGCTTTTATGTTTTAATACGTGAACGATGAATAGCAATAGAATACATACTATTGAGAAAGTAATTACTCCTAAGAATTCTCCTATAGCTTCCATCGTTCAAATTTACTTATTATAATTCGTTAATCCTATGATTTCTCAATTTAATTAATGGTTATTTATTATACGTTAATGAACATAGTTTTGTTACAATAAATTAAATTTTTTCTTGAAAAAACTTATATAATACAGATAATGACCACTTTGGTCTCTTTCCATATAAGTAACGTCATAACCGATTCTAATTAAAAACCGTATGATCTCGCTATCAAGGTCTTTAGGAAATGGAATATATATTGATCTGCGCAAAGGGTTTCTCGTTCTGAATGACTTAATTGCATTTAAGATTCTTCTGATCTGATCGTGTCTTTGCTTTCTCATTGCAGTTTTAAATACCTTATCTTGAAAGTCCAAAAAATTTACATGCTCAAATTTTTTTCTTTCAAATAATTCAGGAGTCAGTTGTTCTAATAACGAAATCCTGAATTCTTGTGTTGCAGGTGTAAAAACGGTATAACCATCATTAGGATTTCCTTTAACGATTATACCGTTTTTAATATATTTTAATAATTCTTTATTCATGGGTTATAGATTATCAGGAATTCTTGACATTAGAAAATCTTTTTCTATTGTAAAAACAGGTGGCTCAACAACTAACCACTTACTACGAAGATAACTACCATTACTAATTCCATCATCATTAGCAGGTAAAGTCCAAAGAAGTTCTTGCTTTTCGATAAACCTTCCCTGTTTATACTTAATAGCGTAATCGTCCCAATTTATGCCCATTTCAAGCACCATTTCCTGCTGTTTGGTAACGTTCTTACCATTGAGTTCATTGTGACTGAAAATGCTCTGTGCAACGCTAGAAACGCTATTTCTGATAGTATCTCTTTGCCTAGCAATGAAGTAATTTGCAACTTCTGACTTAGCTGGAACAGTAAATACACGTGAATCAAATTCAGCTTGCTTTAACTTGGCTGCATCTAAGAACCATGTCCAATTAATTTGATCAGTACCATTATTATATCTTTCAACATAAAATCTATTTGTCCTTAGTTGATTGAATTTAGAAGTTGCCATGCTTGCTGAAATACTACAGATTTTTTGTATATTTCCATCAAACCAAGCATCTGTTTCAATTTTTTCAAAGTCAGTCATTAAGATTGATATTTCGTCTGACTGAACAAAAGCAAATTTAGCACCCTGTATATTTTTACATAAGTAAATTGCTGTTTCATCCATATCATTCATTAAGCCATCATCAAATGGCTTTTTTAAATTCTTACTATAAGAATGAAAGGCTTTGCCGTCTAAACGTATGATACTGAACGCTCTACGTGGAAGAAAAGACTGTGTTCTGCTTTCATAGTTCTCCTTCATTCTTGTCATTACTTGATCTTTCATAATCAATTATTGTTTTATGGTTTTTAAATGTATTATCTTAGTCACGTCATTATACAGTTCGATTTCAATATCAGCTAGGTTATCCAAATAATCAAATAATGAAAATTCATTTATTTGGATTTCACTACGGAAGTCTTTGATCTTTTGCCTATTGATATATACAACCTTGCACTCCATTATTTTGTTATATATCTCGCAATTGTTTTTAAATAATTTTACATACGCAGGATTTGTTTCGTTTATCTTAACAATAACACCATTGCCATGTACCCAATATTTAAAATCGCCAAGTTCTAAAAGATATCTATCATAAACTAATGGTTTACCCAAAACCTTTCTTTTATCTCTATATGATATTTTTTTTGTGGTAATTTTCTTGATCATTGGAAATAAAAATCCAACAGTTTTCTCCAGAGAACCATCGGAATTTACTTTAGATAACTTTGCAAGCATATTTTTAATTAAAAATGTTGGTTATTTTCAATGATTCATTATGTTTTATTGAAAATAACCAACAGATCACTATTTTTATTTGAAATGTTCTTCGTTCTTTTCTTCATCGAAGAAATATTGTTTAGCTATTTCCGAAATGTATTTTGCAACATCTTTTAATTCAAATCCAGCATCAGTGATAATATCGATATCTTCTTTAACTACATCAGTAATAACCATTTTCATGTAATCGCCCATTTTCTTTCTATCAATATATCCACCATTCAATAAGTCACAGGCTTCGGTAAGCATTTGTGATAACCTCCATGATGGCGTTACTTCGTCAGCTAATTCTCTCAATGCAGTTATTCTTTCAGTGTCAACCTCATGAATAACCTTTACTTTAGAGTTTGAGTGCTTCAAGCCTTTGGATTTGAACGTATAACGATTATCGCTATCATCATAATAAGAAAATACCAGCCCTTCCCCAACACCACTAACGCCAAAGTATTTTCCAATAGGACATTCATCTTCAACCTCTAACGTTAATTCAACTATTCTATTTTGAGCTAATTCTGGTTGATTAAAATCAACCTCGACTTCATATGTTTTAAATTGAAGTATGTTATAGATTTGTTGATCGTTAATCATTAGATGTTTGAAGTTCTCAATGTCCTGATATGCACCATCAATTCTAACTGCAAATATGATAAACATTTTAGGTAGTTGAGCAATAGCAACACCCTTTTGTATGGAAGAATTATGTACCAACGTATAATTTGCAAAATAATTATGATTATCCTCCACCTCTATATCATATTTTACTTTCAACCATTCGTTTACTGGAGTATAGCTTTCAATATCTAATATATTTGCTTCAATTATGGATTTATCGTAATCATTTAAATAATGCTTCCACCAAGTTATTTTTTCGACTTGTTGTAGGATAGTTGGTAGTTTATAATTAAAGCTGGTAATTACATATGGTGCAATTGTATATAAAAAAGATGCAGCACCTTCAACAGTAAATCTAATATCATAACTAAAATCATTATTATTTCCAGTATTACTGATATTACAATAATAGCCATGAGAATTAAACCAGTCTTTAATCAGTTCAACATTTTTACGTCCAAATCCTTGACAATGTAAATTACATCTATATTGTCTATTTCTTCCATTATGATTAATAATCGACCCATCATCCATATACCAAACAGCTAATGCTAGAGGACTTAACTTGTTTAAATAGTCAACAGTTACTTGTTTTGAAGTAGAATTGTTTAAATGTAGTTCATCATATAAATCGGTTATTTCTGGAAATGCTTTAGTGGAAAAAAATTTCATGTTACTTCCATGACCGCTAATACCTGTTCGTGGTTTAGTAAAGATATTTGAAAAATTTTCCTCTATAAAATCATTATAATGCTTTTGTTTATCATCTGAATGAGATATGGTGATTATATTTTTCTGTAAAAATGAACCATCACCTAAAATAGTTCCCATTAAAAATTGTTTAATGTTATGAGCTAGAACCTTTCCATTTGTAATTAATTTATCATCACATTTCAATTCAGAAGCAAATTTTTCGAGTATTATATTATCTTCAATAACAAAAAATTTATGATTAGGAGTGGTGGTAACACCAGTGGATTTTCCACCTCTTTTTCGCCTTTGAATATTAATTTTCAGCCAATCATCTGTCTTCCCGTTATTATACCAATTAATAATTTTTTTCGGCTCAAGAATTCCGCTATCGAAATTATATGACATTACCTCAACAGCTAATTTTTGATTAACAATTTTACCGATAGGCATTGTAGTTCCATCTGATAATAATATTGGTGTTTGGTATGAAAAACACCCAGCCCATTCTCCGTAGATAACACATGATTCGTTGAATTCGATATTATCGAAAAGCTTTTGATAATCCTTTGAAAGCATTGCTGCCATAAATCCAGCGTTATCTTGAGTAAGACTTAGTTCACGTTCTCTTGATTGAAAGGAATAATATGGAATATTTAACTCGTTGATATACTTGCAGATGGCAGAATTTGTTCCATGTGCTTTTACTGTACCTCTGAATTTTAGCTTAGGGTATGACTCTTTATGTAAATAAATTGCATCACCATTTTCATCTTTTCCTTGATAATCATGTGTAGATTTAACGTTATGAATGACATTTCTAAACTGTCCTATTTCTGTAAATTTTTTCATAATAATTGTGTTATATTTTAATGTGATGAATAAAGGAATCGAACCCTTGTTCTCCCAACATCAAGTCGGTGTATCCTATCCGCTTAGACGAATTCATCATTTATTATTAATCAACAATATATTGATCATCATTAATAATTTTAATTCCTTCCAACAATTGAATACTGTTAGAATCAATAATTGCAAGAGTATGTGGATGATGATTTTCAGCTAAATATTTCATTGAGAAGCTGAATGCATCAGCAAATGTCATTTTATTAATTTTATCCATAACAAATGCCATGAAACATGCTTCTTCTTGCTCAGCTTCTTCTGCATTTAGTGGACAAGCATCTGATCTTCTTTGCCAAAATTCATGCAATAGATTTGGCAATTCGTTTACGTTAAGTGATGTAATATCTTTATTAGGGTTCATATGTGTTTTATTTATTTTGGGGGGGAGTATGGGATTCGAACCTATATTTGCTACTTTTGGCTGCTGTCCTTTCCAATTAGACGAACTCCCCATTGTTGTTTATAATATTCTCATTAGATGTAATCCTTCTTCTGCAATTCTTATTTGTGTAATAACGTAGTTTCGAGTAAGTGAAACAAGTAATTGATCAGCGCCACGTTCTTTCCACGCAACTAACTTTTCGTTGTATTCGTTTCTCAATAACTTTAATAGATATAATTGATGATCAATTATAATATCTTCATAAATTATAAGGTGCTCGGTAGATTCTATTCTTGTATGTAAAATCAATTTATATACCCTGTTAAAGTTACTTATAAATGTTTTAACATAGTCACGTTTAGAACTTCTTGGCATGGCTGTTATGATCTCATTTATATGATCAATAACGGCATTTTGGTTACGATTCGTCTTCATTTTCATAATGTGTATCCTTTCTTACATTTATAATTTCTTCTTTAACTTTCCGCCATGTTTCTATGTGATCAATAACTGATGTTGATAAATCACCCATTACGATTACACTATTCAAATCACTGAACGATTGAAATAGATTAATTATTTCATTAACAGCAATTAATGCATAGATTACTGAGAATCTTTTATATCCACAAACAGAATGAAAACTTTCAATTAGTTCATCAGCCTTTTCTTTCGGTGTTAGTCCAGTAACATTTCCAATTGTTATGCTCATAATATTTCTCTTGTTTCAATTTCTACTTTAACCTCATTCCAAAAATCAATATCTGGATTTTCGAACATTGCACATCCATATCCAGTAGCTGTAACCAATTTTGGTAGTGCATTAATTATGTGTTTAACTGCAATCAATGCGAAATTTCTTGTATCGTTAAGATGTTTAGTTCTGTCCCAATCATCGAATTTCATTCCATTAACGGAAACAATAGTACCTATCTGTGGAATTTCCATGAAAAAATCATGAATTAATTCATCAGCCATTTCTTTTACCTTCTTTTCTTGATCTGTCATATTGTTTTTAATTAAAAAATCATTCCAATTGTTAATCCACTACCATTACTTGAGCTAAATCCACCGAAAGTAATTGGATTGAAACTCGTTTGTGATATAAACTTGATTGACATTCCCAAATTCGGATGCCACCCTCTATATATAACAGGCTGTTGATTATCGTTTATTCGCATAGTTGTAACATTTGTCATTCCAAACGTAGCACCAATCATAACACAATTAGCTAAATTATAGCCTAAAAAAACATTGGTTGCTATATTATCACTTAGCTTTGGCTTGATTGGATTATGTGTAACTACACCAAACGAACCACCATAGATAAATCCACTTTTGGTAATGTAGTTAACATCGACCTTAGTTAGATTTTCAAACAAGTGTTTATAAAATATGCCTTGTCCGATACTTACTTCAAATGCTGGTTGTTCAATAACAGTACGAAGACCATAACCACCCATAATACCTCTGCTGTTCCAATCACATTGCGCTTGCGATGTAAATGATACAAATAATAAGATTACCAATAATAACTTTTTCATGTTATGTGATTTTAATTTTTTAGTAATTGGAGCAGGACTCGAACCTACATATATCTGTAACCAACCATCCAGTCGATAAACCCGATTTAGCCCAATAGATGATTCATTTTATAGGGTTTAGTCAGGCGTGTTTACCATTCCACCATCCAATTAACAATTTATGGTTTGAATTGCATCGAGTTTCAGTGTACGCTAGCTAATTACGCAATTTGTTTATACTGACTTACCTCAAGAATGCGCTTCTTGTCTGCAATTCTACCACAATATTTCTTTTGCTTTTAATGCTTTTTCAATATCAACAATTAAATAATAATCAAAGATTGACATTGGATAAGTCGTTATGAATTTCATATGATATCCTGTTAATACGTTGCCCTTTACTTGCATATCACCAATGATTACTAACTGATGATTTGCTCGACCACCTTGACCAAATACAATTGGGTTGTTCCATTTTTTGATATGTGTGAAGTTGTATTTACCTTTCATTGGAACGCCAACTCTTATTGTATCACCAATATTATACGTGTGTTTTGCTTCACCAACATATGATACGTAATATCCTTTTTTAGTTAGTTCACCAAATTTGACTACTTGTGCGTTAACGCTAGATATTGCCAATAGTAATCCGATTAATAGTAATAGTTTTTTCATTTTGTTTTTATTTTAGTAACCGAGATAGGATTCGAACCTATATTTTATGTACACTTAAACTTCACCAGAACGCATCATCCGCCAATAAATGCTTCACATTTCGGCTAACGTGGAGAGGCTACGACCCTACTCTTCTTTCAGTGAATGCGACTACCAATTTCGCCACTCGATCATTTTATTTCTGTGATTGAAACTGGACTTGAACCAGTACTTTATAGACTTTCGACTGCCTAATAAAGATTTTTCGGACTACTTGAACATGCACACTTTCTCGGCTGTTCTCTCTCGTAAAGATTATTAGTCCTTACCATTCCCGCAGAACGTTACTTGCGGTCATTTCATCCTAAGCGTTTACCAATTCCGCCATTCAATCATTTTATTTAGTGAGGATGGGTAGTCTCGAACTACCATTTTATTGCGACTCGTCAGTCACGCACCCATGTCATCCTCTTTCAGATTATGTGATCTGCATCATCACAACACCAATTGATTCACTCATGGTTTCCTTGACTCTTTCTGGCAGTCAAAGATGCTTTTTCCCATTTAAGCTACATCCCCGATTATTTTTATTATTGAATGGAACTGCATTTGCACCTTGCACCGATGGTCATAGGACACTCACAAAATCTCGATATAATTGTTTGCCTTTTGCTGCCATCTTACGTAGAACTCGAAACCACGATGTTATATCCATCCTTCTTGCGTAGCAATTCTTTTACCTTGATTAGAGCATTTACAGTTCCATCCAATAATTAATATTATGTAATTTTTTTATATATGTTAAATTCTTTTAATTTTCTTTCATGATAACCCTGAACTGTTCGGTCAGGATTACCTGTTTTAAGTGCGATATCGGCTTTAACTGTATTGTAAGTTTCATCATCGCATAAAACTTCTTCAGGTGTGCTATATCGCCAGTAGAGATCATACGATTCATGATTTCTCGACTCAGCAATATGCCTTTGCATATCTTCAAGAGTAAGCGAAAATATAATACCATCTGGTCTTGAACCCCAACCCGCTTCGTATTCTGTGCAATATGATAAAAACAATATGTTCATCTTGTTCCTTTTCTTATTATACGTATGAGGGTAGTTAAATGTTACAAAAAATCACAATTTTTTTAATAATAATGAAAATAATTTAATTTCAAGTATTTATGTTAAAGTTCTTTGATATTGTTGGTTGTTGTTGGAAAACTTTAACAACATAAAATCAAAAAAGTAATATAGTTATTATATTGACAAGACATTAATAATCATTAGTGAATCAAATTAGTAGTCAATTATTAAATAACAATTAAATGCAATTCTAAAGTTTAATTACAATAGAATAGTGGGTATGGTAGTTTACCTATTAGTTATAAAACTAAAAACTAATTTAATTTAGAAACTATGAGTTAGTACTTTTGTTACAAAATATCCAACTTTTTTTCAATTTCTTTTTGATTAATAATAGCATCTTGTTGTGCTGTTATTATTACCTGATCTAAGTGACTCCCAATCACTCTTTTATCAAACCAACCAACAGTACGCTGCCTTTGATAATACAATGACAATATGCTGTTTAATAGCAATAGCTTATCATGAATTTCTTTATCAAGTATTGAATTTGACTCAACCAAATCATATTCTACAACCTCTAAATAGCTCATGTCAACATGTGGAAGATTATGATTATAATAACTAATCACATCCTCTTCTGTTGCATCACCACGCATTAAATCAGGTGTCTCGCATGTTCCTAAGAAAACTTTTCCACCTAATTCAAATGATTTGGCAAACTCTTTAGTTTCTTTAAATCTTAATACTTTAACCTTCATGATAATAATGATTAGAACTTACAACCTTTTCATGACAATTCATGCACTCAAATTGATACACTTGTGGCTCACCAGCTTTAACAATTGTATACTCAGTACCATCAGCTAGCTTATGTGTATTTGAGCTAAGATTTCTATAGTGTACATCACCACCACAATGCTTACACGTATATACATAGTGTTCAAAGCATCTAGGTGTGCCAAGTAATACTTTATCGTTCTTACCAACAAACCAAATGTTTTTAATACCCTTGGTTTCGTATGTGAATTTTTCATTACAATCATTGCACTGGCAAGAAGTAATTCTATGATTCATATCTTCACCAAAGTAGCCAACTAATGTTGTTGATGTGCTACCTTTCGAATATTTTTTGATTCACAATATGGACAGAATAAACCCTTTTCATATAGAGTCTTGTCGGGTCGTTCTGTTACTAATTCTAAGAATTCGTTCATTTTCCTACGTCTTTAATTAAACATTTAATTAATCGCCTAATATGATTATATTCGGGTGTATTACTTAATTTTTCGTTTAATTCATTGTTTAAATCATTACAAAGGCTATTTGCAAATCTTTCATTTAAAATCAGTCTGCTGTATTGCCACCATATACCAAAGCTTCTTTTTTGAACTAAATAAACATTGGTTAAATTAAACAGCTTACATCTTCTATCTGATATTTTTTTTACCCTGAACTTACTCATTTTTAAATTTCTTATATTCTTCATTTAATGAATTACATAACGTAGTAATAAATTCTTTATCGCACATTCTATTACGATAATTTCAATAGATGCCAAATCGTCTAATTTGAATTTGATATAACGTATTAATTCCATAGATAAAATCAACGCCTACCATTGTTATCTTATTTCTAGTTACTATTTTAACTCTATACTTATCCATTATAGCAGGGATGATGATTCGTTAATTTCGATACATTCGGCTAAACTATTGGCACTGCTCTTATCTGTTCTCAGATGCTTAAACACTGGATGTAACACAGAATAATTTCCTTTGTTATCTTGCGATAAGCCCGAACATTTAACCTCAACGATGCCATTCAATAGCTCGGACTGATGATCAGTAAGATATTGCATATCATCTTCATTAATGCCTGTTGGAGAAGTCTTTAATAATCCTTCTTCTGATTCAACATTGATTGATGATATTAGTGAGATATTTTTACCAGTACCGTAATTGAAGCCAGTGATTCTCAGATCAAGATTAATCTCTTTTTTTACTTTGATTTGGTACGATGGTTTACTATCAACCCAAACACCATCCATTGACTTAACAACAGTACCTTCACCACCACGCTCAGATACCTCAACGAAATGCTCCATTACTTCTGCAAGTGTTGATACTATTCGTGTTTCAACAACCGATATCATATTGAATCCCTTTAATGTATCATCCAGTTTTTTCAATCTTTCACCATATGGTCTGCTGCATTTTCTTGTAAAGTATTCATCAATAGTCAACATATCCCAAGCAGTAAACCTTATTAGTTCCAATGCTTTATAATATGGCATATGTCTGCTTTCAAATTTATCAATATCTTTTGATGCATCAGCTCCACTGTTCTTCTTTGTTGCAATACTAATCAGCGAAGCAATCATACCATTCGCATCGAACCTACTTATTTCGTTGCCCATAGTCAGCTCCCCATTTAACACGCAATCAGGTAATTGTATTAACTCCGAAAAGAATAATGGATTTTCTAATATAGTGGGCTCACCTTGTCGTGATTCATTAGTTAATTCGCCACCTTGAACGACAGCATTTAAATAACGTCCATCCATTTTTTCTTGACTATAACATGCGCCTTTAGCCAATAGTTTTTCAACCAATTCTTTTGAAAATGGTTTGCACCCCATGTAACCAGTTTTTTCGATTAGATCAGGAAATACTCTGTTAATCATACGTGTTCCTAAACCGATCTTACAATCTTTTTCAATAATACGCTCAATAATATATGCTGAATCAACATCACAAGAATCAAGAATATCACTTAACCATGAAACAGCATTACCACCTGTAACGTCTCTACTACTTAATGCACGTAATCGATCAATTCCCCATTCCAAATTTGAATCATTTCCACGTATATTTTGCTTAATATATGATGGGATTTGCTTAATATAAAACTTAACACGCCTTGAGCAAGCTAAATACAACACTTGTTTTAGCAGTTCATTATCCTTATACTTTGTTAGTATTTCGATTTTAGCATTTGTTGATGATTCATTTGAGATTTCATCAAAAATTTGTTTTATCGTGCTCATAGCTTTTCTTTTATTTATAATACGTTTATCAATAGTTAAATGTTACAACTTTTCATTAATAATTTCATTAAATGCTCTATCAAACATTGAGGGCAAAATTCCTAGATTATTAAAGTTATAAGTACCACAACCGATAAATGGATGTACTTCGATTATAAACGTTCTACCAAGTTCAATACCAACATCTAACGTATATGCTATTGGCGCTGATTTATAAGTGTCAATCATTCGATTGACTAATTCAACATTAGGAAATTTAGTAAAATCACCAGTATAGTTATTTAAACCAACTAGCTTACCTTTATAAATAAATGCTCGCCATTCGCTTTCGATATTCATTTTTGTTGAATATTGATAATTTCCAACAGGTATATTATCGCCTACTCTATGCATATTAGCATAAGATTTTATTTTATCGTTTGATTTTACAAACCAACCCAAATTAGGATGAACCATTTTGTCTTCATCTTTAATATCACACTCATTTCCATCAAAGACTACCCTATCTGTAAATTCTAGTGCTCTAAGTTCTAAAGGAATATTAGTTGGCTTTAGTTCTTTACCATAAAAATGTGATAAAAATTCGTTTACAAACTCTACACTACCGATTGGTAGTGTAGAGTTTATGATATGGTTGAAAGCCATATGCTTTAGGTAGGTATGGTTTATAGTTATATGTATAATCAATGCAATTAAAATATTTAACAGTTATCTTATCATTTCTAAGCCATTCATGATACCTGATTGCATTAAGTAACATGAATGAAAAGTCATGAACAATATTACCATCGATCTTTTGAATTAAGAATTTCATTATACCATATATTTATTATGTTCTACAACGCCTCGATCTGAACGACTATATAATGAATTATAAACTCCTATGTTTATTCCGATTTCATCTTCAGGAATCATGCATAATTCACCATTTTGAGTAACAGGAATTTTTTCCGTGGAAATTTGATCGAGACAGGTAATTACTAATACCTTTCTCGAATCAGGATTATGATATTTATCACACTCAACAGCATATTTCAGTAAGTCTAAATCCAATACCGACTTTCTGAATTCGCCTTGCAATCCTCCATTAACATTTGTTTCTAATGGGTTTTCAATGATGTAAGACGTATCTAAGTCAATGTTGGTCATATATCCATTACCATGTCGTGTTTGATAAGCACGTGTAATATAATATGTGGTAATATGAAGATTATCAGACGGTATTTTAAGTGTTTCAATGATTTTTAATGCGTTTTCGCTTGTTGTATTACTTCTTGTAACATTAGGGAAAAAACCATACTTCATATCCAACAAAATGCCTTGACCACCTTCAAAAATAAGATGATCGTATTGTGATAACGAATATAAGTTATTAACAATTTTATATCTACTAACCAAATCATCACAATCTCTTTTGAAATCATCAACAATCTTTTGAGCAGCTTCTGCTAAATTACCTGAATACCCATAATAGTTTTCAATGATAAGCCTTAACTTTTCATCACGAATTGCAGGGTATTGCAAATCACGAACATACAGGTGGTAGTGATCTTCATTTCTTTGAATAGTAGTTCCAAATCCAACGCCAACAGTGCCATGCTGATTGGTCTTTTCGTTCATGTGATTTTTGAAAATGTCGAATGGTGTTGTAACCATTGCATTAGCATTGAAATAGATTACTGGTGTAACATATTTTTCTCTTAATGCATTACCCTCTTTATAAATTCCCATTGGGCTAACAGTACAGTATTCTGACCAGTACGTAGGAATGCCTTTAAGAGTACCCGAACCAAAATTGGAAAATACATGTCTTGTATTATTATATACTACAGTATGCCCGGTTTGCTGACCACCGTTAAATCTAATCACCAGTGGATTTTTACCTATTCCACATAGATAATTCACGAATGAACCTTTGCCTTCATCACCGTAACCACCTCCAATTGTGATACTTGCTCTCATAATTAACAAATTTTTAGTTTATATTTCCAAATAAAATCACCAGTTTTTTTTCTTCTATTTCTCAAATAATTACAAAGTGTGCCATCATCAATTCCCAATTCTCTTGAGGCAGTAATTATTCCATCCCATTCTCTAATAAAATTACCATTTAAATCGTATTGTAATATTGGAACTAGTTTCTTTTTTCTCATTTTATCAATAGCATCTACAGAGGATTTAGTTCCTAAGCGTGGACTTTTCCCGCCATTTTCGTAATATTTTTTTATGGATGCTTTTTGCTTATCAATAGTTTCTTTGCTTGGCTTTTTTCCAAGATTTGATTTATTATGTCCACTTACAAATCTTTTTTTCTCATTAATTCTACAAGTAAATTCTGTTCCACATCCACATGCACATTTTCTTTCTTCACGTTGAATATATCTTGGGCTATTTTCACCTGTTTTGGGACTACAGATAGGGCAAATACAATTAGGTGTATGACCCATTTCACTTAAAGGTTTGCCCAAATGAGCTAATGACATATTCATTCTAGCTTCATCAGTATGCTTAACACCTAAAGGACTTCCAGCGATTTTGCATAGATTAAACGTGGGAGATAGCGTATCAATCCAATATTGTTCTCTTACGATAAGATTTTCCTTCTTATCAACAATTTCAATGACTTCAAAAACAAATGCTTCTTCTCCATATTTATTCCATGAATTTTGCATAAATTGATTCTTATGCTTATTGTATTTAAATGAATTTCTATGACCGATTTTTCTATTTGAAAAATTAACTGCCGAACCAATGTAAAAATCATTAGTGATTGTGTTTGTTATTTTATAAATTTCCATAGTATATGTTTTCACATAAATACTACAGAATATAAAACCGAACACTATTGAAATTTTCAATGCTGCTCTCATAATTATTTAACTCCGTTCATTGTTTTAGCTACCGTTCCCATATTATGTTTTAGTTATTATACGTATAAGTCATATTAAATGTTACAAAAAAAAAGAGAAACTTTCACATTTCTCTTTTTTTATATTATCACTAAATAAAATCTGTTATAGTTTCATTACACCCTGATCGGGAGTATTAGCAACCAAAGCTGAAGCTGCAATCGTTGCCAATGCTGTTGTAACCATGCCAGCTGTCTTAGCATCGAATTTGCTTACTACGGTTGACATATCAACGCCATGTTGAACTGCAATCAAAGTTGCAATGCAAGCGCAAATTGAATGATAATCATCTAAAACGATTAATCTTTCACCAAGCATTTTCTTCCAATAGCCCAATACATATGGGTCGTCAGTATAGCTGCCTTCGTTAACGTGAATGTGATATACGTTATAAAGCCTTTGGGCTTCTTCAAGAAGTTGAACATCAGTAACTTCTTCAGCTTCAGCATAGCCAAGGAATTTCTTTAATGAATAAACATCAAGTTTATCCCAAGATGCTTCATCACCGATTGTAATAAGGAAACCCTTTTGATTGCGTTTTTCGAAGCAGTCGATTGAGGTATGTCTACCTGCGATAATCCATGCAAGCAAATATGATTCCATTCTCTGACCACCGCCATTGCCTTCAATGAAAGTATTTTTAAGCCATTTGTCGAGTTCAACTTCGCCAGACTCAAATTGACCGATTTGAATTGGCACTTTGTCTGAAATATGATCGCCAATAGCACCAAAAAGAATTTGTGGGTGTAAAACGCCATTATCAATAATGGTATTCATTAAAGTACCTAGTTCGTTTTTGATAATACTTTCAGGAATCCTGCCCATGCTACCTGTAACATCTAAAAATACCATTACTGCTAATGATTCAGGATGTGCATCTGAATCACGTGATTCTCTGATTCCAATGTTAACTGGAAGAAGTTCTTCGACAGGTTCGTCAGTAAATATCTGACCAGCTGACTTACCAGCATATGAACTACTTAAGTTCCTAGCTGCATCTGATGACCAACCGCTATATCCCATAATTATTCAGGAATTTCATCGTTAGTATTATCGGTTGCCTCAACAGGTTCAACTGTTGCTTCAACTTCAGGTGTTGTTACTTCAGCAACTACTGGTGTGGTTGTTGGTACGGTTACTTCTTCAGTTCCCATCATTTCTTCCATTTCCTCTAATGAGAGGTTTGATTGTGAAAAAATTGCTTGTCCCATGATATTAATTGTTTTAATTGTTAATAATGATTATAATTTATGTTAAAGTTATTATACGTTTGAATGCATCGTTTTGTTACAAAAATATGTAATTATTTTTAATTATTCGTTACATAACATAATTGTTTCGTTATAAACTTCCCATTCGTTACTTGTTGCAAGACTCCAATGATTGGAATGCTCACCAATTGGGTGCCTACCAGCTGGTGTAGTAGCGCTTCTTTTTATGATAGTTCCAGATTTTTCATCGCTAAATAAAACAACAATACCTGTTTTAAGATGTTTCATTATTATAGGATATGATGAAAAATAATTTTTCTGTTTATTAACACTTTCAGCCTTTACCATTTTTACTGTTTTTAATTAAAAGTTATAAATCCAATATACAAAATTTCTTTTCAAAATTTTTCTTTAATATTTCCCGATATTGCAAATATTCACTAAGCTTATTTTCATGCTTAGTTAATAAAAACACCAGTACTTCCTGATTGATCTTTACCTTATCCATTTTTAACTTAGTGCCAGCTGCTGATCGATCACCTAAAAGGTATATAGCAATTTTCTTGCAAAGTTCTAGGTCTATGTCAGGTGTAGCTATCTTTTTGGTAAATAATGTTGTAGGATACCACATTTTATACTTAGCACTGATGGTTTCAGCTTTTTTATTTAAAATAGTCATGTGATAGAAGCTAGTGACAATTATCCCATGTGTCTCAGGCACAACGAATACTGTAGTGGGGTTGAAACCCATATGTGAGTACCCACATTCTCTTATCCACATAGTAAACTCAAACATCCTACTAAACAGCCAGTTAACATGTTCTTGTGGTAGAGTTTGATTTGTTAACGGTACTGAGCGATCAGCCAGTACAATAATGAGTTTATCTTTAGTCAAAATCATATCTTGTGGCATGTATCGCTGAAAACTTTCAGACGCTTTGTCATGCTTTGCCATTAAGATTTTATAGTTATTGGCAGACTTTGTTAAAAGTGCTCGATTAAGATCGGTAACAACATATTCAATTTTCTTTTCATATACTTTAAAATCGCCTGTTTCATCAGTATATGTGATTCCATTTTCAATCACATCCTTATAGTGATTAATAATAGCCATTGCATCGTTTGCTTTTGGCTGTTTGCACATATCAGGATGAATTAGTTTGGAATATGTGATGTAATCTTTCTTCCAATCATCCCTAAATAAATCAGATGGCTTTTTTGATTTAAGTGTTTTATCGATTAATTCAATGTCTGTCATTGTTTATTTTTAATTATATTATCGTATGATTCTAATTCAGGAATAATTTGTTTAAGTATATTCTTTTTAACACTATACCCACAAGCAGAAATAAATGCATAGCTAACAGGATGACCCCTTTCAGCTAAGTTCTTACGCCATAAGGCTGATACTAAATTCATCAAATGACCATATCCCAATTTTTTGCAAAGTGCATCTACATCTTCAATTTCATTCATTATCAAAATGTTTTATGTGTTAAAAATCTTTTTGCTTTATATACAATCGTTGGTATTAAACCAGTGTAATTATCACATTGAAAGAAGTTATATTGCTGATTTAAATGCATATCACTATCATCATCAAATATAAGAAATTTGTAAAAGTCATAATAATCAACACCAAACCATTCTTTAGTGTGGTCATAAAGCCATTGATGAATTTCAGTACCTCTGGCATATCCAGTATAAGGTGTTTTATCAATGATAGTAAATGTAGCACCACAATGGTTGAAAATTACCTGTAGCTCTTCTGGTGTATAATGTGAACGCATTGAAGCTGATAATACAACAGCACTATTGGTTTCAATACAAAGGTTATTCAATAGCTTCATTCTATCAGGACACATTTCGCCATCATAGTAATCAAGCTTACTTATTTCATTGGATTTAACCAATTTTAATAAATGTCGTTTAACTGTTCTATAAAACGGAATATTATCGTAGCGTGTTAAATGCTTATAACGTTCAGTATAAAATAACTCACAATTTAAAACTCCATCTAAGTCCAAGAAGATCAGAGAGTTATACTTATTTACTTCAGGTGTTATCATTGATTATTTGTTTTGTAATTTCATTTTCTTTTCTTCGTAATAATTCACACACTACTTCGATAAACCTTTCTTCAGTCATTGCTGGAATAACATCACCTTCCATCAGCACACAATGGTCTGTATACCATGTATCGGCATAGCAATCAGAATTGTTTTTGAAAATATCGCTTAAACTATTCATTGTTAATAAATTTTGTTTTTGTTAGCAAAATATACTTTAGTCTTAATACTCTTTTCATATTCTTCCCAAGCTTTGATATTAGCATTGATGTATGCTTTAGCTTCATCACCTTCAACAGCATCCAAGTCTTCCCACAATAGCTTAACAATATCTTTAATAGATACATGCACTTTGTCATTAACAATATGCGAATAAATTTTCGTTTTCTTAACTACACACATAATTTACTGTTTTTCTATTATACGTAAAGAGTACCTCAAATGTTACAAAATCATTAAATATTTATTCTCAATAATGATAATATTTTAAAATAGTCATCGGTTGTTAGATTACTATTAATTGTTGAGAATATTCTTTCAGATGTTTTATTACACCAATGAAGTTCAGTAATATAAAATTCTCCATACATTCCAATACGACAAACTAAATCTAAATTTGATTTGTGTTTGAAATCGGTAAATAATGGCATGCCCAAAACCATTTCCCATCCCTGCGATAATAAAAAATCTTTGGTAAGTCTTCCAACTGTTTTAATAGGCGTTTTATTCCCTGTTTTCATAATTTTTTATTTTTTGTAACATTTCACCATACCTATACGTATATTAGGTAATGATATTAGAATGCAAAGCTAAATCATTTAATTGTAAACAGCAATGATTTTTTAAAATTCACAATCAATTATAAAATAAATTGTTAATTTTGTAACATTTTGCCATGCATATCCGTATAATAGGCATAACATAAATCATTTTTATGAAAAAAGCTAATAAGCTTACTGAAGAAGAACGTATTCAAGCAAACCTAAATAGCTCAATTAGAAAAATTGAAACTAATTCAAGATTAAAAACCTTAACGATAAATAAGATAATAAACGATGATTTAAATCAATTACAAAATAAATTATTAAAACAAGTAACATATAATACAATGAAAAACGAAAAATTAGAATTATTATTAAACAAGGTGGTTGCCTTTGATCAACCAAACGTTGCCTACTATAAAGGCTTTCTTTATAAAGACAACAGAGGTTACTATATCAAAGTGGTTGAATCAACTTTGGGTTCATTCTTTTTGAATGATAAAATCTTCCTGAAAGACGGTGATGAACAGTTTATTACACAAGCCGATAAGCCTAAACTTATGCGTGTTAGCTTAAAATCATGGCATTATCGTCTGATTAAGTATGTGCTAGGTTCAAAAGCACCAACGCCTAAGACAATGCAAAACGGTTGTCCTTATTTTTGGCTACTGATTTTCTCAGTACTTGTATCGCCATTCGTATTGCTTGGCAGTGGTTTGTGGTTTGTGATTGGTTTTATTCCACGATTACTATTTTTAGGCTTAGAGAATTGGGCTAATACTTGGGTTATTGGAATTAGTGATGAACAAGCCTTTGATCTTTACGATCAAGGTAGAAGTTCAAAATTCGGTATACCTGTAACAGCTAAATTGTTCATGAAAAGAAACGATGAAGATGTTATTGACTTATACATCAAGCAAAAATATAATATTGATTATAGAACCGATAGTAAAGCATGGTGTGTAAAACGTGATGAATTACGTGAAAAATGGGCTACATGGTATCAGGAAGAACGTAAAAAAATGGATGCTGCTGCTGCTTTACGTAGTACAATACTTATGGAAGAAAGACGTAAGCGTATGGCTAGAGAAGCTAAGTGGGAAGCAAGAACTGCACCAATCAAAAAAAATATTAATAATATAATTGACACATTGTACTCAATCTTCGATTTTGATTGGAAATCAATTATTAAGAGAACCAAACAGGTTGTTGGCGCTGTCTTAACATTCCTTTTACTTGCATTTTCATTTGTAGTGGTATGTGCACTTACATTAGGATTATCAATGTTCTTTGATTGGTCGGGTGAGAATTATATGATCTACGTATATTTACTTTCAGGATTGGTTGGCGCAGGAATTTGTTGGTTATTATCTGTGTTTGTTGGTGGTTGGTTACAAACTGTTGTTAATAAATATAGATCAGGCACTAAAGTATGGTATGTTGAACCTTTCATTTATTTATTCTACTATCCGCTTAAATATGTTGCAATCTTCTTGGGATATGCAGTATTAGTTCCTATCAAATTCGTATTCTACAATGTACTATGGAAATTCATTTTAGTAAACTTAGGATTGTTCTTTTGGAAAGTAATTCGTTCTATTGGTCGTGGTCTTGCTAGCAGTACTGGTGTATTCGGTGAATATTTTTCGGCAAGCTATACGGACTACTGTCCCGGGATCGAGTGGGCTGATACTGAACTCGAAGAACGTGAAGAACTTTAAAATAATACACTCATAATTATAAACAAAAAATAACTTATATCATGTATACATTCATAACAATATTTGCACTCACAATAATAATCTGTTCGTGTTTTTACAAGAAGAATATGTGGGAAAATAGGTACTTAGTACTGCTAATAGGTGCAAGTCTTTCATTAGTATCAATGATTTCAGTAAATTATGTAGCACGTAGTAAGGCTGATATTAAAATCGTTGTTAATTCCGAAAAGAAATTAAGTTCTTTTTATATGATCAATACTGATCTTAAGTACGCTAAGGATAGTAATAATGTATTGAAACGGCTTGTTAAAAACAACTATTCATTCTATAATAATCATGACGCATCTGAATTTATTAAAAGCAAGAAATATCCACATTCCCAAACCAAAATTAGCTTCATTTTATATGAAAACGGTGGAACTAGATATGTAGGTGTTTTCGTTGATAAGAGAAATGGTGATCAAATAGACTTTTATCACCTGAACAATATATACTTTCAGCCAAGCAAAGATAGTAATGCCTATGTACAAGAAGAAATAGCTGAATACAATGTACAGAGTAAATGGGTTGTTAAAGGTACTATACCATCAGCTAAATCAGCTACAATCATATACGTTCCTAAATGGGAATATGCAATGATACCTAATTCATTACTTCGTAAATTACCTGTAGAATGGAAAAGAAGCTAATTGAAGTCTGCGATGCTATATTTGTTGATGTAACATGCATGGAAAATGATATGACTGATATCAAGTGTGGCGGTCCTGCCACACTTGGTTACGAGTTCAACATTAGTCCTGACGAAGATATAAATGATTTTAAAGCTTTCTTGACCAAGTGCATTAAAAAACATAAAATGCCGTTAATGGGCATTACAACCAATATTCGAAAAAATATTCCAGTAAGCGACCTTTGGACAAGAGAATTGATCGAAAGTTATATTCAAAAAAATAAAATATATTAAATCATGAAAACAACATTATTAGAAATTCTTTGGAAAAAAGAATTGATTCATTGGAGAAGAATGAAACAGGTGTTTGGTAAATTTAATTGGTTTGGTAAATTAATTATTGCGCCTTTGGTAGTCATTCTTGTAACATTAACACATTATGCTTTTGCATTAATGCACACAATGTTTGAACTATGCCTATATGCTTTTGCAAGACAAGCATTTAAATATAACTTGCAGAAACTAGCTCTTAAAGTATAACTATAAAAAAACTAACTATGTTTAAAAGTATTGCATATGTAATGTCAGTAATGATTTACTATTTCATCGAATCTTTACTGGTGGGTCTCTTCGTCAGTGTAGCATATCATAAAATATTATTCAATAAATTATTTATTGTCGATATCACATATTTTCAATGGGTGGTAATGATTTGGATTGTTAAGGTCTTATTGTTTGACCTGTTCAAAGTCAACGTAAATAAAGATATTGTAATGGTAAACGAAACAAATACAGCTAATTTAAATAATCAATAACAAATGTCAAAATATAAAAAAGAAAATCCAAGGATTCCAGTTAGGTTCATTGATGACAAAACTGAGGAAGTATTGTTCGAGTTAAAAGATAAAACATCAATAACTGTTGGTGAAATCTTTTCAAATTATATAGGTTCTAGCATTATTGAAGACCACTTTAAAGGTAAAAAGCTACCTAGAAAAGTATTGGTAATTGCAATTGCAGAATTTACGCTAGAAGATTAATACTACGATAATGATAAAAGTTGTACCGTTTATAGAAACAATTTGCAGTGAAGAGTTTAAAACATTTCTCTACAAGCCGTTTGATATCAAAATGTTATATTCAAATGGTGATACAACTACATTGTTCACTGGTTGGCGTGGGAAGAATATGGGGAACTGGCATAGGTTTATGAATGATGATGGTATTACACTAGAATTTTATGCTGGTGATTACAATGTTAGTAATTCTAAAACTACCAGAAACTATACGATACCATTACCGATTACACTAAATGATTTCATCAATGACATGCATAAATATGGGGTTCAGCTTTATTGGGGAGATTGGATTGATGAAAATTTTGAACCTAAAGAATATTTACGTGTTGATGAAATACGTGGATATTTTATTGATTTGTTAAAAAAAATGGATAAATCTCATGAGCTACAATAAAATCTTTGCTTTTGAGATTTATTCGTTAACTTTGTTAAAATTTAATTATAATGAATACTAACGATATTAAACTATGGTCAAATATTTCGTTCAAGACAAAATGCTATCGCAAAAATTTTGATTTAGTTACCGAAAATGAAAATATTATAACAGAATGCGCAGGTAGCATATCTGAATTAAAAATATCTGAAGGCAAAACGCCATTTATTATTGGGGAATATAGCTTTTCTGTTTGGAATATTGAATTAAGTAAAATGTTGAATATTGATATCAATAAAATCATTAGAAAATATTCAATCGAAAACACATATCTTGAGTTAGCATCTATTATTGAGGATGAATTAATTGATACATCCAAATACAAAAAGATTGTACTGGTTCATTCATTGATTTTACGTCCTGAATTTAGAAAACATGGTATTACTGAAGAATTTATTGAATTCTTATATAGAGATTACTATAATGAGAATACCTTAATTCTAGCACTCGTTAAGCCATTTCAAGATAATCCAATTGATAATGACTATTATTCCAATCAAAAACTGGTTCGATCACCAATTAAAATTGGCGATGCAGAAGTACAAGAAACTATTCCAGCATCAGTATATTATTCACTAAAGGATTTATACGATAAAAACGACATAGAATTTAATGAGTATAAACTATTTGCAGTTGCAAGTAAATGTGGTTTTACTCGGATAGGCGAAACACATCTATTCGATTTTTTACCTGAAAACACAATTAAACGACTTAAAGAAAAGAACAATGTCCAAAAGTAAAAAAGAATTAACAATATTAGATTACCATGAAGCATTAGATAGAACATATCTAATGACGAGTATCGTTAATGATGCTCTAATGGAACATCAAGTAATTTTAAAACATGAAGAACTACATGAAAAAATTGAATCGGCTATTGCATTATTAGCAGAAGCATATCAGCTGATCGGTGGCTTAGAATTCTCATTATTTCCCAATGAATTTAAAGTTGCCGATGAAAAATCAATTTCAAAACAGAAGCATTGATTATCAACGTAATGTAACTTACTGAATTTTTTACTATTTATAAACGTATGCAAATTATCCTCAACATAACAATACACTCCAAACTTCTTCGACTTAGAATAGCGATATTTTAAGTGATAATACTATCCAATACCTAGAAAATCGAAGTTTTCTAGGCATTTTGGTCTTAAGTGACTCCTATTTGGAATACTACAATAAATTTAAAATGTTTATTCCATATCACATTATTTAAAACAAACATATGAGAAAACTACTAATTATAATATTTATATTATTCATTAACTTTACTTCGGCTAGCAATTATCCTAAAGATAGTATTGCTATCGATACTAATCAAATGAATATTAAAGAAATAGTTGAGTCAGAATCTGGTGTAAAGATACCAAGATACGCAAACATTAAATACATTGAGTACATATATAATACTGCAAACGACCTCGAATTGCCAATAAGAATTGTATTTAGATTGATATATACCGAATCTAAATTTAAAGGTAACACTGTTTCACATGAAGGTGCTAAGGGTTTTATGCAGCTAATGCCAAGAACATATTCAAAATATGGAAAATTACTTGAAATAAACAACTTAAATATTGACAATAATTGTAAAAACATAATTGTTGGATTATATTACTTAAAATCGATGTATAATTACTGGAACAAAAGAAACATAACCGAAAATAATAAATGGAAATTCACACTTGCATCATACAATGCAGGTATTAATAATGTAATAAAACATAAAGGCATTCCACCGTTTAAAGCAACCAGAAATTTCCTTGCATTCATATTAAAAGAACCATCAATTTACTTAGCATTAAAAAATGAAGACTAAACTAAAAACAGCACACGAAGAAGCCTATAGCGATAATAGCAAAACACTAGGCGTATTGATAAATTATTCTATTGATACAGAACAACCAGATTGGAAAGAAAGCTTCATCTATATTTTCAATAACGGCACATATATTTTCTTTGATACGATAACCAACATGTTTAATTATCTCGTTGGTGAACGAAAAATCAAAAGAGCATATATGTCGGAAGATGATTTTGATTTATATTATGATACTGATTTTATTGATGGACAATTTAATGGTTTGCTAGTTTGGACTGACAATTAATATGGCGTTGATTGATTATAATACGATTATAAGCCACTTTTACATCTAAACGATACGAATGTACCTAAACATAAAATCTATCAGTAGAATAGCTTAAAATGAATTCCAGCGGTATATAACAGAAATGAGCCGAATAACAATTGTTATTCGGCTCATTTCATTAGTGAAAGAATGTATGTTATAGTTATATCTTTCTGAATATATTCATCATTTGAATCGAGAAATTCATTTGTGTTGCGGATTGCATGCCAATGAAATCCAATGTATCCTCTCTATTAAGTTCAATATTTTTCCAATAATATTCAGACAGTTCGTTAAGCGGTAATAATTCATCAACCTTTTTAAGTTTCAAGAAATCTGCAATCAACATTAATGGTGCATCGTTATAGCCATTAAATTTCCAAATATTTGCAGTATCGATTAAACCAGATTCCCATGGTTTAATGCTTAATGATTTTTTAATAATCAATGGCAATTCCTTAACAGTAATAAACTGCTCCACATCATCATCTTTATCCCTATAGACCATGAATCGTTTAATTAGTAATGGAATGTCATGCGTAGATATATTGAATCCACATAATGTATACAGACTCTCCTTTTTAGCTTCTTTTCTAGCTTCAGATATTAATATGAGATCAGTCAAAAATGTTTCAATAACGATTCTTTCATTATCATTCGTTATAATTTTCATATCTCTCTTCTGACCATTATCCATATGAAGTATAGCATAGGAAATAGATAAGATTCTAGTATATTCAGGGTAGTACACTGCATTTTTCAAATATATATCGTTTTGAACGACAAGTATAGATTCATCATTACTAGTAATGATATCTGGAATTGGCTTTACTTTATCAGTAACATCAAATTTAAATTTGGTTTTAGAAATATACGCCCAACGTTCAAACATTGGCTTATCATTAATAAATAAATCATATAATGACTTATGAATTAAAACTGGTTTAACATTAATGAATAGCATATCATATATGCTTGCTTTGTTAAAGATTTCGTCAAATTGTGACATAGAATAACTGAATTAAAGGATTTATACTATTGGTTGAATAAAAATTGAAAAATTTTCTTGCGTGAATTGATTACTTCAATTCGAGTTTCTTTATGTATTACAGCAATATCATAAAAATCATATGATTCGAGCAATGCTCTGGTATATTGTTCTGCTTTATCGTGCTTCAAAATATATTTAATATATTTTTTTATCTTTTTTTGCCTTGACTTACTTACTTGTTTCTTTTCTATTTCAGAAATAAATAAATCACCAAGCGTATCAATTTCACGTGCAGCAGTGGCTTTTTTACGTTCAGCATCATCTTTTAGATATTTTTTGAACGTCTTATAATTATCATGATCATTATCATCACAATCAATTGATAATAGGTTTTTATCTTCAGCCATCGGTGGAAAAGTTATTCTGCTTTAGGCGGTTTTGCAGTATCCAGTTTATCTGTAGGTTGATAACCTTCTCTGAATGGTACTTCTGGCGTGACACTAACTACGTCAGTAGCTGATTCTTTAGGCTTCCTACCTCTTTTTTTACTGACTTTAGGAATATCATTATCGGCTAATTCAGCAAAAGAGTTTACTCTAAGTTCATCAAGCTCTTTATAGAATTTCTTAACTTGTTCTTCCATAACCCCTTTCATCTTATCCATTTCGTCCTTAAACTCACGTTCTCTTTCAGCAATTTTTTCATTTGTAAGGATAACCATTTCAACAAAGTCAACAAGATCATCAGCAATGACATTATCATCTTTAGGATATATTCTAATAACTTTACCAATTTCGTTTTCGCTTAAAATCTCACATCCTACTTCTTTATTTTCAGTAAACACCCATCCCGCAGGAATACCAATCTCCAGCTCATACCAACCCTTAGTAGTGTTTCGTGAAAGCTTTAGCATATATCCTGTTATGCTATCCAATGCTTCTTCAATTGTATTCATTTAAAATAAATATGTAAAAAATAATGTTAATGATGCCCAAAGCATAAGCTTTTCGGCAGTCGAAATTTCAAACTTCGATTCGTTGTTTAGAACAAATCTTCCATACATTTTCATCAATAGATTTGTTAAAACATATATGATGAAAATGATGGAAGATATGAACAAAAACTGATATATTTCAGCTATTATAGACATGACTTATTCAGCGTGAGTTTGTCCTTGTTGTGGTTGAGCTGCAACTGGTGCAGGAGTACCGTCAGCATTAACAGGTGCTTCAGTGAAATACTGCTCAATCAGTCCCATCTTAGCATTCAATAATGCTATTTGTTCCAAAAAGTAGGTCATTTCATTGATTTTGTTTTTATAATTCATGTTTACATCCTGTGCTAAGCGTACCAATTCGATTTCAGCGAAGTACTTGTCATTTTGGACTTTGTTTGTCAAGTCTAATTTTAAATTTGCCATTGTTTTGTTTAATTTTAAATAATATTATTTTTATACTGTAAAAGTAGTCATTCTAAATACTAAATGCAAGAATTTTTATACTATTTCTAAAATATTTTTTTCTTCTTTTATTGATGTGTTTTGTATCTTGTATATTTCAACTAAAATATTCAAAATGTTTTTATTTTTTTGCTTGTTATCGACCTCAAAAATACCTCTCCAAAATTTTTCGAAGTATGGTAATGATATATCCAAATTTGAATTCTCTTGTGCTCTGTAAAACTGATGATAATAATATGATCGATAGTATTCTCTCAATTCATTGTTATCTGTAAAATCAATTCCCTCAAGCTTAAACTCTTCACAAACTTTATTAAAGCACCATGAAAAATGGTTATTGATGTTAGTATCTGTGTATAAACTTTCATAATCAATATAATATTCATATATGTAATAAAGTAAATTAATTGAAAAATCTCTATATAACTCCACTCTATCCTTAATAATATTATATTTTTTACTGTTGGTATTGTTTGCCATATTAAAATAAATTAAAATACTCCTTTTTCATTACATTTAAATCAATATTTCCATTATAGCCATCAACAGCACCCTTTTCAGTAAACTGCCAAATCTTCCATTCTTTCCATCCATTGGGTATTAATGGTAGGCTTACTTCTGGATTGTTTGGATAGCCTGCAAGCCATAATGGATTTGCTCCAAATATCGGGCTACTGTTAGTATCAGCAAAGCTTTTATATGAATAAAATATCGTTGATACGTTATGCTGCTTTAATCCATTAATGAATGTTGTAATAAACTTATTCATATGGTCTACCTTATTATCCCATACAACACTTGTTGAATATGCTTCAAGGTCTAGTACTAACGGTAAATCGGCTTTAGGTAGCACTGCTAAATGTGCAAGTACATTGAAAACCTCTTCGTTAGCATCGTTTTCTGGTATAGACACGTTACCCGGTCTGGCAAAATGATAATATCCTATTTTAACCCCATTTTTTTGAGCATCCAATACTCTATTTTTTAAATTATATTTGCTATCTTCATCAACTGTTGTTCCTTCAGTCATTTTAATAAAAGCAAATTCAATTCCAGCAGCCTTTGCTTTACTCCAATTAATATCGTTTTGATATTTAGAACAATCAAGACCTAATACAGCATTTAATTCTGCTAATCGTTTTTTTGATATGTTTGCCATAGTTATGTATTTAACATAAATACTATAGCCATATATAATTTTTTATAAAAAAAATGGAGCACCATTATGATGCTCCATTTTTTTTTTACTTGCTTATTAAAAGAGAATTTAGTTTATCTTCGATATTTTCATCGTACTTGACACGTATTAGAGCTATGTTGTTTTCCATACAATAGTCATTTTTTATTTTATCTCTGTTTTGTTGAATTTCAAACATCGCTTCGCCACCAAAATGTTTAATTGGTTCAAAATGCTGTATTCCGTCGTATTCAATATATACATTTAAATCAGGAAGATAAAAATCGAAAAACAGTTTTAAAATATTTTTACAATCATTTTCAGATTTTTGCGCTATATATTTAATATTGTTTTTAATGAAAAATCCTTCAATAAATTTTTCTCCCTTTGATTGCCTACATTTAGGGCAACCTCGACCATATAAATGTCCGCTTGGTGTTTGTTCAAAAATTCCGTGCTCAGCACAAATTATTTTAACTTTCTTCTTTCCATGCTTATAATCAACTATAGAATAATCATATCTATTGTTATGTATCACATTCGATCTATCAATAAAACTACCACATGTTCTTCTATGATTGTTTGCGTTTTCATCATAAGCACAATCAGGACATTTACATCCTCTCAGATGATTTTGAGGTAACTGAGAAAACATGCCATGAATTGGGCAGATAATGTTTACGCTAGTTATCGAGTTAACATATTCAACCAAAGAATAATCATATTTATTAGAATGAATTTTGTTTCCCTTATCAATAAAGCTATTTTTATTATATGTTATACCGCCATTACATTTAGAACAACCCTTACCACATAAATGATCATTAGGTCTCTGCTCGAAAACACCATGTATATTACAAATAATTTTTATCTTACTGTAGCTATTTACATAATCAACTAATGAATAGTCATATTTGGTTTTATGAATAACACTAGCTTTTTCGATAAATGCATTAGTCATATCAATCATATTAATTATAACTTAATATTCTTAGTACTTGTATATGTTGCTGGTTTATATCCAAGCAAATGTTTCATTTTATTCACTTCTTCATTAATAATAGGTGCTTGTTTTATTTCATTTTCATTCAGTTTTTGTGCGGAATTTTTTATTACATATACGCTTTTACCATCAGTAAAGAACCTATGCTCTGCTAGCACATTCACAACGCTTTCATTAACACTTACTTTATTATCAACAGTTTTACTATTATAAGCGTTTCCCAAGCCTGTGAAATCAAGTTCAAATAAGTCACCAATGGCACTAGTATCTACAAATTTAGCTTCATTTAAATTAAAATCAATAATATGTTTTTTATTAAGAGCATTTGCATATCTACCACTTATCATCGATTCCTTTAAACCCGTTCTTTCATTCCAACCAGATTGCTCTTTATCAAATTGTACTTTTTTAGCGGTAGCTTGCATAACTGGTTGATTATCCTTATTATACATTGGAGCTTTTCCAAAATCTTCCAATTGTTTTTCTCTAATTTCATAAACAGCATCGCCCATATCTGCCTTTTGTCTATCCTCAAATTTTTGATCGGGCTTATTATCATAGACTAAACTATGCATTCCTTTACGATAAAGATTTACCTCGTCCTGTTCTTCAGTGGTTAGATTACGTTTTGTAACTTCGTCACCGTCTTCATTAGTAGAATTACCAACGTTTTTAAACGCTTCACCCTTATTAGCTTTAAGACCTGTTTTTTCAATGTCTTGACCGAGCTTTTGCGGGTCTTTACCTACTTCGGTTTGCTGATCTTTCCACATTAATTCTTTTTCAACATTAATAATATCTTTAGTACCACTATGTTGTAAATCCTTTTTAAAATTGGTTTCATTTTCAGCACCAACACGATCTCTAAGAATCAATGCTGATGGTTTTCTATCTTCTGCCATTTTCTTTAGTTTATCGTGATGAATCGAATAAGCATTCAATTCGTTATTAATTTCTTCAAATAAATTTGCATTTTCTGTTACATCATTCATGCCTACAGGAACGCCACCAGCAGATACTGTTCCAGCAGCTGCTGGTTTATTTGACATTGATGTTGGGTCGTCTTGGATCATTGATTGATCAGTTTCGTTTATATTCATTTCTTCTCTCCATGTTTTATAATCATATACAATATCGTGTCCAAATCTATAAACCCCAATATCTGTGTGACCATCAGGATATTTAGCGTTAACAAATTCCCATTTAATACCACCAAGCATAAAAGGTACTTCACCTTTTCTATCTGATACGTATTCAACGGCATCTTGCAAACTTAACTCGTTTAGTACTTTATTTTCGCTAGCCTTTACGGGTAACTTATCTAATTTTGTTGAGGCAAAATCCTTAACATCACTATGCTTCATCGTGCTTGCAGCTTTTTCAACACTACCACCAACCTTATTAGGACTTAGCTTACCGCTTTGAACTGCATCGACCATGCCCATGAATTTTTGTTGCTTTTGTGAAACAGCTTTTTCCTCAAGATTTGGTTGAGTCATAGTGCCTTTATTTATTGTATTTAATTCAAGATTTGTATCAGCTGAACCCCATTGTTTAACACCACTACTGGTGAAAGCATTTGACTTATCAATGATATAATCATTTACCTTAGCATTAGTATCTGGTGGTACATTATTTTGTTGTGAAAGATGTGGGTCTTCGATTCCTATTTGTTCATTCAAAGATTCAACATATTTTTCAAAGCCAGATGTGTCAATAAGATAATTAGTACTCTCTTGAATGATAGTACCACCCTGCCATATAGGTTTACGCATTGCAGCACTCTTACCACCCTTCATTAAATCGCCACCACCCCAAGCAGCAGGACCTACATAAGCACCTGATGATGCAGATGTTGTTGTTTCATTAGCAACTTGTTTAGTGTAACCTAATGCTGGTGCAAAAGCACCTGCGCCACCACCACCAGCACCTGTTGTTTCATTTGCCGATTGTGGAGTAAATTGTGGGTCTTTGTGATGCATTGTTTCTTCACCAGTTTTTCTTAACTGATTAATACCGCTTTTGTCTCTACGTTTCTTTTCATGTGGTATTGCCATCTTATATTTTTGTAAATATTTGGGACTGTTTAATACGTAGTCGTTGAAAATCAGGTTGTTAACAGTTTCATTCGCATGGTAGCCGTATCGGTCCACCCCATTTTCCATCATACTATCATAAACACTTGTTAGTTTGGGGTCGGAAAAAATTAGTGCTTCCATTTTGCCTAAACTAAATATTTTCTTTTTTAACGACTGTTCTTTTTCAGTTAACAACTGATCTGTTTCGTTTAATTTAAAATCAATTTGACCCATAATATTATATATTTATTGCTTTTGGATAGAATTCATCCAACCAATTATTTTTATGTGAAATAAAATAAGCACCACTACATTTATGCGAAAAATCAAATCTTGTGTTATAATTTAATGCAGCTTCTTTACATGTTTCATAATTCCAATAGCCGTTTGGTCTTTTTTGTATGATCATATGCAAACATATTTCATTTAACCATCCATTTTTACGTGAGCTTATATACGCTGATGAATACTTCATTGAAAATTCTTTTCTGGTCTTGCACAACAATGCAACACTTTTGCATTTTTCTTTATTCCATATTTTTATATTTCCACCTAATCCACCAGTATCAGTCCTATTTAAAATATTCCAACCATTTTTTCTGTATTCAGCAACGCCATTTTTTTCCAGTTTTTGTGCTTCTACAACATCGATATACCCATCAGATAATTCTTTCTTAATTGGGGTTAAACCAGTTTTTTGAATGTATTCATAAACAGAGCCAGATATTTCATTATGTTGCCTATCCCTTCTTCCTTTATTACAGGTAATACCAACATACACATGATTATCTGAAAATTCATATGAATATACCAATCGTTTTCTTAAATTACCGAATACTTCCATATGTGAGCAAAAATCATTCAGCCATCCATTGCGCCTTGACACATTATATGCTCCAACATAGTTTGAGCGAAATTCACTTCTGGTTTTACATAATAAAGCAACCTCATTGCACCGTTCTTTATTCCAATAGCCAGATGGTTTAATATTATTATTCATTTCCTGAATTGTAGCATATTTCTCTCTACTACGTTTATTAATTTCTTCTTTATGAGCTGCATGTCTTTCGCTACTACGTTTACTGATTTTTTCTTTATTATTTTCACGATAATTAGCATGTCGCTCTTTTAATTTATTTTTATTTTTTAATCGATATTCTTTATCATATTCTCTTTTTGCATCAGCATTTTTTAAACGAAGTTCACGTAGCTTATCACTATTAAGCTCTTTCCATTCTTTATTATATGCAGTTTTTTCCTCCTTCGTTCTCATAACAGTCTGATTATTACTTAATTGCATCAATCCAAAAATTCTTTTTGACCCATAACATCTTATAAACACTTTCCATAGCGTTTTTAACGGTGGTAATTAGTTCATCCCTAGTATGGCTATTGGGATTATGCAATATCTTTTTGATTTCATTATCCAACTGGTCAACGATAAATCGTTTAATTTCGTCATTAACAACTTCTTTTACTTCTTTTTTGTCCATAATATGTTCAGTTGTTAATAAATACTTATCAGACACAAAAAATTGATAGTAAACGCAAAGAACCTATATTTATATTAAACATAGATTCTTTTACATGTAAAATATTGCTATTTACTTAGTCAAGTACCAGTAAGTAGCTGCGCCCAATACGCCCCCTGTACCAATATATATTAAGTTATTACCGCTTTTGCTAAAGAAATTTCCAACTCTTTTCCAAAAATTAGGCTTGATTTCCGTTTTGTTTAATTCTGGAATAGCATAGCTATCAATATTTACTGTGCTAAAAAATCCATTTGAATTGGAAACATTAAATGAAATAGGATATCCTTCTTTTCTATTATCTTTCCAATTAAAAGAAACAAATTGTGTGTTTGGAAAAAATAGTGAATCAATACGTAATGTTGGTTTTAATTTCGGATTGAATGGTAATACATTACCAATAGTAAATCCGTAATTAAACATTTTCTTATCGTTAACATATCTAGCAGTAAATGTTACTGTTTTCTTTGTTGTATCAACAACAGTCTGTCCTGCATGTAATAATGAATCAACTCTCGCTTGCGTTTTAATAAGTGCTGCTGTTATAACAGAGCTATTCTTTTCAGCTTCTTTAATTCTAGCGGTTAATTCCTTTTCAGATTGTGTAAGTTGACCATTCATTTTTTGTAACTCTTTAAGACTTAACTGAATGGTTAGCTTTTCAGCAACCAACTCTTTGTTTTTATTCTTATGATATGTTACAGTATCGATCAATGCATTTCTTAGTTTAATTTCGCTTGCTACCTTATCATTAAGTTTAGCTACTTTATTGCTATAAAGCTTCCATCCACCGCCAATTGCTAATAGTAATATTACACCTGCAATGATTAGCGTAGTTAAATTAATTGTTATGTTTGTTTTCATAATTTTATAATATTTTATAATAAATACTGTTGCTTCGATTATTTGTAGTCAAGCCTGTCACGTTTTATATGTCGATTTGTATATGAACATAATGGCTGAAGATTAGTATAATGATTTAATCTAATTACATCTTCTTCAGTAACAGCTGTTGATAACGGTATTATATGATCAATATCCCAAGCAACATTAATTTCAATAGGAGTCCCATTCCAATTGCCTTTATTCTCCCAATTCATCCAAGATTCAAACTTAGATTCTAAATACAATCTAAACTCGTCATATTCACATCCTAGAATGTCTGCGGTTCTACTGGTTTTTTTAAATCCACATCTTTTAAACGAAATTCTTATCAAATTTTTAATCTGTTCTTTAAAACGATAAATATCATCACTATAATATTTATCTAAAGCATATTTATTAATTTTTTCTTTATTGGCTTTAGAATATCTATTTTTACTTAGCAATATTTTATCTCTGTTTTTTTCTCGGTAAATAGCTTTTTGCTTAGAAATTTTTTCTTTATTTTTGTTTCTACGGATAGCATCCCTTTTCGAAATTTCTTCTTTATGAATTATCCTATAGGCAGCAGCCTTTTTTGAAATTAATTCTTTGTTTTTTATATAATATTCAGATTTATATTTAAGAATTTTTTCTTTATTAACTTCAGCATACTCAGCCTTTTCTTTAGCAATTTTTTCTTTGTTAACTTTTCTATAAACAGAAGCTAGTTCTGATATATTTTTTTTATTATTCAGATAATATTCGGAATTTAATTTATCTAACTTCTCCTTATTTTTTAAGTAATATTTTCTAAAATACTCTTTTTCTTCTTCCTTTGTTTTCATTAAAAATATTATTGCTGAATCATATTGTTCCGCCAATATTTGGAAAAATTATCGTAATACATTTCAACTCTTTTAATAATCTCATCGTTTTCAGGATTATCTGGAGAAAAATCATCTGTGTAATCAAATTCAACATGACTTGTAGTTTCATCAGGAGTGACAGTGAAAACAAATTTAATTACTCCGGCTATTGTACCACCAAAAAAGACCAGATTATCGTAGATTTCCAAATCAATAAACTTGATATTAACGTTTAAATCTTTGAAGAAGTTTATCATCTTTTGTTCTTCAGTTGATTGGTCGAATACTGTTTTTTTGTTTGTAGCTGTTTTCCTTTCGTCATTAACATCTTCATTCAACGTGCTCTTACTACGTGTTATTTTAAGCATATCACGCATAGTTAAGTCTTTTCGTGGCTTTTTTTCTAATTCATTTATATTATAGTTTCCATCACGCATCCTTTTCATAAGAATTCGCATTTGATTGGGTGTACTCTTGCTATTTATGTTGCTCATATAGTTGTTTTAGTTATAAATAGTTCTGCAGCATTAATAAATTTAATTATTACTACATTCTTTTTCTATTTCATTGAGCGTGTAACCACTACTCTCCATAGACGTTAATTGGGGTGAACTCAACCCTATTGATAATATTCTTAATCCTTCATTTTTTATATTGATTGCTGCGTTTAAATCTCTGCTGTGAATAGTTTTACAACTAGGACATGTCCAAGTCCTATCAACTAATGTTAACTCAGTGTTTCTATAGCCACAACAATTGCAAAGTTTACTACTAGGAAACCACCTGTCAATTTCAATCAAGTCTCTTCCATACCATTTAGCTTTATATATTAACATATTCTTAAACCTATTTAGTGATAGTTCTTGTATTGATCTTGCTAGATTATGATTTTTCATCATTCCACTTACATTTAGGTCTTCCATTACAATAACTTGATTTTCGTTAAGTAATTTCTTACTAATTTCATGTAAGTAATTTTCTTTAATATTGTTTAATTTTTCATGAAATTTAGCTAACTTAATTCTTGCTTTGTTTTTATTATTAGAGCCATTAACCTTTTTGCTTAATTGACGACTGAGCTTAATTAATTTCTTTTGATTGTTACGTTTAATTTTAATATTTTCATATTCATCACCATTAGAGTCAACAATAAATGATTTAATTCCTAAATCAATTCCAATAACATCGTTAGTTTTAGGTAGTTGTTTGATTCTACCGTCCTCAATTAATATACTAAAATAATATTTATTTGATTTAGTTTTGCTTAATGTTGCTGACTTAATATTATTTTGGTTATGATTTAGATATTTTTCATCATTTGTGCTACACTTAAAATGAATGTCTTTAAGTTGCTTGATGATATTAATTCTATTTCCGTTAATTTTACTAATAGCATCTAATGGAAACCTACAACTTTGTTTATTATCCTTCTTTGATTTAAAATTAGGAAAACCAAAACCATTTTTGAAAAAGTTTTTATATGCAATATCTAAATTAATTAAAGTTTGTTGTAGTACTTTGGAATGACTTTCTCTCAACCATGAATACTCTTCTCTTGATTTCAGTTCTATTAGGTATTTACCTAATTCACCAAAAGTAACACTATGCTTTTGATTATATTCACTTATTTTATAAGCTAAACAATTATTAAATAAGAATCGACAAGAACCTAATAGCTTAGTTATATAAATTTCTTGTTCTTGATTAGGGTAAATTCTTATTTTAATTGCTTTTAGCATGTTAATTGTTTTAGTACGCACTTTACATACAATTATAAATACTCGGAGATTATAAATACTTTTATTTGCTAAGCAGTTCAGTAAAATTTTCGATATCAATAAGTGGGTTATTATCGCTGCATTCTTCGAAAAAATTACTCTTAAATATAATGCCTTTGAATGCTGTTGCATCTTTATGATATTGGCGAAAATCAATTAACTTTTTAGGTATTCCAAATCTTTCATGTAATAAAGCACATAGCTTAACAGCATTTTCTATTTGAATATCATCATATTTTTCCCAATAAGTATATCCCAACCATTTTTTTGTGATAACTCTATCGTTTTCACAAATTTCATTTATCCAGTTAACATATTTTCCACTTGGCGTTTTATATAAACTGCCCATGTTTTCTAACACAATTGTTATGTTTTGCTTATCACTATCTTTAATACCCAAAAAATCGGTATGATACATTGGGTCATAGTGCTGATAAACAATTCCTTCTCTACTTATAGTATAGGTGTTCCACGTTTTAGTATTACCATAATCTCTACGTTGTAGTCTTAGAATGTGATTATGATCTTTTCTTAAGCTAGATGCCAATACAATTTGTGTTTTAGGTGTTTGATTTTTATATCGATTGACTTCCTTTATTGGGTACGTTTTGTCGTCTATTGATATCATAGTTCGGTATTATTAATGTAATCAATTTCAATTCCACATTCTAATAGTAGTTCATTAGCTACCCTCCAACTTTCGCCCCATGTGGAATGATTAAAATCTGGCTTGTTATATGTAACAATTACTTTTATACCTGATTGTATTATAGCTCTAGCACAATCATGACATGGAAAATATGTCACATACATGATAGCGTTTTTTGTCGGAATTCCTAATCTAGCACATGAATATATAACATTACGTTCAGAATGCTCTGTGTATAAATACTTTTGTGGTTTTTCATATCTACTTTCGATAGATTCGTTAGAACCATCTGGAAAGTGATTATAATCATATGCCAATAAATCGCCATTTTCGCCAACCAAGATTGCGCCTGTTTTGGTTGTATGATCTTTACTTTGTTCGGCAAAATGTGCTGCCCATTCTAAATACAAATTACTTCTTTTTAACACCATTGTTTTATTTTTTAATAAAAAACTCATTCAACCAATTATTTTTTAGTGATACCCCATACGCACCTTTATATTTTTTTCTAAATTCAAATCTTTTAGTACAACATTGGGAAACTTTATAACAATTTTCTTTAGTCCATTTTATTCTTCCACTTACCATATGGGTGCATATATCATCTAGCCAACCATTTTTATAGGCAGCACTAAATTCATGAATGTATAGCCGTTTAAATTCACATCTTGTGCTACAAAGATTGGCTTTTTCAATACACAATTCTTTGGTATAATAAACGTTGTAATTAGAATCAGGTAGGATGTTTTGAATTTCAGTCATCCAATTATTTTTTCGTGATGATGAATATGCACCTTTATTACGATAAAAATCCATCCTTGTTTTGCATGTTTTTGCAAATTCGATACATTTTTCTTTATTCCAATATAGCGTAGAGCCACCAATGCCACCAGTTTTAGCAACATTTAATATTTGCCATCCATTAGCACTATATTCTTCTACATATTTTCCCTCTAAATCAGCAGCTATTTTAACATCAATATAATCAGTTAATTGCTTTCTTATTGGAATATAACTTGTTTCTTTAATATGCTTAGTTACTTGATCATTTATCCTAGAATTTCTATCTGTATGCCTCTTAGCAATGTCATATGTTAATCCAATATATGCACAATTGTCTTCAATAAATTCATATACATAAACACATCTAAAAAATTTACTACCGATTGGTCTCATGTGTTGCGATATATCATTCATCCAGCCATTTCTTCTTGCAGCAGCCGTAGCTCCACCAGATTTTTCACTAAACTCCTTCTTTGTTGAATATTTCAATGCTTCATCACGACATCTTTCATATGTCCAATATCCATTAGGCTTCATACTTTTTTGAATTAACATTATAAAAGTTATTAATATAATTCAAATCATATCGTCTATGACCATTAGGTGTATATACTGGAGTGATTTTTCCCTCTTTCTCCCATAATCTCAATGTCTTCTGAGTTACACCTAAAATTTGACTTGCTGTACTAATCGAAATTAATTTCATTTGTGATATTTTATATAAATACTTAAAATGTTCAGAAAAGTATTAAAATGTTCATATTTGTCTATTTTAAGCTCCACCAACGGTTTTTCTTTAACTCTCTTGCTTTAACTATTAAATCTTGAAGTTCTTCATAATCAAAATCTTTGATTGTAAAATTTCCATCCATATCAGCTAAATCATTCTTAGCTAACACATCAACTATTTTCAGTGCTTCTTTAAGTAATTTGCCTTTCTCAAAGGCTTCCACATCTTTCATATGTTATGTTTTAAAATATTTATTTATTCTTAATATTCTCGCTCTTCTAACCAACTCAAATAACTTATGTTCATCATGAAGAAAATCTTCATGATCTTCAAAATTATGGTCGCCTAGTTCGTAGATTATCTTTAAAGCTTCTTTTATTAAAGCCATTTTTTCTTCACAAATTTCACCACTTTTCATGTTATTATGTTTTAATTATAACTATTATTCTAATATTACCGATGAAATACCATCGTCATTTAATGTAACATTTAATAAATAGTCTGGTGATACTTCATGCATCTGTTCTACGATTAAAACTTTTTTCATATTTGCTTTAATGATTTGCAATATCTCAACAAATTCCTCAATACTATCATCACTTAGCTTGCCCATAACTTCGTCAAGCAAGAATATTGTTGGTTTAGCTTTTATATTTATCTGGTTTAACGAGAATTTCAACACTACACTTGCAAATGTTCTTTCTTTTCCAGAAGCACTAATACAATCAATTATTGCAGTAGGTCTATTGTTATAGACAAGCTTTGGTCTTAGATCGTCAGCATCAAGCCAAACTTTAAATGGCGCTGATGATAATACTCTTTCTAAAGTAAAATTGATTTTGGGTAATATATAATTACTTAGCATCTGCCTAGGTATACCATCACGATGAACACATTTTTTATATAATTCCATAACCTTATCACGATATTCCTGTATCTCAAATTCAGCAAGCAATTCTTCGTTTTCTTTTATCTTTATCTGCTTACCACCAATATCAGTTTTCCTAAGATAAACATCTTCTTTGAGTTCAGAATCTTCTGTTTCAAGCTGTTCCAATCTTAGCTTAGCTGCTTTAATTCCTATTTCAATGGCTTTGTTTTCTTCAATTAGCTTTATGCTATTATCATAATTATTGATTTTCGTTTGTAATGAACCGATAATCAATTCTTCATTAGAGATTTTTAATGGAATCTGATCTAACTCATTTTGTAATTCCTTACGCTTTTCAACATCATTTTTTTCATTAGTAAGTTCACCGATCTCTCTTAAAATGTCTTCCATGGCTAAGGAATCTTTTTCAATTTGTAACCTGATAGCATCAATTGTTGCAATTTCATTAGATATGCTAGTGTCATGTACCAATTTATCAACAGTTTCCTTATCATTAATTTTATCACCAATATCAAACATTTCATTTTCAATAGTTTCAATTTCAGCATTAATATGTACTTGATGATCTGCAGATAATAACTGCCCACATGTTGGGCAAGTCTTGCTATTTTTAAGCTCAAATATTTTATTCTTACATGCTAAACCAGCATTTTTTAATCTGAAAATATCACCATTGATTATTTCAATTTCATGTTCTTCATTGTGTATGATTTGCTCATGTGATTTAATATCTAACTTGTATTTATATTCGTTTTGTTTGTTGAGTTCCTTTTGATCAATTAACACAGTCAATCGCTTTTCATCATATTCTTTCTTTAACGGCAATATACTTTTCAATAAAACGTCATTACGTGCCTTCAGGTCAACGATTGTTTCTTCATGAGTACTTATATCCTCTTTAATGTCATCTACGCTTAGATTGTAGATTTCAGGGTCTATGGTGTATAATTTCTTGTTTAAGCCCTCAACATATGTTCTTCCAGTAGCAATTTTGGTTTGTATATCAATAATCTTAACTGTTTCAATCTCTACAACCTCACTATTAAGTTTAATAATTTCGCTGCGCATTTCTACGTTTTGATTAGTAACATTTTCAACACGACATGTTACCCTAGATTTACCCATAAGCTTTTTCTGATACGCTTTATAGCCTTCAAGTTTTTTATCAAAAATATCCAAACCGCTATCGAATAATATTGAATCAATGAAAACTGCCATATCGTTTGATAATATTTTATTTAAAGTATCTGATGTTGTCATAACAATACGCATGAAATTATCATATGTACCAATAATAGATTCAATTCTTTTTTGAGTTTTAATTCTATTATCATCCGTTAATTTATCAATTGAAGTATCATCATTCATTTCATCATCGGGTGATGTAAGCAAATAGTAGCCAATACTGGTAGGTGCGCCATTAATGCTCCCATCTTTAGCTCTATTTATTTCAGTTTTCTTCTTGATTCCAAAATATTCTCCGTTGGCTTCGATAATAATATATCCCTCACAACTTTTAGCATCGTTTCTATTGTTAACAAAACGAGCATCCCCATACTTCACTCTGTTCTCAGTTTCAAGTGTTTTGCCAAATAAGACGTATGTCATCAGTTTCATAATGGTTGTTTTTCCAGCTGTATTGACTCCTGTTATTTGAAACAGTCCATCCATATCTCTCCAATCAATGTCTAATTGTTCATATGACATGAAATTTTTGCCACCAAATTTAACAACATTCCATTCGACACTCGTATCATCAGCAGTATCAATTTCCTTTAAAATCTCTTCATCTAATGCAATAACATCGTCAATTACCTTTTCATCAATACCTATTTTAATCAGATATTCCTTAAATATTTCATGCTGAACGGTTTGATTGGCTACATTATCTAGTGTTACGTTTTCATTTACATCAATTTTATCTGTTTCAATGAATTCATTTTTATGCGAAATGGTTGTATTCTGATATTTAGATTTTATATATTCGGCTAACCTTCTCTCGTTATTCCTACATCTTGACGATGGCAGCGTGTTCCAAATAATTCTAATCTTCATGTACTTTGTTGGGTCTGGAATATCAAAATCCAAATCATCAAAATCGGTATATGTTGTAATTTTTACATTTTTAAGCGAATAGTCATTTTCAACAGATATTTCTTTAGCTTTTTTAGTGCTGACATTCCATAAAAGATAACCATGAAAATTATCATCGCCTTCATCAAATCTTTGAGCGATAAGACTACTCGAATATGCCTTGGTCTTAGCTTTATCTAAGTATTGCTGCTTATGTATATCACCAAACATACTCATATCGCCCTTAAAATCAGTCGATTTATAGAATGCTTTGCTTTTAACTTCAATACCCGATGGCATTTTGCTGCCGTTTATTTGATCGTGAAATAAATCAATTGCGGTATATTGACTAGATGTTTCTCTTAGCTTTTCGTATATTTTTCCTTCCTTAGTTTTCCAAGGATTATTTTTATCTTCACCATGATGCCAAACCATCCATGCTACATTTTCATCATAGAAAACATCTGTCTTATCATAATAAACGACATTGGGATTATTTAATGTATCAACAATTGCCTTAACGCTATCAACTCTATTCGATGCTTTTTTACGATAATCATGATTACCACGTGTAATACGAACAGGCGCTATCTTGCTTAGATCATTAAGTAATTTAGATGCCATTATTAATTGTTCACCCTGTAAATCAAGATTATCATGAACTAAATCGCCTACTATTACAATTCTATCTGGTTTTTCAGCAGTAAGTGATTTAATTAAATTATCGAATACTCCATCATATTCATCATTTCTTGTGGGTATCTTTCTAATATGAACATCGGCAATCTGTGCTATATTTTCAATCATATTTGAATATATTAATAAAGATTATTCATCAATTATTTCCGATAAATTTTTCTTTAGTTTAGTCTTAATGTAATTTACTTTATTACTAACAGTACTACTGGTTAAATTAAATTCCTTTCCGATTTCGCAATAATTATATCCTTGCATATATTTCATGTTTAATAAAGTGTAATCTGTTGGTGATAATTGAGTGGTTATATAATTTATTGAGTCGCAATTTTCAAAACATGTATTACTTGAAGAGTATTGAATATTTCCAGAACACGTACAATTAGACGTGAATGTGAATGGACTATTGCCACTAGTACTAGTTGAGTTAATTTCAGACCAATCAATAGATATTGTATTTGTAGATGTTAACTTCATTGAGTTACAACGCCATTTATCAATCATATAGTTTTTGGCTATGGTTAACACCCATGAATTGAATTGAGCTATCGAGCTATTGAATGTTTTGATATTCAAAAATATTTTAATCATAATTTCTGACACATCATCTTCAATATCACAGCCTGATTTATATTTATTTTTTATGAAAGATTCTATAACCTTTCTATATTTATTATATAATTTTTCTTCGGCAATACCATCCCCATTTAATATATCATTAATGAGAATTAAATCTTCCTGATCTTTTAGCATCTATCATAATTCATAATATTAAGTTATTTTTAAAATTTACTAGTTCCACTATATCTATAGTAAGCATTTTTTTCATATTTACTATTGAAATCATTCTTAATCGTTTTTTTATCAAAATAGTCCATATCGTTCAATTTCCTTGCACCATATAAACGTTTAATTACTTCATCCTCACCTAAAAACTTACGTATTTCATCAACATCATATTCACCAGTTAAATTAACGACTAATATCTTATTCGTTTCATCGTCATAGATTAATTTTAAAATATCATATAAATTCATTTCATTAGTCCATGCATCAGGGTCTAATATTATTATTATTTTAGGCTGATACTCTTTTAATCTTAAATACAGCAGTTTAGATATTGTTTTACCTAATAACGGTATTGAATTAGGTACTGAAAACATATCAAATACACCCTCAACTAAAAAAACAGGCGAATCCCAATCAATAAATCCCTCATTAAATATTAAAGCATCCTTATCCGATTGTGGATTATCATATTTTCTTTTTTTAACTCTAGGATCGTATGTTCTTGAAACAAAATAATTTACTTCACCATATACATCATATGACGGTATAATTATTCGTTTAGAGTATTTTCCTTCAATACAAAAACCAAGCCGATATCTTAGTATTGTTTTTTTCGTTAATTTTCGCTCAGTTATTAAATAATTATATGCTTCGAAATGCTCAGGATTCTTTAAATCAATATCGGAAAACAGTATTGTTTCTTTAGGCAATCCAATTCTTGCGTATTCTGCTTCCTCATATTCCTTATCTTCGTCATCCTCGAAATCAGTAAGTCCTTTATATGATTTATACAATTCATAATCACTCGCTGAACCATATTTTTTTATTAATCTGTCTAACGAGCCAGCAAACTTAGGTTCACATTTCCAGCAATGAAAGACTTTTCTACCATTAGCCGTTGAGATTTCTAGGTTGAACTTTCCATCTGGTTGTGACAAACCTTCTCTCTGAGCACACATCGGACAGCAAACGCTTAGCTGACTGCTAACATTTAACCCTCTAACATCCTGAAAGATGTTAAATATAATTCCATGTAGCTCCTGTCCTTGTACCATAATGTTTAATTGATAATAATGTAGCAAATATAAACAACAATTCCCTTAAAAGCAAAGGTTTTTAAGGGAATCATTCAAATTAATATGTATTAAAACTAGAACCTTCTATAATTTTCAGTAAATGGAAATAATGAAATCATTTGTTTTAACAAGTATTCGATTTGTGCTTCTCTCCACGCAGTTCTCTCAGGATTATTACCAATAAAATTATTTTGTAATTCATGAAACATAATCAACACGTTTTGCTTTGTTGTTTCATTTAACATACTTGAATCTTGATTGTGATATTGATCGAAAATACGCGTATAATCATCCCTAGATTGTGCTAGTTCACCTCTCAATTGTTCAGTTTCCTCTGATAGTGCAGCTACCTGTTCTTGAAGCCATTCGATACCTGTAACATCTTTAGTATTATCAGGTTCGTTTATTGCTACTACACTAGCTCCACCATTATTAAGAGTTAATGCAGTATCTACATCTTGAAGCAATTCTTCGACCTTTTGTTTAGCCTTTAAATCTCTTTCTTCTTCAGGTGTTAAAGACTTTTCAACAACAACTATCTTTTTTGGCTCACTTGTCTTTTTATTAATAGCTGGAGTGGGATTACTTTTTGCTAAATTTACTAAACTTTTTTTCATATTTTATTCAATTATTAAATTTGCGTTTAAATGAGCAATTAAGCCAGTCTTATCATTCCAAATAAATGCTTCACCAGCCTTAATAGAACCCGTGAAACCCTTAGAAAAATGCCACGAATCAGTCCCACTAAGACTTGACAAATATCTTACAGTAACACCTAAATCTTCATTAGTCATTCTTTTATTATCTAAAGCTATAATCTTTACATCTCTTTTTCGATGAATATGTCCTACGTGAAACTCATGATATGTTGTTTCACTCCACATTGGTTTTGATTCAATGTCTGATGCCATTAGCATCGGTAAGCTATTTTCCTTTTCTTCGCTACCATGAGTAAAACCTAATAAGACTTCACCAAATCGATAATATTTTCTTGGTGATGCGCCATTATTGATATTTACCATATGATCATCATTAAACCAAGCTACGAGGAATTCTCCCATATAATAGCTACGTTCAAAGTCATGATTCCCCGGGATTACCACAACATCGACTCGTCTACCCGTTTGTTTCAACATATTAATTGCATCCACAAGCAATCTTGTCCCAATCTGGAATGTTTTCTGCCAGCGTACATCTTCATCTTGTAATGTGCCCTTAGTGGTTGTATTAAATATAGTATCACTATTAAAAAAGTCATTTCCAACAGGAAATAATATTCGAGAATATTCAAACCCTTTGACTCTATTAATTAATGTTACTATTGTATTTAAAAACCTTTCACTTGCAATTTTAATATCATAATTTTCACCAGTTTCTTTATTCCAACAAAGTTTTCCGAGGTGTAAATCATTGAGTGCTAGCTCAAAGAGATTATTCTCATTTTTAATAAGTTCAGCTGGCTGCAAACAATTAAGAACAGGTGGTTCATAATTAGATACCATATCTTTAAATATTTCACCAAGTATTTGTTCCTTTACTATACTACAATCTCTTTCAAGACGTGCTTTCACCTGAAAATTCTGAATTGTTTGTGGAGTATCTCTTTTCCAGCTTGTTACATCCCATTTATTGACTGTATAATCTTTTACATGCCAAATTTTCTGATCTACATCAGCAGCAATTAACAGCTGTTCTAGGGTTTTAATGTGATCTGCAGGGTAACTTGAATCTGACTTCCACTCAACAGTTGCTTCGTTTCCACTAGCACTATATTCTATATTTCCCTGCATCGGTGAAGCAACGAAGTCCTTTTTTCCGCTATCATATGCATAAACTTGATTTGGTTCATGTGATATTGCGGTCATTAATGGATAGTTGCCAAATTGTGTTTGAGTACAAACGCCTGATACAGCGTTCATAGCCCTATTACCGATTTTATCTATTTTTTTACTGGTTTCAATGTCATCTACCTTAGATGAACCAGCTTTATAATGCATTAGATATCTCCGATATGCAGCATTGAATAACGTAAATAATTCGTCATCAAGTGTATCATTATCAAATTTTTCATAAACCAATGCTTTGATGTTTTTAATATAGGTGTCTGCAAATCCACATTTTACTGATGCTTCTTTTACTGAAATATTATTATCTACAGCATAATTCATTACACTAACAGCACTTAAAATTCTTTCTTTTTTCATATTTAAATATTTGTTAAAATATAGTTATATAATTTTTGCCAAACTTACAACAAAAGCATTAAACGTGCAAGTGTTTTCAAATAAATATATTACCATTACTTTTCATAAAGATAATATTTTTCTCAATTTCAATACACTCTCCAATAAATGATAGTTCATGACTTACAGACATATCGAACCATTCCCTTTCTTTTCTCAAATGTGAATACCTATTCTGTAATGATTTTTCAATTTGATATGCATATTCAGATTTATAAACTTCAATAAGTTTTAACTTAGAAGGATTACCTGTACTTAATTCGTTTATTCGTTTTTGAGGATGCTTAGAAACACCTACTTTATAGTAGCTGTTTTCTAATGATTGTATTAAATAAATATAATTCATATGTTAGAATATACAAATACATCTAAATGGCTGAAATCTAGCAACAAATCCTTCACCATTGTCGTTTAGACTAATTATTTCGGTATATTGAACTTCAATAATCCATTTACTGATTTCAATACCAGCAGGGTCTATCGTAATTAATTTGAATGAAAATGTATGACCTAATGAATGATTATAAGTCTTAAAGAATTCAATTAAATTTTCACGTGTCGTATCACCCAAAGCACAAGCGATAAATGTTAATTCAATGTCATTCCAAACAAATTTATTAGGGCAATCACCTATTCGATTCTCATATGCTATATTAGGTGTAACATTCAGTTTAGGTTTACTAATTGTATCAACAATCCATGGCTGTAACCCATATTCGCTATTAAACTCAACTAAATATCTATTTTTCATATGTTAATATAAATTAACGCATTTAGATGGTCTAAATACTACTTTAATCTCTTGAATTTTGTCATCAGCCAAATCAAATTTTCCAAAATCAATTGATACAATATATTCAACAATTACTTTCCACTTTTCGATTGTAACTCCAGTAGGGTCTAACGTATCAATAAAAAAATATGGTATTGGTGTTGAAACAATGCCCTCTATTGATTTTTTAATTAACGATTCTGCAAGATTGTTAAAATATTGTGATGTTGATGGCTCAATGATACTCATAAATGTAACTTCAATATCATCCCAATGATATCTAGGCATATGACCTCTTATGGTCTCCTTATAGTTAATTTCGCCCATTGTTAGCTTAGGTTTATTAATACTATTAACTAACCACGATTCAATCTTAAAATTTTTATCTTCTGACTCAAGATTAACTGTTTCAGGAAATGTAACGATAAACCTATTATTTATTTTTGGTTCTGCCAGTTGTGGTACAAGTATATTTCTGCCTAGTTTTTCATGTAATTCTTTGCTGTTATTAAAATAAGCCATTGTTGATTATAATTAACTATTTAATGTTATTTCCAATTCCAAACATAATCATACCACTAACACAACAACAATAAGAGTCAGCCATATCAAAGTTCATATCTTTAGGACTTCCATCTTTTTTATAAAACCATTCAATTTGTGGCTCTAAGCTACGGACTTTTTCCCATATATACAACTTTTTTTCTTTTCTATATTCAACTGGAAATGAAAGGGTTTCAACTTTTTCACGATTTTTATCATATGAAACAGTAATTAGTTCACGTAAAAATAGTCTACGTGAATCGTAAACCGAAATAAGTTTTGGATATAGATCAAATATCTGATATAAAATATAACATACAATTCCATTAAATCCATACAATAAAGAAACGGTATTTGCATTATTGCTCCCACCCAAAGGTTTTTCGACAATTATATGAATAATTTCACCATTAAGTTCGTTTAAAACACGTTCTTTAAATTCCAGCACATATTTTCTAAAAATTTCAGCTTTATGTATTATTCTATCATTAATGAGAACATCTTTACCTAGTTTTAATTCTAAGTGTTTTAACTCAATCAATTTTCCATCTGTACTCATTAAAGTACTACCGATATTAGTGGTGCTTACATCTAGTGACCATATATACTTTTCCATATTATGCTCTTTCTTTATGTTCATCAATCATTTTTTGCATGTTTTTATAGTTATCTAAATAAAGTCCAATTAGGTCTTCAATAACACCACCGATTTTCATGCTTTTTCCCTTGCACAATAGTTTAAATCTATTATGCAGGCTACCATCGATTATGACAGATTTAGGTTTTACTTCTGTTAGTAAATTTTTCATACGTATTTTATTATGTTAATCTATAATAAATACTAAGAATTATAAAAAAGTATATTTTTTTATAATTATTGGGTTAGAAATCGAGTGCAAATACTATTGTTCTTGAGATTGTTGAATCTTTTTCAATTGGATTGTTGAGTTTTCCAATAGCAACAAGATTTTTATTCGAATCATAAATGCCTATTTCAGTTATTGCCACCTTATCTTCATTCCATGTTTCATTGGTAGATGAATTAAATTCATTCAATGGTAATATGATTGAAATATCTGTGGTATATGCAATAGCTTTTATATCGGTTATGACATTACCCAAGAAAAATACTTCGTCACCAAAGCATAAATCACCATCAGCTGAAGTCTCTTTTGAAGGATATGTAATAATATCACTAATATTATATGTTGGAAACGTTAAGTAATTCAACAATGGTATTTTAAACACTTGTTGTGTCAATTCTAATGGTGTTAAAGTACTACCACTAACATTTGTAATTATTTGTGGCGTTAAATCATATACTCTCCAATTAGAAGCAATTGGTTTAGCTTCGGCTGCTGTAGTAAAACCACTATTGTTTACTATTTGAACTAATGCTTTGATTTTATTAGCTGTATATCCTGTACCACCACTAAGACTATTACTTAGGAACTTAAAATCACTTATATTAGGGAAACTTAATGATATTTCCTGTATATATGGATTGTTTGCATCCAAAAATAAGGATTTAATATAATTACAGTGTATAGATTTGCTATAACCATTATTGGGTACTAAAATATATGAAGTAAAAACTGTATAACCGTTTGCCATTATTATTTTTATTATAAATACTTAATTAATTATTAGATTATTATACGCAGTTGTGCGTTAATCCTGAACAATCTAAATTATATTGATTATCACATGTAATGCTTGTTGTGCCAAAATCAACAGCTGCTGAGGCAAGTGTTATTGTTACAAAACCATTTTTACCATTACGTCCAAAATCACAGTCAACTATGCCTTGTACCCTTATCAAGCCAACGTTAGTTATTCCAGAAATTGTTGTACTACCAGTTACTGTTTGAGAATCTGCTTGTGCTGTAGGATAGTTACCGCCTGAAACGCTTGCATTTGCAGTATTAATACTTGTCCAAGTACTTCCACCATCTGTTGATAATATAAAGTCAGAAGTTGCACTATTATAGTCTTGACCATCACTACCTGCATTATCACAACCAGCAGTTATTGTATAATCCAATGTTAATGAAAATGTTTGTCCTACAGGATGATTTACAGCTAAAATAGCTTGATTACTAGCTATTGAGCCGAAGTATACTTGTGAACCATATACTGGTATTGGTGTAGAAGTCGGTGTTGGCGTTGGGGTGGCTGTTGGCGCACCTGTTGCAGTAGGCGTTGGAGTTGGAGTAACTGTAACTGGAATTGGTGTTGCAGTTGGTGTCGCTGTCGGTGGAGCTGGTGTTGGTGTAGGGGTTGGTGTTATTGTTGGTAATGGTGTAGGAGTTGCAGTTGGTAATGGTGGACATGGTGTTAATCCACCAAATCCAGCTATTAAATAATCAGGCATCGTCCACGATCTATTTGATTTATAAGACATAGCAAACAATAACTCCTGATCTTCAATCACAAATATTTTTAAACCAGTAAATACTTTACCTACAATATTGCCACTTAAATCAGCTAGATCATAATAGGTAATATTTAATGATTTGGTTGCACCCGATAGAATTTTGCTACTACCTGTTGCGACAAGTGTAACACCTAAAGTATTTCCACTTGATTTGTGCCACATTATTGTTGGAATCTGTAAAATTTCAGTGTTTAAATAAAATTCTTCGCCATATGTATTTGCAGGAGAATTATTACTATAATGAATCACACCTAGCTTTTTATTAACAGGTGCTTGATTTTGTATATATGAAACAAAACCGCCATAGACTCTACTATTGAATTGTGCAAATTTTCTATCAGCAGCTTGAATTCCAGCTATTTCATCTGTATATATAATGGACATGTTCCAAAATGGAAATGCACTTATTGAGCATTGACTGTTTTCTAAAAATGTTAATACACTTTGATTAATATAATCGGTTGAGTATTGATTGGCTACTGTAATACCGCTATAATATACAAGTGCACCAGCTTTTCCTGTAGGAGTAAAGCTAGTTAAATTAGGCAGTTCTCTATCAACTATAACAACTAAATTATTACTTCCTAATGTACCTGTTTTACTTATGATTTGATACATTAAATATGGTGTAGGCGTATTTTTATTAATAGTATAACCAGTTGTGTCTGAATTCAAAGTCCATTTCACTAACAATAAATCACCAGCAGTTGGTTCATTTGCACTTGTACCATATAACGGTGCTTTTTTCAATGATAATTTCGTACCGCCAGTAATTCCACTCATGTATATCATACAATCTGGTTGTTTTACATGATTGCTATCTGTTATGAAAGTAGTTCCGCTATTATTAAAAAATCCAATGGATTGAGCACTATTCACAATATCATATGATACTGGTGAAATTGTTGATATTTGATTATAAGGATCGCCACTAATATTTCTAGGTATAAATGAAATAATCTTAGGATTTTTATCCCTAGGTCTTAAAATACTTAAATTAAACGGGTTGTAATCAACAGCAAGCTCGCTATTAATTTCTCTTATGAAATTATAGTCTATTTCGCTATCACCAACAGCAAAGTAACTAAATGATAAATCACCTGTTGATAATAATTCTCTACCTTTTGAAGTTAACATTATGTTTAACACAATGGGGTCTGTTTTCTCAATAAATGCCATTTTTTAACAATTTAATTATAAATACTATTATATAGAGTTTCAATTGATAATTGTGCTTAACAACTAACTGATTGAATAATCGTGCCTGTATTATCAACCTGTACTGCAAACCAATTAACACCACTATCAATACCAGTACCAATTGTGATTGCAATCCAATTATTTGGAGTAACGCTTAAATCAGGATTTCCCATACTGTCACGTAAAACTCTACCAACCATCGGTGGACCGAATTCAGGTTCTAACATATAATAACTACGACCAAATGTTTTGTTTAAACAAGCTAATGTTGAGGTTGTATAACTACTAACAGTTCCCATCCACAAAAATAATGTTGGGGTAGGCGTAATTGATGTAAGTGGTGTGGTTATAGCTGATTTTACACTACCATATCCAATTCCAACACTATTTTTAGCAAATGCTCTATAAAACGTTTCTGTGTTTGGTGCAAGACCTGATAACACATCAGAATAGGGAATACTTGTATCACCAGAAATAAATTGCTTAGATATTAGTGTTGGGTAATTTTCGACTATTAAAGATACTGATGGATTTTGTGAATATAATACACCGTATTCCATAATAATTAAATTACCTTTATTTGTTATCGTATTACCGCTTGTTGATATTTGCGTTGGAGTTATAGCATATACTTGTCCTGTAATTACAGTAGGGATAAACGTTGGAACTGATTGTGTTGTAGTCTGAAGAATATTACCTGTATATGAAATACCTGATATCGATATATATGCTCGATATTGATATGTTGTATTTGCAGATAAACTTATAATATTATAGTTATAACTATTGCCAGTAATTACTGTTGATAATAAAACTGTTGTAGCCCAAGTACTATCACTAGGCTTTTTATATTGCATACCATAGTAATCAATATTTCCATTAATAATAATATTTATGCCACCAGTATTAATGTTGTTAACACCAGCAGTTCCTATTTTAGTTTCAATATGTGTTGTAGCTGCTGAAACAGGAGTTAATATTTGTAAGGTATTTCCAGTATAACCATATTTACCTGATCTAATATATGCACGATAATTATATAACGTAAAGTCAGTGACTCCTGTAATGGTAGTTACGTAATTATCAACAGATAATGCACCTAATTTATTAACACGTTTCCATGCGCCCCATACACCATTATATAATTTACTATACTCAATACCATATTCAGTTAATAAAGTATTTCCCTGTATGTTCTTGCCACCAGTTATTATACTACCAGTAATGCCACTTATTGTTTCAACAAATAATGTTGGTGGTATTGGTGGCGATGGTTTGACAGTATCTTGATTAATTTTAAAAACAGCGCCATCATCCCCTAAATATTTCAACATGGGATTACCTCTCATATCAATCGTAGTTGAATTACCTGAATATACGTTGACACCCCTTCGATACATGAACTTTTGTTTAGTAAAGAAACTGTTTTCGATTAATAATCCACTTTTTCTTAAAATAATTGTAGCTGGCAGTAATTGATCAACAAATCTTTGAAAAAAAGCATTATACTTGCTTAAGAAAGAATATAAATTAGCAAAGGTATAGCCATTTGATTTTAATGGATCGTCATTTGGTAATGTGCTTCGTTTCAGATATTCAACATATATTTTTAATAATGCAGGATACCAACCGCCTTTAAAATCGGATATTGTTTTTCTGTTTTTAACATTTACCATTCTTTTCTGTACTAATTCAACAAATTCTAAAAATGATAACTGACTAATATCGCCAACGCCAAAAACATCGTTGATTATCGGTTGGAAAAATGAACTATGCGCTATTAGATAATAAACGGTTATTACTGTTCCATATCTAATTCCACTAGGTAAAAATATTTCATATGGGTTTTGCACATTAATACTATAATCTAAATTAGGCTCTAATGCAATTCCATCTATCAATACTTTAACATCAGAAGCAGCATTTGCTTTATAGTTTAACTTATATACATATTTATTAGCAAAATTATTGAAATATATCTTGCTACTGTTGAAGCTATCAACTCTAATAACTTCACTTCTAGCTGAAATATCATCACTACCTGCTACTTCAACATATGCCACCTGAATATCTGGATTTATTTTTAAATAAGAAATAACCTCCTGATTTTGAATAATTATTTGGCTAGAACCTGTTGTATTATTTGGATCAACAATATAATCAGCAACAAATTGTGGAGTGCCTTTAGTTAATGCAATACCATTTACAGTAAGCTGTACATCACCACGTGGATATGTTGGCAATGGAATTGCAGTACCACTTGTATTAGCCTTTATTCTTGTTACAATATAATCAACAGTTATGCCACTGACAGATCGTGTGTTTCCTGAATATATGTACGTTACTTGAATAACGTCTCTTCCTGATGAATTATTTTTAGCATAAACCGCATTCGCTAAGGTAAATGAATTTCCGTTAATAACATAATCAGCTTGTGCTGTTATACCTGTGGTTGTACCTGTTTTGGGCGCATTTAATAAAATACCATTGAAACGAACTTCAAAATCTCCCATTAGTTTATTAGCTGTTGTAGGAAGTGTAAAAGTATTTTGTGATGCACCAACACCTAACGATATATTTACATATGAATAAGGTAATGTATATCCGCTAGAATTAGCTGCAAAGTCTTTTTGTATATAGTCATATACGTCATGCTCAATTCCACGTGAAGTGTCTAATGCAACATCAACTTCTTTTGTATTGATAACCAACCTACTATCTTCTTGATAATATTGAGGTGTTGAGCTATGAATTCTTGTTGTTGCTCCGCTTTGCGACCAAGACTTTTTATTATCAACAGTTCTGTTTAAATCAAAACCAGCTAGCCTAAATGCATTCATATATGCTTGACCGCTATCTGTATCACCAGACACTTGAAAATAAAAATCGCTTGTTTCTATTGGTGCTATTGGATAGCCTTGTGTATCATACGGTAATGAACTAGATGGAAAATCACTTAACGATAGTTGGACATTATTAGGATTAATTTTTCCATCAACGGTATATACATATTCAGTTATATTAATAAACGGTTCTGGTATTCCAATTAATAAGAATATTGACTTAATTGATTCTCTAGTGCCTTTAGATTTCCAATAATAATTAGTATTCATTAGAATTCTTCTCCACAATTCAATATCAATTTCCGCAGGCATTAAGTCATTATTTAAATTTCTTTCATTGCTATCAACAGTTAAAAAACTATTAACCAGTTCATCTTCATTAAGTAACGAGAAGTAATCCCAACCAAACGTTCTTGACATATTTTGAATTAGTTGATCTGGTACGTTGTTTATTTTATCATATGTTACTTTATTGATATATGTTAATGAGTCAATGAATTCTCTAAGTTGGTCAAATTCTCTACCATAAATTCTCAATAATTTCGTCATTTTGCCTTGTTCGGTAAAATCGTATGCCTTGATTGATGATGGTGTTAAGAATCTAGCAATTAAATCGGTTTTGATTTTATCATATTTAGCACCAATGGTTAATAAAATTTGTAAAAATTTTTCATAATTTGGTGTATTGAAATCAATATTATATTTATCACTTGTTGACCATGATAATGTAGTATCGCTATATACTATAGTTCCATCATCCAGTAATGTAGGGTCTTTAAGTGTAAACTGAAAACTATCAGAATTAACTCTATTTGATATTATATACTTTTCATATTCACTTAGCGATGATCTAAATTCTTCGAAAACATGCGCATTAGGTTTAATATGAAAATCAATAGAAGCCGTTGTTGCACTTACAATGCCTAAAGGATTGCCATTCGCCTTAATCATTAAATAAGGTCGTCCCGATGTATTTCCAGTATATCCAATTACATTCGATGCATTATTTGATGCATTTTGCGCTGTCCATATTACATATTTATCGTATGATTGATTTATGTTTTTCAATACCTCACCATCAGGAACACTACTATTCCCATAATTATATACCAATCCAAATGTATTGATAACAATACCAATTGGTATTTTAAATGATGAAGTATCTGATATTAAGTCATATGTATAATCAAAATATGTTGTTGCACCACTTCTGGATAATTGTGAATTCATGAAAAGACTTCCAGTATAACCAGTAATAATATTTTGAATAGAAACTCTTAAGTATTCATATGCAGACCCAAATCTAATAAATGTGTTTAAATCGGATTTATCTAAATTCAACACTGCGTTTGTGGTGTAAGAATGTATAATTTCTGATTGGGCATTAGTAACACCTAGTGTATCCAGTGTTACAGCTCTCACAAATGAACTTAATGTATTACTATAATCAATATACTTCCTACCATCAAAATTTGATGTAACAGCGAAGCTTCCAAACGAAAAAATGGTTTCAGATGCAGTGTTATTGAAATTATTTCCGTTTAAATTTTGATCAAGATTATTATTTACGACTTTAACTTTTGCCACAAGCTTTAAATTTTATTATAAATACGCTAAAAAGAAAAATCCTGATCATTTAGATCAGGATTCTTACGTATTGTTTAAATTCCCAATGTAACATCATTAAAATTCTGAGAGGTATCAATTGTCGTTCTTTTCTCTTTAACCTCAAAAAGTGGAGCATTACCAACAGTGTCCTTAATCGTATAAAGATCAAACTGTTTAGTAATATTTCTATTTTTGTCATAGTAAGTCAATATTCCATTATCAACATCCTTTATTTGTTCACCCAATAAATCCGCAATACTATTAATTGTGTTTTCGACCAATTCTACTTCTAAAACGATTGGCGAAAAATAGGTGTTGGATAACAATATTATTTGACCTGCATTTCCAATGAACGGAGTTGCAGAAGGTTTTACGTCAGACGATGAGCTTGGAGTTAATTGTAGGAATAATAAACTGCCTGAATCATCAAATCTATATCTTTGTGTTTTTTGACTTGTATCACCAACATTATCCTTCGATACTGCCACTTTATTTGACGTTACAACGTATCTTACTACATTCCTTAGCTTAGTACCATCAGTATTAAGATATTCGATCCTATACCCCTGTAATGCGTTATTTACCCTCAATGCTTCAGGTAGTGAGTTCATATCGATTGTAATTCCCTTTACTGTTGGTAATGCAGATAAGACAGAACAATCATGAATGATAGTTGTCACTAGTTTAGGTTTAATATAAATGGTATATATTCCCAACTGATTAAATATTGTAGCAGGTAATCTTAGGTCATATAAGCCTTCTAAAAGATTTTCAGTACCAACTGCATTAGGGTCAGTAATTGGCAAATAGCAATAATCCAACAATTCAGATGGATTTAGTGGTATTATATCGTTATTATTCGTATACCTATCTGGAATGTAATTATAATACATTTCAATATCATTAATATTTACATCGCTAGGTCTTGTTATTCCAATTTGTCCTACTGCCATTTTCTTAAGTGTTATTTACTATATTAAAGAAATTTCCACCAGCATATGTATTTAAATCACTCAAGTCCTTGATATATTCAAGCCTGTAATTTTTATCGAATGCTGATTGTTCTTGTCTTAATATAAATACATCATCGTTAATTTTCGGGTTACTAATTATGTTTTCTTTATTCGGACTCTTATAATATGGTACATTAATGAAGTTTAGATCAGTAATGCCTTGAGGTGTGAATATATTAAGAGTTGTTCCCGAAGAACTGCCAGATATTATATCAACATATTGAATACCTCCTAAGTAATATATAATTTCACTTAATGGATTTGAATTTAATAAATCAACACCATCACTATTTATCGTCCCACCTGTTACATATTGCTTAGTAAAATCTGACGTTATTGTATATTTACGCAATTCAACCAATCTACTTATTGAAGTACCTGTTACTGTACTTGCAGTAGTTGGAATAATCGTAGTATTTCCAGTATACGAAGTATCTGCATCAAAAAAGCCAATATCATTGACAACCGATTTAAAACCAATCTTCATATGGTATACAGCAGTTAAATCGGGAACTATAATATATTTATTTCCTTGTGTTGTTGCTGTTATGCCAGTTGTTAATAATTGTAATATTGTTTTTTTAATCAATTCCATTATGTAGTGCTTTTACGTAAAAATACTTTGATATCAACCGAGGGAAACCGGATCTCAAACATTGATTCAGGAACGGAATAAATAGTATTGTTAATAATTTTTATTTCACCTGTTTTTACGTCTAAAATATCTTGTGAGACAACATTATTAGAATATAACCCACCTTGTTTATTATAAACACGTAAACTAACGATGTTAATAACGCCATTGGCATCCAAAATTTGTCTTTGTAGTCTTCCTAGAAAGATATCTTGATTCATTTCGTGATTGTTAATATCCAAATAGTTTCTAACAATTGTTATAATGCTATTAGCAACTTGATTATCTGCAATGTTTTCAACATATACATCAATATCGAAGGCTAAGTTAAATATTTTACCATCTTTAACTTCAACATAATCATTTATCATTCTGTACTGGCTAAGATATTCAGTAATATTGTTTTTCAATAACGTATTACTTGAATTAGAAAGCTTTCCATCTGAACCGATATCCAATACTGATATAACAATCTTATTATTAATTTTAAATGCATTGGCACGAAATGGTGAACCAAATTTTCCAGCCATTTTATATATCTGAAGCAAGTAGTCGGTTATTGAAACATCACGTTGCTGTGACGAAAAATTATATTTTATAAGTTGTCTAATCTGTTCAACGCTAAGTCCATCATTACCACCAATAGCAGGAATTGGGTTACTCACCTTTAAACTTCTAGTAACCGATTGTTGATAATCCTGACGAGAACCATTTGAGGTTAATGTGTAACTCCCCATTTGGGTTAATATTCTTGCGCCCACATTAGAATTAGAACCACCACCTGTTCGGTACTTAATAAAAAGAGTATAATTAGCTTTTAGTTTTTCGCCTAGAGCAGTATTATTTAGAAAATTCTCCAAAAAATATTTATTACTAACACCTTCTTTAAGAAATCCACTCTTAAACGCATCACTATCGGCATCACCCGAACCAAACGTTATTTTACAATAACCATTAGGTGTAAATTCTTTTATGAATTTTTTTGTAACATCAATCCATGTTGCTGTTTTTATTCCAGTAGGATTTGTTTGTGAACTCTGATAGTTTTCAGTGAAAACTCTTTGTTGTGCTAAGTAATCAACTTCATAATATCTATTAGTTGAATTATTGAATTCATTAGCTGTTGGTATAACAGAAAAATTAGTACCTTCCATCAATATAATACTATCTATTTCAATAACATCAGGGTCTGGTAGTGTTAAACCGAAAAATGGAATAATATCGGTTGAATTGATAACACGTTTAAATATACTGGTTGTGCCATTTAACACAACCTCTCTTTTAGTTACATTATAGCTGACAATAATTCCATTCGAGTCTAAATTAGGTATAATTGATCGATTAGGGTCACCTAAACTACTAAGTGCCGAATTCCAATCAATTACATTCTGAGTTTCAAAGATTTTTCCACCACCAATTATTTGTGCACCAGCATCAAGAGTGGGATAATAAGAACCATCAGGGCGGTCACCCAAAACAGGAATTACCACCGTAAAGTCAACAATAGTAACTGAAGGTCGTTTAGCTGGTATGTTGAAACCCATGTTTTTAGCTATGTTTAATATAGATGCTCTTTGTTGGGCGTACTCAATTTGTGTTTCCTGAAAGTTACGATCTGTATTGATACTCAGGTTATTAGCGACACCAGCATTTAAATCAATAAGCATTGCACCTATACTACTGTCTGTCAGGTCATTAAGAATTTCCCCATAATTTTGTCTGATTAGCGATATTAAATCCGTCCTAATTTCTCCAAATGTTCGGCTTCCAAAACGAATTATATTATTACTTGTATTATCTACTATTGTTGCCATTGTTTATATTTTAAAAATTTAAGTTTAATTCACCTTGTTCTGAAAAAAAATCTTCACTGTAAGTGAATCTAATATTAACATTCAATTGTGTATCTGGAATTACTTCGCCATTGTCATCTAAGTACTGCTTAAAAGTAACACTATCAATAGTTAACGCTGGTATATATAATGAAACTGTTGTTTTAATATCTTGTTCAATATCACCTTCAGTTATATTATCATTTGGTTCGAAAATAAATTTCAATAAATTAGTCCCATAATCTGGTTCGTAATACCTTTCACCCTTTTCAGTTAATAACAATAAAATTAAATCCGACCTAAATGCATCTTTAGTTACTTTAGTCATTTGAAAAAATGTGTTGGTAGATACGTCATCAACCAATGGAAATTTAATATTATATGAAAACATTATTCGCTCTTTTTATCTAAAATCAAATTATAATTATTTATCAGTTCATTATGTAAATCTTCGTGAACGCCATGCAATTCAGCTACTATATTTTCTTGAACAATTATTTGTGTTTCAAGTATTGTTTCAATTTTTATTGTAAGTTCTTCAATTTTTTTAATCAGTTCTAATTGAAGTACTGCTCTTTCTTCAGCCTTTTTATTTGTAATGTTTTGACCTACCTGTAATAAAGGCATAAACATAAGTTGTATTAGATTGCTGATAAATAGTAACAACGGAAACCATTGCCCATCAAATCTCATGCTCGTTGGAACTAACGAATTATATACAATCCAGCATCCATATGATATAATAATGCTCCAGAAAAATTGCATACTTCCGCCTAAATTTGTTAAATATCCAGATGTTCTTTCGTTAAATTTATTGAACATAAATAATTGAATTTAATCATAAATACTTATAAACAAAAAAATCCCGATCATAAGGTCGGGATTTTTGTTACATCACATAGTATTAATAATTATTCGGCAGATTTCTTGGTTTTCTTAGCCTTTTTTTGTGCTTTAGCTTCGTCTTCCTTCTGTTTTTGAACATCATAAAGACTCTTAATCGATTCTTTCAACGTAATGATCTTATCATGCCCATATTTCTTTAATACGCCTGTATGTGTATTAAAATTTGGTTTTTCTGATGAAAGAGTATCGGTATCACTTACTCCAACACCTGCAAGACATTCATCGATTGCTAATTTTTGCATATCTAGCGGTAAGCCAACTAAGATACTTTCATTGATAACAACAGCAAAGTTAACACCTTCGCTAAGTAATTCAACAATCTGATTTGATCTAACTAGTTTGCATAATTCTTTTTGCTTATCATTACACAGAACTTTAAACTCGACCCATTGTGGAATAGTGCTATTATCACGTATTTCATCGAAAATTTTTACTACATCTTCCGATGCTTCTTCAATTTTTGCCATAAACTTTAATTTATTAAGGATTTATATTTAACATTTAATTCTTCAATTTTTGAATACAGATCACCATACAGCTTATTATCAGCAGTAAGCTTTTCAGCAAACACCTTTTCCATTTCATCAATAAACGAAAACATATCTTCAATTGATGCTTTAACCATATCTTCGATTTCAATCAACGTGGTAAAGTTCTTCATTACTGAATCTCTTTCTTTCAGTTCAGCCATTTTGATTTCATATTCGGTATTAGCTGCTGTTGCCACTTCTTTATCAACAGGAGCAACATATCCACCGTTTTCTTCAATAAATTTATCCATATTTTCCTTACGTTTATTAAGTTCTTCCATGTTATGATCTTGCTTTAGATCAGCCAATGCAGTTATTTCGGTAATTTTTTTAGCTGCTTCGGAATTAAATTCTCCTTTTTCAACAGCATTTTGTAAGTTTTTTAAAAAATCGCTATTTGCCATTATTAGTTATTTTCAATAATCATTATTTTTTATTAGTACGCTCCCATGTCTTGCATTTCAATTCCTTCGAATTTCCAAACCTCATGAGTATCGTTATACCTTATTCTTTTTATAAATTTATTTATTCCATATCCGATTAGTTTTCCATAATCATCTTTGACAAAAATAGAAGTAAAATTCGTAATATCCAAGAATATTTCAGAATTTTCTTCAACATCTTCTGTTTTAAATTTCAACGGTATGAAAAACTCTAACTGTCTGAATTCGAAGCCTATCTTTTTCACATGCAAGAATTCAGTAAGTTGTTCAATTTTATTTATTATGTTTTCGTCTTCACGATATGCCTTTATGGGGAACCTAAACTGTTTGGATTTCCTAAACACGTCTACAACCTGATACTCGAATTCGCTACCTTCCTTTTCGATCTTCTCAACCACATCCAAGACTTTAGAAAATCCAACCTCAATGGGTTTATTATTATAAATCTGTAACAATTCATAATCATCATCCTTTGTACGTCTTTCTTCTAAATCCAATGCTATAACTTCTGCAATGGTCTTACCCGAATGCCTATGTTTTTCATCGAAAAAACCATAATGCTCCCATCGTCTGCCATACTGATCTTTTAATCCGTAATTGCTTCCATGCTTATCACCAGCTAACGCCATTTTGTGTGGAGTTGCTGTTTTTATGAACTTATCAGCCTTCATTAATAACTCATAGTAGCTATTTACCATTTGTTCGTTTTTAACACCACTTAGTAGCATTTCAATAAACGGATTGTGATGCAACATTCTTTGCGACTGTCGTTTACCATCTTTATCCGATGAATTACTTTCAGCATGTAATACATCATACTCTGTTCGATGCATTGCTAATGCCAATGCCATCATATATACACGAAATTTTATATATGTCCAAAGCAATATTCTACTCAGTAGTTTTCTCATAGTTTAAATTTATTCTGATAATTCAATTTTTCCTAAATCATTCAACGAAAAATATTCAATGTTTTTTATCCCCTAAAAAAGAGTATTGGATTCATTATCGTTGTTATAATCGTAATTATGTTCCGTTTTCAGCTTTTTATGATGTTCACTCTTAATAATATGATATTCTAAGGCTCTATCAAGACGTTGTTCAGGTGTTGTATTTTTAACATAATCGTCCATAATTTCATTTTGTTTTCTTATCACCTTACCCCAATTTTCAAAGCTTTTGAGGCTATCATAAAGTTTTCTTTCAAATATGAACATATAAATTCTAGTGAAAAACATAGCACATTTGCTTTTCAATGGAAGAACTATTGGTTCATTACGCTGAGACAATTTGCCATCATGATCAGGATAATGAACGGCAGCATAAAAGAATTTCCGATATCTATCACAATCAATCCTTAAAAGGATTGATTGTTTAACTTTAGCTCTGCGTAGAGTTTCATTATCCACACCATAAGCTCTCTTTCCAAATATAGCCAAAAACCTTGGGTCTGTCGTTATCAAAAATCTTCGAACTAAAGATTTATAAATATTGTTTCTTATTTTTTCACAATAAAAATTGTATACATTTCTTAGATATTTCATGAGTTTAATTTTTTTATGTAGTCTCTAATGTTTTAGCAACTATTGCTTTATAAAATTCAGCACGCTTTTTTGTAACGGTTGCAAGATTATATTTATCTTTAAAATCTTCATAAAGTTGTTCACCTAACCTTTTTCTTAAATCAGCATCTAAGATAAGGTTTTTTAAATGTTTCTGCCAATCCTTGTATGCTTGTTTACCTGTTGGTATTAATACGCAGTTTTCTAAATGTTTTCCATCTACGTTATATGGTGGAATATCTGAGCAAACGATTGGAAGCTTTCTGCTCCAGCACTCAACTTGTTTCAAATTTGATTTCATTTTATTGAAATCATTGTCTTCAAGTGGTGCAATAACAATATCTGTTTCGTCTAATACGCTAGCATACATGTTAGCCTTTTGTGTCCAACGTCTTCCAAAGCTTCCTTCATCACTATATTTAACGTTTCTCTCATAGTTCATAAGCCACTGCATATAATCAGGATTGGTTATGAGTCTATGATTATCAGTTAAAACATTTTCATAATGTAAATATACACTTTCATCTGATTTAATATCACGTTTATTCGTGATAAATATTTTATCTCTATATTTTTCCTTTATTGCTTTAGATATTTTAGGTATCTTATCAACATCACCTCTTGAGCTATTAATAGCTTTCACTACTTCGTGCACCCATAAACCCTTTTTCTTGAGTTCTTCACCGAATTCCTGATTGAACGTAATATCTGTTGTGCTACCTTCAGTATCCCATCCAGCTAAAATCACCTTGAATTTATCTTTCAAACGATAATCTGAATTCAATACATTCATTACACCTTCAAGTTGTTCAATATCTCCACTGTGGCTTGAACCTGCCATATATGTGATTCTCACACGACCATCAGGGTCAGGTTTCCAGTTGTTTTGGAACTGTTTCATCCACGTAGGGTCAATTGAATTATATAATACTTCGACATTATCTCTACCAGTTGCTTTCCTTATTTCATTAGCAAATAAATCACTTGTTGTTGTAACATAATCAGCAATTTTTAGATTTTGTATGATAGGCGCTGCCATTTTATTTTCAACGCTCATTGCATAGAAAGGGTGCTTTTTATGTAGATTCCAATAATCATCAATATCTACAACCAATAAAGTACCTGTTTTTCTCAACTCATTACTTAGTTTAATCATCTGACTGACATCATCCAAAAACTGACGATGATAATGAATAATATGAAATGTTTTTAAATATTCAAGTATATTGGGGTCATTAAAGTCAATCGTTGGATTGATTTCTACATAAAATTCATCAGAATGATTTCTTTCTAGTTCCATTGCTGGTGTAAGTGTTCTGAAATAATTAACTCCAGCGGAATCCCGGTTGTAAAATAATATTCTAATTTTTCTGTCCATTTTATTTTGCTTAATTATATTAATTTAATTTATAGTAATAATAGTTTAATGTTAAAACATTTTCGTCCTTCACTGACATATCAAAAATCACCATCTTATTATCAGCATTTTCGCTTCTCATTAATTTTAATTCGTTAATGTCATCCAATATTGACGTTAGATCATCGATTGATTCATCTAAATTTACAGTTCTTCTGATAACCTCAAATCTGCTGAAAACTTCACCATTAAATCTAAAGATAGGCAATGCATATCCTACAGATTGATTGAAAATAATTTTCATAAAGAACTTGTTTAATTCTTCTTTATGCCTTTCAGCTATGCTAATCTTATTAACGAATAATCCAATCTTTGTTAATGGATCAAATGTAATTCCAAACGTTCCATTCTGCTCAGAAATAAAATTAAATTCTTTCAATATATCAAATATATAAACTCTCTTTAAATTTTTATATTCATTATAGAAATCGAATACATTAAAATCATTAAAATTAATAGGGCATATTCCTTTATTGTTTTTATCCACGTTTTTAATATTTATCATAAATACGTGCACATTTTGCAAAAGTTGCAGAATCTGCAAAAAAAGCTAAAATATTTTGTATTATATCATATTATACGCATTCGATAAAAAAATATTGAATGTTAACAAAAAAAAAGCCAGCAATTACGCTGGCTTCACAATGTTTTAAATAAAAATAGTTGTTTTATTTTGATGATTTTTTCCTATTCTGTTTTAATTCAGTATCATCGGTTTCAACAGGCACAATTGGTTGAGCAACGGGCTTAGCTTGACTAGCTTGTATTGAAGCTAATTCGCTCTTGCTAATTTCATCAACGGTTATTAGGTTTTTCATCCTTAGTCCGTGAACCGAAATTGGTAATGATGATGCACTTAAATAAACAACCTCTGTTGGTTTAACGGAAATTATTTTCTTTTTCATATCATCTACGTATTCAATATTTACTATGGTGTTGAATTTAATATCACGCTTACCTAGCATATCGGTAATGTTTGTAATTTTATATGTATTCATAATTTTTTATTTTAGTCCTTGAATTAATGTATCGCCATATTTAATACCATCAAAACCCATCTTCATTGCTTTTTGTGCATTTGCCTTGGTCTTTATGTTAATAGCTGGCATGTTATATTTTTCACCTAGTTTTTCAAAATTTACATTCGGAAACCATATTTTAGCTAGAATGTCAACTGGCTGTTGACTATCTTTATATGCAATCCCCAATGAATTTGTATCCAAAAGATTATCAAATTCGATTTCATATTTACTATATCCCTCAATAGGATTAATAGTAAAAAAGTTACCAACAACGGAATTATTCTTAATTGGGTCTCGTCTATATGCTATGATCTTTTGCTGATTAAGACTTGGGGTTTCAGTTTGAATGTTAAAATTATCTTCATCCAACGAAGATAGAAATTGATCTTCATCATCACCATAATAATTTATAGCATCTTGCATTTCAACTTCTTCAATACCTTGTGAACCTTCATATTCGTAAATATCCTGTATCTTATTTAAAATACGACAAGCATCATTTTTATTTAACATGACCATAACTGCTTTTAGATTAACACCATCCAATATAGCTTTAATTTGGCGATGATGTCCATCAATTACATTAAAATCCATATCTATATAGATTGGTTTAAGATCGTTTATTTCTGCTTTTCCTACTTCATCAGCAAATACTATTTGTTGAGATACGTTTAATTTATTTGGGTCGGCATCCACTATTTTATAGCCAATACCCTCATCATCCAGTTTCTGTAACACAATACTGTATGGTAAATTCAACTGAGGCATGAAGTAAGGTTTGTAGCGAGCATCAATCATAAAATATTTTATTATAAATACGCAAATCTTATTTTTTTATTTCCTTATCAATAAAATCCCAATTGCTTAATGGAATCCACCCATATTTAGTGTTTATTTCTAATTCGCTAACTGGAATCTCTTTAGTTGTTATCCATTCATAGCCATCTTTCTTATTGAACTTTGGTGATTGCTGAAAATCATCGGTTAATTTAGTTCTTAATACAACTGCTTTATTATCTCCACCTTTCATGTTAGCATAGTAATTAGCAACGTTAAGATCACTTGTAAACGAAGTAAATTGTTCATTGGCAGCATCGGGTCTCATTCTACCTTCACGCTGTATATGATACCCTGCGCCATCAGAAGTGCCATGATAAATATAATTACCAGCAACAAAATCTTTAATTACTTCATCGATAATACCACCTACATTAAATTCAGACTCAACTAATGCAAAGTTGCCATCATGTGCCTCATATATATTAAATGTAATATGTTGAGGAAGCAAATGTTTAATACCTTGGTATGATTCAATATCAGTATCTCTATCATCAAAAACACTGATCTCAACTAAATCTGGAAATTTAGCAACATATTGTAATATTTTCTCACCCTTAGTTAATTCGCTATGCTTCATATCGAGTTTATCAACATGAATGTTGTTTATATCTAAAATTGCTTGAACTTCAGGGCGTAATTTCTCCATTCTTGATGTTAATACAATTACATAGGTATCAGGAGTATTCTTTTCCTTTAAATATTGTTGATACATACTAGGAAATGGCTTAATATCAAAGATATTTAAGTCTAAACTTTCTTTCCTGCCCCACCAGCCAATATATGGAAAAGGTCTATTATAGTAATTAGCCCATGCAATTTTTCCCTCTTCAGGCAATGCTGTGGGGAATAACGTAGCATCTAAATCAAACGCCACCAGTCTTTTAATCATAATTTATTTTTTTTCGTAATCGATAGTAATTAAAATTATTTTTCGTGTATTTATTATAAATACAAAACTATGAAAAATTATGATATAAAGCAAATGGCTGAATACTATTTTAACAGTAAACTTACAAACAGAGAAATTGCAAAAATTTTTAACATATCGCCATGTACTGTTACTTATCAACTAAAAAGAAATGGATATACTCTTATTGATAAAGTACAATATGGAAACAATAGAAAACATAGTATAGATTTGAATTTTTTCAAAACAATCAATTCGTCCAATAAGGCATATATTTTGGGCTTAATATTATCTGATGGCTATGTAGATGACTATACCAAATTAACGTTTACATCTAAAGATATTGAATTGGTTAAAATTTTTAAAAAAGAATTAAAATCAGAGCATAAATTGGCAACATATGATGTGTTCGATAAAAGAACCAATAAAACATATACAAGACATTCAATACAAATAGCATCAAAAGAAATTGTTTCTGATTTAAATAAACTTGGTGTATTTTCGAAAAAATCATTCACATGTACAATGCCTGAAATACCTGAAGCATATTTTTGGCATTTTATTAGAGGACTTTTCGATGGGGACGGTTCTATAAGCAAAGGAAGTATGCGTAAAGAAGGCGCATTACAGTTTTCGATTATAGGTTCCGAAAACATGTTGAGGGTGATAAAAAACAAATTTAAATTATATGGGTTATCAAACACTAAATTTGAAATTACTAAATATCATTCAGAGGATGACCATATCGCAAAGTTACATTATTATTCATATAATGACTTGTTTTTTCTAAATGAAAAAATATATGAAAATTCTGAGGGTCTAAGACTGACAAGAAAATATGATGTTTTTCAAACACTAAAAGAATATAGATTAGGGACTTACGATAGAACACCATCTTTACGCCAAATTAGCATGTATGATTTAGAAAATAATTTACTTAAGATGTATAAAAACATACATGAAGCTTGTGATGAAAATAATTTATCTTATAAAACAATACATAGAGTTGCAATGGGTGAAAGAAATCACACACACTATCTGGTTTTTAGATATGTTTAATAACAATCATATTTTTATTTATAAAATGTTTTATATATTAATTTATCTATATCAGCAAAAGGAACTTTAACTGTTATATCATTTCTTCCCCAATTTTTTCTACAATACCTTCGATAATTACCTAAACCAGCTTTTTCATAATATATCGTAAATCCTTCATCGTCAATATCAGACTTTCTAACGTTTTCTTCAACTAATGTTACTAAATCGGTTCTCATTACAAGATCAAAACGATTATCTCTTTCAAATGCAATAGCTTTTAATTCACTGACATAAAGCCAACCAATGTCGCCATGAACGTTTTTAAGTTCAACCCATGTCTTGCCATCAGCTGTATCATGCTTAATACCTTTCACATCGATGCTTTCATAAACACCATCTTTCGCTATCATTACATCCCAATGCTCATGCATATTCTCATATCGACTCGACTTCTCACATGTATAGCCTTCGGCAATTGCTAACTTCATGAACAAATCTTCACTAATATCACCCTTAGCTAAATCATCACTAATTTTACTTCTCAATTGATCATCCATTATATTTATCTTGTTACTTCGGTTACTACGCCTGTTAATTTCAACGGAAACTTTATTGGTTGCCAATTATCCAATTTATTAGACATGAATGGTTTACCACCTGCAAGTCTATTTACGGCTACGGTAATATGTGCTTTATTATTTTGTGTATGATACCCCTCAACACCAACAGCCATTACCATAAAATCCATAGCATAGTCAATAACTGTTAGCTGAACTTCCATCCCAATATCATTTCTATATTGGGAATTGATTTCACCCATGTTAATTGTTGAATGGTGTGCTAATAACTCCCAATCATCAGGAATCATTGGCTTAAACACTTTGATTAATCTGTCGTGTGATTCTTGATCAAGAACCACTGCGCTATATGATATGTTATTCATTAATATGTAAATTTTTTATTAAAATATTGAAATCATCATAATTTTTATCAATAATAAATATAAACAGAAATCCGTTTTTTATACAGGCTTCACGTTTTAACTGGTTTTTTTCAAAATCTTTAGTATATAAATATCCGTTTTTAATCTCCACAATCAAATTATATTCAGGTAATAAAAAATCAGAATAATATATTTTATTGAACTCCAAATACACATAAGGAATTCTAGGACCTCTCTTTATATCATAATATTCATAATATTTATCAAGAAAATCTTTTTCGTAACTACCTTGATAATAAATATCTTCATATTCGTGTACTTTCATTGCACTTTTTTGCTGTTTGTTGAAAATTTCTTCATTTTGAGAACAATATTCAACGCCATATTTTGCTAAATTAGTCTTTTTTATTTCCTCCCGCATTCTTTTTGATTGAAACAAATATTCAACACCATATTTTGCTAAATTAGTACTTTTTGTTTTAGCCCTAGCTTTGTCGGTTTGACATGCAAATTCAATACCGTATTTTATAAAATTATTTTTCTTGATATTATTTTTAATTGTTTCATTTTGAAAAGGATGAATAGTACCATAGTTTTTCATAAAAGTTTTTTCTTTTTTTTCTTTTACACTGGCATTATTTAAAGTACATTTATTTCCATATTTACGAATGTTCGTGTCAGCTATTTTTTCTTTAATTTTTTCATCATGCATTTGATGATAAACACCGTGCTTGTTAAAATAATTGTTTTTTCTTTTTTCTAAAACATCTTTGTTCATGGTGGGCACATCACATCCATATTTTTTAACATTAGTTTCGCATGTTTTTGCTCTTATACATTTCGCAGAACATGTCTTAGAATATCCGTCACTTATTCTCAAATACTTGGTTTCGTTTCCACAATACTTACAAATGCCATCGTTTTCATCTTTAACCCATTTATCAAAATATATTTTAGGGTGAAAATGTTTCTCGGTAATATGTGTGCCAAGTGAAATAAAATTTTTTGCAAGAAATCCACATTCTTCACAAATCATTTTGCCGTCACTATTTTTTTCTATATTCTTTCACAATTCATTCATTAATCATACAATATTATTTCTTTTCGTTTAAATTATTGTTAAGCGTCATATCAACATTATCATCGCCAAATTCACTATATGAAAACACTAATTTATTGCCAGTTAATGTTAGTTCATTATCAAATGTTTTCACATATTTTTTACCTTCGCCTTTTTTCACATATGCAATCGTTATATGTGGATGATATTCATCAAATTCTGAAGTGTATGGTAATGTTTTCATTAACTTATTCAATCTTGTCAATTCTTCCGAATGTACATCAAATTTAACCACATCGAATTCGTCATTTTCAAATGTTGATATTCCTGAAATCTTAATAGATATTGGCTTTAATGACGTATTTTTCTTAAATAATTCAAATGCCTCATTAGCCTTTACATCATTATTAAAACCATATAAAATAGTGACATGTGGCTCTGTTTCTATTCCATATCCATTGTCTTTTATGTACAAGTCATCAGATTTAATTATTGAGGTTAGCTTCTTCCATTTAGGAACATCCAAATACAACATCAAACAGCCATATTCAATATCATCACTATTAGGCGCTTCATTCATGGTAATATTCATTTTATCATCCGAGTGTGCTTGATTTGGAAATCTCGCTCTACGAATCATTTCATTGCTGATCTTATTGGCGTATATATTGAAAAATTTAAACTGTGAACTCTTGTTTTGAGCGATTTCTGTTAATTTTTTAACATTATTTGCTTGCTGTTCACCTCTATCCATATAATCATCACTCGTATCTGATAGTCCAAATGCATTGTTTGATGATATTCTTCTTAATAATAAGTATTGATCTTGATGATCATCGATAAAATCATATGGCTCAATAAATCCCAAAGCCTTAGCCATCGAATTATGATTGAAATACATATCTTCAGTCGCAACATATAAATCACCGTTTTTGTCAGCAATTGCACGCACAAACGAATTAAAGCCAGACAAAGACTTAGGATTTTTGAAGATTGGTGTCCATTCTTCTGTTCTAGTGTGCTGAACATATGCTATTGGCTTTTCAGCATTAATACTTAATGCCTTTTCTTGTGCATATTTATTATCAAACTCTTTTCCAGCATCGGGAATATTAAATGCTTTTTCAGCATATTTATCACCGATACCTTCTTGTACTGAATTATCGCCAATAGTTGTCAATAATGCATTTTTATCATTGCTTACCTTATCAGAATAGATTTTTAATAATAATGCTTTTTGTGTATCACCAATTTGCTTACCTTTTAAGCCCATCGACATTAAATCATTACCATTTACAGCTAATTCATTAATAGTCTTAGGATATTTACCCGAAAGCAGTTCTTGCGCTGCATTTTGTACTTCAGTAGGTATTATCTTGCTTTGTAGTGATACTGGCGATATAACGTACACGTTGTGAGCAATTGATCTTGCTTTAACTGCATTATCAACTTCACCTGAACCAAATGCTTGCTCATATGCTTTAATCTCCTTATAGGTATCAATATCGCCTTTTAAATTGTTTTTAAAGAATTCTGCAGGATTCGGCATTAAACGAGTTAGTAAGTAAATGTATTCACCCATTGTATGTACATCTTCGAACGGACTTCTATCGATAGTTGATTGTTGTAAATCAGTATCGAATATCTGTTGAAATATACCAGTGTCTTTAAGTAATTGTGTACCTGTTCTTTTATTACCTTTACTCACTATTTTTTGAAATTCGATTAATATTCTTTCAGGTGGAATTTCTTTAATTCTACTTGCGTTATCGATTATTAATTGCATTGTCTCAGGCTCAATAGTAAAACCAAATCTAGAAGAAAATTGAACGCTCCTGAGCATGCGGAGGGGATCATCTGCAAATGCTTGTGGATTAACAACACGAATTATCTTATTCTTCAAGTCTTCCTGACCACCGAATGGATCGATTATGTTACCATCAATATCTTTAGCCATTGCATTAATGGTAAAGTCCCGGCGCCTAAGATCATCCTCAATAGGTAATTCATGATCAGATGTAACATCAAATCCTTTATGACCACCCTCACCAGTTGGTTTGTCTTGTCTAGGAATAGCAATATCAATATCTTCTGATGCGCCAGCTGGTTTGAACTTTAATACGCCAAATGATTTACCAACAGCATCGACTTTACCATATTTAGATAATATTTGCTCTAGTCTATCCATTGGAATACCTGCGATAAGAATATCTAAGTCTTTAGATTCCTTGCCAAGAAATTCATCACGCACTGATCCTCCAACCTGTAGGATTCTTCCTCCAAGATATTGTACTTCTTCTTTAAATGGTAGGTCTTGTAAAGACATCAATTCTTTCATTTCAGTTAATTCATTTTCGTTAATACGTGTATTTGGCTCATAAAGATAGTTCAGTTCTGGAATAAAATTAAATCTAGGATTCAATATCTTAGCCTTATCCATAAATTGTTTAAACTGAGCAATTGCATCATCATAACTAGGATAACGTTTCCATGTAAAAGTAGGCAATGCTTCTCTTTCAATATCAGGTGTTGCCATAATATTAGATTCACCAAGTAATATAACATTTGTACTTAAATATCTTTGAACTGTTATAAATCCTGCTACTAACGGTGGTACTTGATTCCAGTTATAATAATCCAATTTGACAGCACCAACTCTATTTAGTATTCTTAACATATCATCATGAATTCCAAAGCTCTCACGTTCAGCATAAAAATTTCCCTCGGCATCAATAATTCCTCTTATATCATATCCGACACTATCAGGTGTTTTAGGGTTTTTTATTATTTCATTTCCAATCTTATCTCTATATAATACGTTTTCGTTATCAATAAGGTTACGGTTTGCACGATATTTTTTATCAAATTCTTTAAATTCAGGCTCAACACCTTGCTTTTCAGCATACTTATCACCAATACCTTCACTAAGTCCTTTCCAATCTTTTATTGCGTGAATTTTTATGTGTTCATTGATGAAATTTATACCATGGTTTTTTGCTTTAGCTTTATCTAGAAATTGCTTAAATATTACTAATGCATCGTCAAACTTAGTAATACTATTCCAATCAGGTTGAGGACTTACTCTGGACTTAAAATCATCAGGAATTAAAGCTAAGTTAGATTCACCGACAAATATGTCATTTGTTCTTTCATAACGTTGTACAGTAACAAAATTAGTTTCTAATGGCGTTTTAATATTCCATTCTTGAGCATCATTTAATAAATGCAATTCATCTAATATTCTAAGTAATGTAATATGTATATATCTTGGATAACTTTCGATATATAAATTACCTTCTCTGTCAATAACACCCCTAACATTTCCAAAAATATTTTTCAATGAAGACGGATTTCTTATTATAAAATATTCTTCATCATCTTCTCTAAATACAATATTTTCTTGATCTTGTTGAATCAAATGATTTGTGTATTTTTTATTAAATTCTTTGAATTCTGGCTCAACCCCTTGCTTTTCAGCATATTTATCACCAACTCCTTCTTCTATTTCTTCTTCTCTGATGCCATATAGGAAACCAGCTAGCTTATTATTATCATTTGGTAATCTGAATGTATAGTGATTGCCTTTAACATCAAGATATATTTCCGATTGTCTTGAGCTTAAATAATTTATGAAAACAGTCTTTATTATTTCATTTATTCTACCTGCCTTATTACCCTGTAGCATTAGATTTGGCTTTATTCCAACTAGTTGATAATCTAGCCTAATTAAACCATCATTAAATGCTTTATCATATAACTTATCAATATTATCATCAGTATATTCGAATTGTTCACCTGACAAATATACATCAACTAGATAATCTATATGTGATTGAACTTGAATAAATCTATTATCGGGTAATATCCAACCCAATATTCTTCTTTGTGTTAGCATATTTTTTAATGCGAATAAACCAATTCCAACATATTCATCAGTATTAACTTCTTCATCGATTTCATCAGGATGTGGTTCGACAGGCAATTTGCTTATATACTCTTTGTATATATATTTATTTATTGATTCATCACTATAGCCCAATAGTCTACCTATCTCATAAGCTTCTTCAGGTGTCTGATCATCAGCATAACCACCATGTTGCATCATTATAGTATATAGCTTCTCTGCATTTGCTTTAGCTTCAGGTGTATTTCGATAAACTACATATGTTTCAGCATCATGATCTGTTTGCTCAACAGGGATTCCTTGAAGTCCGTTCTCAATTGCGATATTCATTAATTTGTCACGTAATGCTGGAAAATTGTTAAATGATATGATTGAAACATCTTTACTTCCATCTGCCATTGCTTGTAACGCACTTTCGTCACGATATCCTACACTTGCATCAACAGTTTCATTGATAACATCTTCGGATATATAATCAGCTAGTTTAGCTTTACCATCTGCATTACCAGTATAAAATTTTTCATATTCTTCAGGATTCTCATATTCTAAGTATATTGTATTGTCACCATACTGAATAAAATTTAAGAATAACTTTTTAAGTACATCAACAACTCTTTTTTTATCATAACCATTCAAAGATAATTCAGTTCTATATTGTTTAGGAGAATATTCTGATATAACCCTCACCCATCCATCTTCATAAGCTTTTTCAAATACACCATCCCTGCCGAAACTTCTGGCATATTGTGATTCAATGAAAGCTGCGTGTCTTAGCTTCGGAACTTGTATTAATTCATCTTGTGGTGATACCCATGCCCAATATGTTTGATTATATGGAATCTGTTCTTCGTTCAATGGCTTAATAATTAAATTATTGATATCACCTTGATTACATGCAGCACTTGTATTGCCTAAACCACCTAATCTACATTTCTTCTTAACATCAACTGTGCTACTGCCAGCCATTGAAGAAGTTATTCTTTCGTTAACAGTCATGTGGTATCTATCGTTACCTATTTTATCAACAATCTTGCCTTTAAAATATTTAATCAATAAATCCTTCATATATGGATTTACCACATCTAAATTTAATTTAACTTTATTACCAAACATGCTACGGTACTCTTTAAACTGATTAATACCATCTTGTGTCAATTCACGACCAATTCCAGTACCACGATACTTTTCATCAACTACAACATCAAACGAAAATTGATTATCTGATGCATCAAATTCTGAAAAGATTGCACCTGCAACAACACCATCTTTCAAGACAAAGCCAGTTAATTCTTTACCACGTAAAATATTAATACCACTTTTTCTTGCTATTTCAACTGATTGATTATATACATCTTCTCTGTCGTATTCAGCTTCGTCTTCATCATAATTCATATCATCACCATCTTCAGAATATCCTATTACTTCTTCATCAACAACATATTCATCTTGTGTTGCATCATCAACATGTGAATTTTCTAAATCCTCAGTATACATTGCAGAATTGGCATTTAGATCGTTTTCGATTGATGGTGATGTATCAATTGGATTATATGAAGGAAAATCATCTGTAGTTGTCAATGAAGTAGCATCTTCATCAACTTCAATTTGCTTAGTTGTATTTGGATTGGGGTATTCCCGTTCACTGAAACCAATATCGAAAAAGCCAATAACACCGCTTTTCTTATAACCTAGATTCTCTGGTCTTATAAAATCATAGCTTTCAACACCATTTTCTTGTGCTTCTTTAGCTATGTTTAATACACTATCGAAAAAATATTTATCATCAGGATTCTTATCCAAATATTTTTGAACCTTATTATACCCTGCTTCGCCCAAGTAATTAGCTAAAACATCTGTTATCACATCGCTAAAATGTAAACCCAATATTTTGCTAAAAGCAAAATTCATTCGGTCTGTTAATCGTTTAAAATTACCATCTGTTTTTAATTTTTCCAATATAATTGCAAAAAGATTTTCTTTTAACTTGTTAGATCGTGATTTAATTGCGTAAACATCATAAATATCAGCAATGTACTCCAATCTTTTACCTATAAGTTCAAGTGATTCATAAGCTTCACTACTATCAGTAGTAACTTTCAATACCTTACCATTTCCAATATCATATGCAGCGCCAAACATACCACCACCTAAAAATACTAGGTTATTGAAACCTAATCTCTCACCGATTTGTTTAGCAGCATCGTCAAATTCTTGTCTAGTTGGGTAGCCTTCGTTTAATATTTTTTCTTTGCTTAATGGAAATTCTTCAAGCATTAATGGGTCTCTATCGTAACGACCTTGACTAATTAAATATTCTTGTAGTTTTATTAGATTTCTATAGAATTTTTTCTTATCTTGTGTATGATTCAGTACTTCCTTAATGTTGTTTACACAATCATGGAAATTTTCGACCAAATAAGGTAAACTAGGAATTGGAATATTTGGGTAATAATCACGATTAGAAACAAAATGAATGAATTCCTCATTGACTACTTCATCACCATCACCCACGCCATACGGTATTTGCGCCCACATACCCATTCTAATATCACTATCACCGCCAGCATCAGATAATATATCATCGTTACCATCAGCAAAGTTATATAGTTCGTACATTTGTTGACGTTTTCCATTACCGCTATAATGTGTAGCAAGTACTCCATCAGTTAATCCATAATCAGTTAATACGATTGTTGGTTGACCATCGTGTAATACTTCTCCATATAAACTAGTTCTACCTAAGTCACCAACATTCATGTTATAATCTAAAGACAACATCAGTACTCGCTGAGTAAACTCGTTTTCATCGAAAAATTCAATAAGTGCTTTGTCTTGATGCCAAGTAGCACGTTTTCCATTATTTAACTCTATGAAAGTTTGAATATACGTCTTCATACTCCATAAATCAGGTATACCTGTTAATTGCTTAATTCTTGCTTCTGAAACTTTTCTTGCTTTTTCAACAATTAACCATGCATCGTTTTCATCATACTCAAAAACTTTTGTTACAATATCTTGAGTATTATGGTATATACCAATACTGCTTTCCACTTCATTTTGAGCAACACCTTTAGCGTTTTTAGCTAATTTAAATACTTTGCTACCGTCTATATCATAAACGATTCTACCTGAACCACTACCGATTTTAGCGAGATTTTGATTAGAAAATTCTATTTTCTGCCTATAAGATTTGATTTCTAGAAACTTATCTAAAAAATTATTAAGGAATTCATCGTATGTCATGTTCTGATTATTAGTTAATAATAAATACAGAATTCATTATAAAAGGGCGTTTATTTAATTATTACTGCCTTTTTGCTTCGTTTTTTGCTTTGAGTTCTCTAAACGCTTCAAAAACAATGCTTTTAATCATTTCTTTATTATCGCCTAATACTTCCTTAATACGTTCAACAGCATACATTTCCAATATTGTGCTCTTAATTGCTTCCTCGACAATAGGACCGAAATTCTCTACCAAATAATTATTTACTATAGTTTTTACATTTTCGGTTAAATATGCTTCATTAATCTGCATTGGCGCACCCGTCATTTGCTGCTGTGGTTGTTGTGGAACATAATTATTATTCATTGGCGCACCTATGTTAGGAGTTTGTGTATATGCTCCCATTTGTTCGGCTAAAGTCTGTTTTCTTTTTCTTTCTACATCAAGATATAATTGTTCATCCCTTTCAGCAGATGACATATCACCTTCATTGATTCTATTGGGTTGTTGTGTTTGTTGACGGGTAGGTTCTGCATCTTTAATTGGTAATTTTGTTCCCAATTTTATATTGCCTTTCCTTTCCATTGCATTATCATATGTTTTAACTAAAATAGTTGATGGAGTTTCCTTACCAGTATTAAATGATTCCAACAACCCACTTAGAAATGAATCACGTGGTGCTAAATTATTACCGCTATTACTGATATTTTCGCCTAATCTAGTCGATACTCTATTTTTCTCATTTGTACGAGTAGATATTTCATCCCTCAGAATATTTAAGTCAAATTTTTGTGTCATTTTTATAAATTTTTACTGTTTTTTATAAATACGTTATTGTTTGAAAAAAGGTTTCTTTTCAAATGGAATTGAAGGAGATTCACCATTTTCCGTATTTTTATTATCAGCTGTTCTTTGATTTTTAGCCTTTTCCCTATTTTGATTGAAAAAATTATCTTCAACAGAAGCGTTCTTTCTAATCAATGTATCATAAAGATTTGGTAAACTACCAACAATAGCGTTTTCAGGCACTTTATCTTTATCTTTAACATCTATAATATCAAATTCGTTATTATTATTAATAACAACCAGAAAACTGCCTTGTTTTTTCTTATAAACTCTACTGGCGATATCACGTAATTTAATTACATCGTCAGCCAAAATTCTTCTATTATTTTTATTTCCTCTAGTAAAATTATCCCATTTAGTTCTTTTCTCACCTGCTTGTTGTTGTGGTTGAACTTCTTTGGGCTGAAAATCAGGTTCATTCTTTGATGAAACATATGCAATAATACTTGACATGCCACCATCAGCACCTTCATTATATTTAGGTGGAATCATTACTGTACCATCAGGATTATTGAATTTTTTACCGATTGGGTAAGCTTTACTTATTTTATCGAGACTGAACATACGCCACCCGGGCTTCACACCCTCATTATCATTCCAATAATCATGTTCTAAGCTATCTGTACGTGTTGGTCTGTTATCAAAAGTAACACTATTCTTTTTATTGTCTTGCCATGCTCGAATTACTTTATTACCTGCAGTTGACACACCTAACACGTAGGGTCTTATTGTTCGATAGCCTTTTTGATTGGTTTCATCACCAGTATAGTAAATATAAACATATTCGTGATTTTGAATATATTTCGCCATGTCACTATCGTTTACCGCTTCTGTTAATAGCAGACGAAAACGCTTAATATTATTAAATAATGTTTTTACTTCGTTTAACATATCTTATGCAGTACCAGCATCATACAGTTTATTCTTATTAAATTTATTTTTAGCGACCAATGTTTCTCTAACTTTGATGTCAGTGGCACTTCCAACCTGTCCGTTATTTTGATCTTTACCTTTTTCATCACCATTAGATATTTCGTCTGGATGACCATTAGTATACTGATCTGTTTCACTATAATCATTTTTAACCAAATTTGATTTTCTATATGAAACACTTATTTTTTCTAAATTACTCATGTTATAAATTTTATTATTTTAATGTTATTTTATCATAAATAGTTGTTATTCGTACTTTACGAAGACCAAATTGATATATTCTATTAAAAGTGGAACGGTATCTAAATATGACATTTCTTCAACATCAAACCAACCATAATTAGTATTTTCCTTATTTAATGTAATGGCAGTTGGGTCACCATCATATCTACAAGCAAACATATGTTCAATACTGCCTTTATGCCTTTGGATAGTAAATGTTTTAGTGAACTTATTGATATCTAAATCTGTTTCTTCCTTAATTTCTCTTTCAACAGCTTTTTCAGGTGTTTCACCCTTTTCAACACCACCACCAACTAAGCTCCATTGATTATTGCCCCAGCCATTTTTAACTTCACCTCTTTTCAATAATAATATTTTATTATCTGGATTAACAATTACAGCTAATGCATTTTTTTTAATTTCCTTTTTATCATCACTCTCGTTTATTCTAGGTGCTTGATATGGCATTAATTCTGAATTGGGATTTGAAGTCATATCCCTTCTCACTTCAGTTGATCTACTTACGGCATCCCTATTTGCATTAAGTGTCCGATCAACAAACGATTTCATCAGTTCACCACCAGCTAATACATATTGGGTCTTGTCATCATTTTGAATGTTGAAGTGATCAAAGAAGTTTTTCAACCTCTTTAATGCCTGATAGGTTATAACACCGTTTTTAAGCAGGTATTTAGCTCTTTTAACGCCATTTCCATTAGGATTGGATATAAGAGCTGCCCTGATGCTTTGCAACACGTCAGGAGCTATTCTAAACGTTTTATCGTATAATTGAGCATTTGCCATTGATTATAAATTTAGGGTAAATTTCATATTACCACAATCATAAATACATAAAAATCCCCTTTCGGACATAATTTCATGCTCGGTTTTATTTGGGTCAAATCCTTCTCTTACCAATACATCTTTACGATAGTTAAATCTATGGTGTCTTATCATTTCATTCTTTTCAAAATACCAATAATTAGGTTTGGTATTTTTAATAAAATGAAATCCCAATTGTTTATATAAATTACCTTGTGAATATCTTCTATCGGCAAATGTTAGTATTGACACAGGTTTATATGTTTTAATAAAATACGATAATAGTCTACTTGCACCGCCAATAACGCTTGTGTTAAGCTTATTACAAAAACGTAACATTTCATACTCTCCGTCAACATTAATTTTGTTACCCATGACTAATCTTTTATTACCAAAAGTCATTAATGACACCAATTCATTATTATAGAATAGCCCTATTTTAATTTTAGCATTAACATTCCCTTGAATGTGATTATTGTTAAGAAATGTCTGTGATGTATTACCATCAATTTCTCTAACAACACATTTTCTAGCAAATATTTTATTATCGATTATTCCTAACTTACTTTTAAGTATTGACTTAACTATTTCATTTTTATTAAGCCATTCATCTTCAAATATGTGTATTAGCTGAATACCTTGTTGTTCACATAATTCTGTTTTATTTAAATGATAGTCGGTAGATTTACCAGCATTTGAATGCCAATATAATCCATCGAATTCAATGCCAAGATTGTGCGACTCAACATAAACATCTAGCTCCAAGGGTGATATGATTTTTCTAGTATTTCTCACATTTTCAACATGTAAATCATCGATAAAATATTGAAGGTCTTTTCCCCTTAACGAATCACATTCACTAATAGGAAAACATTTTGTGCAAAATTTATCGTGTTTATATGAAATAAAACGAGAATATAAATTATGCTTTGAAATTTCAAACGATTCGTGTTTTTCACAATAATTATTAATAATAATCGTTTTATCTGCAATTTCAAGATTATGTATATCAATATTCAACAGCTTAGAAATTTTTCGTAAATATTTTTTATCTTGTATGGTTTTAGAATTGCTCAAGAATTCGGTGGATTGAAAATTATATTCATATCCACAATTTTCTAAATTAGTTTGTTTCTTTTTTTCTTTTATTTCTACAGATTGCGAATTATGTTCAACACCAAATTTTTTTAAATTCGTTTCTGTTATTTTATCTTTCGTTTCTTTACACAATAAATTAGTTACTGCGCCAAATCTTTCAATATATGTTTGCTGTTTTTTTTCTTTAACTGAATCTAATTGTGATTGATGATCGACACCATATTTTTCCTGAAACAATTTCCTTCTTTTTTCCTGAACAACAGCTAATTGTAACGGGTTTTCAACGCCATGTTTTTCAAAATAGTTTTGTTTATTTTTTACTTTCAATTCTTCATCCTTATATCTACATTCGTTTGAGCAATATGAATAATATCCCCTACCAAATTTTAAAAACTTAAGCGCATTACCGCATTTACATACAGGCAATGTGCTTAAGCCATTAACATAATTATACATTTTTTGACCCCAAGAAATATCACCAAAATTTTTATTAAGCTCAACTACCTTAAGATATTCATCATAATAATTATCTCGCATTTGAGCAATTCCGTAATATTTTCCAGTTAGTAATTCACACATTATTTTATCTCCAATAAGTTAATCAATTTGTTTACATCACCTCTATCCATTTTATTGATTAATCCAGCAATTTTTTCTAATTTCTTTGCACGAACCTCATTATCATCGGATTTAGATGTTATTTCATCTTCACTTTTTTTATCAATCATTTTATCCTCAACCACATTAACTTCAGTCAATGAATCTGGTTTAACAGCATAAAAGTCAGGATGATTTTTATTTATCCAATTGAAAATTTCTTCATCACTAATAGCAAGACCAAGCCAATCAGGATATCCAATATGCCAATTATTTCTAACACTATCTAATCTGCCAGCTTTATCGAAATTAAATGTAATATAGAATTGATCATTCAGCTTACTTTTAATCGTTAACGGTTTTCTTTCTTCAATTGGTTTTTGCTGCCATGATGTGTTATAACCATTGTCATCGATTGTTTCATCAATGGCTTCTGGTTCATTAAATGCGTTTTCGAAATGCTTTTCCATTATCTTCATTGCCTTTTTAGCATATTGAGTATTAACGTGTTTATCGACACCAATATCTCCATCAGATATTTTTCTATAATCAGATTTTAATTTATTTGGATTCTGGTAATAAAACTTCAATATTTGCTTATATCTTTCAAACATAAGTTCCGTAAGATCAGTAAGTAATTCCGTTTGTCCTTGATTTTCAGTGCCTTCTTCCATGAAAGGCATTAATGTGAAACCAAAACGACCAAGCATGTCATATCTGAATGGCTGTTGACCTATTTTTGCATTACTATCGGTAGTGCCGTTTGCTTGTGATTCTAAATCAGAACCATTTGTAGGTATATCGTTTAAGCCAATTAAGTCACCGTTTGAATCGATGATTTCATCTAAAGCTTTCTTATTAAATTCCATAATTACATATTTTTTATATAAATACTAATAAATATCAATATGAGACATCTTCACCACCGTCAGTTTCACCATCAAAATATTCATCAGCATCAGCATTTGCGTTTTCTTCCTGCATTCCAATAAAGGTTTCGAACATATCAATCGATTCTGCATCATTTTTTGCCATCTGTTCCATTGTCATAGTCAGTGATATATTAAAGGTTTGTTTGAATTTTATGAAATATTTATCTCTCAATTCCCTTTCAAGTTCTAATGCAATTTCTTTTTCGGTTTTTTCTGTTAATTCACCCGATTTTAGTTCATTAATCTTTTCTTCAAGCGCTGCTTTTTTCCTATCCAATTCTAATTCGATTTCACATTTAGGTACTTCAACATTTTCTCTAACAATCTGAATAAACGTGCCGTTATATGCACCAACATGATATTCTTTATCATCTTTAATCAATATTAAATCACCATCCAAATACTTATCATTGATTGACTTAATTAATGGCATATTCTTTTCAGCCATTTTTTCGTTAAGATGTTTTAATGCGTTTTCATATATTTCAAAATAAACAACATTATCGTCTTTCATCTTAAAACCATCCCAAACTAATCGTGGATCATAACCAGTTTTATTCCAGAATTCCACTTCCTTTTCTTCAAGATACATTGAATCGTCATAATCATCAAGATTATAGTTTTTAAGTTTTAATTCTTCGCTAGTGAACATTTCCTTTATCAAATTACCCTTTTTATCAATTTTAGCGAGTAACTTTTTTTGAATATTATAATCAAAACCAATAATTAATGACTTAACACGTTTATTAAACGCAGCAAAATACTTTTCGTAATTATATACGCCTGTCATATTTGGATTATCAATTAGGTCTTCGGTACTGATCAATGCAGCACATAATCTTTCAACACCACTTTCTTTATCAATAATAACCCTTGAGTCAGCATGTGATTTTCTATAACCAGTATTAACATAATACACAACACTATCAACTTCAGGTTCTTGTGGCATATAATTGGCAACTAGCTTCATTTTATCCAACGCAGTCAGCTCTTTCTTGCCTTTCCCTAAGTTTAGTGTATCTTTATGTATTTCAAATAATTCTTCGGCTATTTGCTTACGCTTGTTAATCAACAATTCCATATGAGCCTGCATGCCCTTTTCTCTGCCGTTTTTATCCTTACCTCTTTTAAGGTATGATTGTATCGAATTTTTAATTTTGCTTTTACTGGCTATTTTCTTTAATGGAATTCGCATGTAACGGATATCATCGCAATAATCATAGTAGTAATCAACGAATTCACTTCCCTGACCATGAAGAACCATTGCCAACCCTTTATCGATAAAATCTTCAATATATTCGGGCATTGTCTTAGACTTGATGGTATTACCAGTCAATTTAGTTTTTTCTTTCATTTCACCACTCTTTTTGTCTTTAGCTAAAGACAATGTAGCATAGTTGATACGTGAAAGATTCAAACACGAAATTGATTCTCCGTCATTATCGAGAGAAATAAAACTTTGCCGTCCTGATGTATTATGACACAATATACCACCAATTCCAGAAACAAAAGTTTCATCTTCAGTACTTACATCATAAACATAGGTATTATCATATTTTTTTAATATTTTGTTGTTCCAAATTAAATTCGTTTTTCTGCTTTTACTAAAATTAGTGGCTCGATTTTTAGCATCAATTTTGCTAAATCTAGCCGTAATGAAATTTTCCTTATCTTTTCTTGTTGAAAGAGTATACTCCATGTTCAATGATTTCAGTAAATAAGTAAATCCTGCCATGCCCACAATACTTTTTTGACCTAAGGAAATACCCTCTCTTGGCGATGAACCATATCCATCAGAATCCAACGCGCCTAGAATAAAACTTTTCTTAATGTCATCAGATGAATTTAAAATTATTTTAGGTATTTTCTTTTCTCTATATGACGTATAAAAATCAATTGAATATTGTTTCGATATTACATCATTGAATGAAATAATTTCATATAATGGCAACACATTATATGAATTCTTCTGCGAAATCCTTCTATCAATAGAATGTAATTTAATACCATATTCAGCATTGAAAATCTCAATGCATTTATCTAAATGTTCAAGATTTGTACTAGATATTTTCCATGACTTTCTCATGCCTAATTTTCTAACAACGCCATTATCATCAATTTGAGTTCTTTTGCAATGCACAGATGAACCATCCCCAAAGAAAAATCCATACAGCCACGCTAAATCAACACTTAATCTATCATCATTAGAATTACTAATTGTGATTGGAATATTTATTGTGTCAATTTTATCGTATCTTTCCAATGTGCTAGGCTTAACTTCTACTCCATTTTGAAAAACCGAGTGATCTTCCGTTATATTAATTAATCTATCCTTAGTCTCCAATCTATGAATTTTCTTATTTGTCTTATGTTTAAATACATAGTTAATTTTAGACCATCCACTCTTTGTCAATACCTTGATATTTTTATCCTCATAATCACGCTCTTTGGTTTCATCCAACGAACTAGAATTTTCATTAAATAAATCACAAATCGGTATAATATCGATATTATTATCACTATCTTGAATATACATCGGAGAATCAAAGCTCACTGATTCTGCTTGTATCTGAATTTCATTATTATATTTTTCAATAATAGCACTGATGCCTGTTTTACCGCCATATTGCCACATATCTTCAATAGCTCCCTCAACAGCTCCCTCAACAGCTCCTTCATCTGTTACCCTTATATTTGTTCGTTCAGGGTAACTAAAGTTAATACCGTCAGTTACTGCAAGTAATGCAATACAGCCATAATTACTAAACCAATCAACAGCATGTCTTAAATGTAGTCTACCTGTACATGTAATCCTTGCAGCACATACATTATCAGACCATTTAAACGATATTGCCGAACCTAACGCACCGAATAACGAGTTATTTAAAATTTTAACTGGTAACTGTTTGATTTTAAACATTGCTCTATCTTCCGAAGTTATTGTATTATTAATAAACTTTATGTGAACTTCAGGGTCAATTTCTTTCAATAATTGAATTTCTTCAGCATTTAATGCATCGGAATTCGCAAGCTTTTTGTATATATTACGTGTTGTAGTAAGATAGAATAGTATCTTCTTAATAACACCTGTAATATCGAAAATAGGAAATACATCATCACTTAATTGAATCATTGGGTAAAGTGAAGCGTAGTCAATTTTGATAATTCTTGTAGAATATCCGATTTTATAACATCTTGCCAAACCACCTGAAAATACCATACTAACATCTGATATTGGTATTGCCAAATCATTTTCATAACTCCATACAGTTAGTAATAAGTTCCAGATTGCAGCAGTACCCATAGTACACACTCTTTGGTATGTAGTTGGAACAATCTTTGCAACCATGAATGACGATTGATTATATAATTCGTCAACCATTTCTGTTTCCTGTAAGTCATCCAAAAGATACTGTCTTAGCAATCTTTTACCGCTTATGAACTTATTCATATTTTTAGGCAATGGCTCTTTCATTAGCCATTCATAAAATTCTGGATTATTATCTAAATAAGCTGCTCTAACCTCTTTGTATGCTTCATCTGAAATTCTACTTTTATTTTCTTGTAGTTTATGAAATTTTTTACCTATTACCTGAAATTCATCGGGCAATATAATATACTTATTACAATCATCCATTAGAAATATTTTATTCTCAGAATAAAACTTACCAATCGAGTTATCTTCACCTTTAATATACGTTCTGTTAGGCTTAGCTACTTTTTCATGTTTAGCAATATATTTTAAGCCAGTTTCCTTTATTTCACTGTTGATGGCAGCAGTTTTCTTTACTGCGTGAATGATATCAATAACAGATATTCCCCACATTTCAGTTGCAGTGTATTTTTCGGCAGTGTTACCATATTTAACAGACACATTGGGTCTGCGCTTCATGTGAACTTCTTTCTTAAGACTTGTTTGAATTTCATTCATATTCATCTTAAGTGTTTTAGCTCTACCAAGCAAATAATCAAAGTCGAATGTTTCAGAAAAATATCCTGAAATTACAGCAGGTTTTAGATATATGATCAGATTAAAGAAGTCTTGTATAAGTCTTACTTCGGATTCATCATCATTAATCTTATCAACCTCTAATATTGTCTCAAAACCTCTATTATCCCTTACGCCAATAGCAAAAACTCTGGTTGTTTGATAACGAAGCCCGGTCGTTTCAATATCGAAAGTTACCTTATGAACATTCTTATATTCTTCAAATCCTTTAAATAGCCTAGCTTGGTTGGATATGAAAAACTGTTCTGTTGTCCTTACTGAATAAAATAAATCACGATATGGGTAAATATATTCACCTTTAGCATCACGAATAAAATCGCCATCAATGTCACATGCTTTAGCATATGGATTAATACCACCATCACGTAAAAAAGCTAGTATATCATTGAATGACTTACTACTTGTTATCTTATAACAATAACCATTTAAAAGTCTTTTTTGATTACCTGTTTTCAATTCAGTAACAGTAATACCATATTTAATCTTCTTACTGGCAATCATTGTAACTGAACTACCTTCATATAAAATATGCTTGGTTTTCTTCAAATCTTTCATATACATGAAAGGTTCATATTTAACCTTAACTATTTTAGTATCACAATCAGGTTCATGTATAATACATTCAGCAATATTGGTATTCGGGTCTGTTTCTACATTTACTAGATATTTTAAATCAGTATTATAGCCCTCAAGAAATGATTTAATTTCGCCTAATACTTTTTTCTTATCCATAGGTTATTTATTTTAATTAGAAGGACTGCAATTCTTACTATATTTATCGTCGCACATTTCCAACTCTTGACCATCACATGAACTGCATTTTTTAATCCATTTATAATTAGCATCTGCTTCAGCCATCACATCATCGTCAAAGAAGTTAAACGATAATTGAACATATTCGGGCTTCTTTACCTCACAAGCAGCTTTGCTCGCATAATAATCAACGCCATAGTTATCATGAAAGGTATATCCTAATGTTCTTGCTTTACGTGCATAAAACATAGTTAAATTGTTTATATAGTTTGCAGGAAAGTCATGTAGCCCATAATAATTTGATGCTATAATTGATCTACATGGAATACACTCACAGCATGGTTCAAATTCAATAATTTTAGCATCTTTATCGCCTATATACCTTGGGTACTCGCATGTTACTATCAAATCCCTATAGTTTTTCGGCAAATCAGCTGCCATAAATTCCTTTTTATGCTTTGCTAATGGAAATACTAACGGAATTAATTTATTGAGAGCAATTGATTGATATGATTTATATATTTTTTTAATATCACTTAAATATGATATAGCATCGTCATTTGAAACATAACCAATCTGAATTTCATCGACTTTTAACCCCTGCGAAAATACAATTCCTAACATCCAAATAGGAACTTGCTTAAACGATAAATCGCTCTCATATGCACGAACACCAACGTTTAAAACATACTCAATTTCTGCTATGTTTAAAGGATATTGACTGTCTTTATCAAATTCTTTTCTAAATTCTTGATGCAATAGCTTTATATGATTTTTTTCAATGATTGTTTTATTTTCATTGTTTTCGATTTCAATATAAATCGGTACTACTCTATTACCGTTTTTTAGATTTATATAGGTAAGGTACGTAGAATCAAGTCCCCCACTAAACAGTACAGCAACAGTTTTACTCATGTGTGATTGTTTTATATGTTAATTCATTCGTTTTTTCGTTATATTTGTATTTTCTATTACCAAGAAGAAAAACCTTACTATGTACTAAGGTTTTTACATTGCTGATTAATATTCCGCTTAACCAAAGCGCAGAAACACAATTTTTTCCTATGATTTTATACTCGCCATCATCATTAATAATTTCAAAGTTCAAATATAATGCTTCTTCGGGACTTTCCAAAAGGTTTTCTAAAATAAATATAAGTGATGAATGAATCTCCTTTTTGAACTTAGCATCTGCTATGTCAACACCATGTTCTACGCTCCGTATAAAAAAATCACGAAATGGGTTTCTCTCCCATTCATATTTATGTGCCATGTATTATTTCACTATTAATAATTATATTATTTATTTTTTCAACAATCATATTCATTTGATTATCAACATCTCTTAAAAATTCCTTTTCGTTAATATGTATTATGTGACAGCCGAAATTTTCTTTAATATATTGCTCACGAATAACATCCTTTTCAGCAAATTTCTTAATTTTATGATACTTCTCGTCCCATTCAATACAAATATTATATTGTTCAATATAACCATCTACCCAATATTTTACAAATTTTTTCTCACCGCCATTTAATGCATGCTGGATTGGTATTTGGAGAATTGCTGAAAGCATGTCTAAATATATTAACGAATTGGCATTATATGCAGGTGTATGTCTGAGCCATTGTTCGCCATATCTTTCAATCATAGTGTTCGTAGCTTTTTCTGAAATTTCTTTATTCTGATGCGAAAATTCAAATCCATATCTTTCAATATTCGTTTTTTTCGCCCTTTCTTTTATTTCAGTACATTGCATTACATGCTCAACGCCATATTTTAATAAAACAGTTGCCCTCATTTTTTTCTTAACAGCATCAACCTCCATGGGATTTTCAGTACCATATTTTTCTAAAATAGCTAATCTCCTTTTTTTTCTAAATTCTTCTGTTTTCAGGTAAGAATCTACACCATATTTATCTAAACTAATCAATTTTTTCTTTTCTTTATATACATCAGCTTGTGTATAATGTTCAACGCCATATCTCACAATATTAGTTTTTTTAAATTTTCCATTAAAATCTGGATGCTTTGAATATGCAGTTACACCAAATTTTTTTAAATTAGAGTTTTTTAAATTGTTTTTTACTACATCAGATTTCATTGGATTTTCAAAACCATATAAATTATAATTACTTTCAGAATATTTAGTCATAGAGCATTTATTGCTACATCCATAAAATCGTCCATTTTTAGTATTTTTATTATACGTTTTATAGCTCAAATATTTTTCTTTCCCACACATATCACATTTCACATGCAAAACTACATGACTACTCCTTTTTAAATCTGACACATTAATTAGAATATCCGTATCGATTCCAGTATATCTGTATCCCTTTTCAATTAAATATTTTTTATTGGATGCATGCCATTTTACGATAATAAATTCATCTAGTATCATTTTTTCTTATGTTTATTTTTTATGATTTCAATAACCTCACCTAAAATAGATTCACTTATATTTGATTCATAATCTTCATTATCCATTACCTTGACAATTGATTTACGTTTATTTTCTATTGCAGAAAACACATAGTCATCAATTGTATCTCTATATATCAAAGGATAAATACTCACTGGAAATCGCTGCGAAATTCTATGAATTCTATCTGCAACTTGATCATAATCACCTACACTATAAGGTAAAGTCATTAAAAACATTTTAGATGCGCAAGTTAATGTTAATCCAAAACTACATGTTTGTATTGACCCAATGAACACTTTTAAATTACTATTGGGGTCTTGAAATTGTTTGACAATTTCAGCACGTTCCTCAGCTGTTTGATCACCAGTATGGAGTCCAGCAACATCACCAAGTATTTTTTTTAATTCATATAATGGCTCTTTGAAAAAATCAACAATAACTACTTTTTCGCCAGTTTCTAAAATATTCTCTATTAATTCAATAACTGGTTTTATTTTAAGATGCGATGTGTATTGACGAAGACGAATCATTAATGTTAATGGATTAGTTGTTGGGTTAGTTATAAATTCATTGGCAACACCTGATTCAATTTCATCATATATTGAGCTTTCTTTATCATCCATTTCTAGTATAATTCTTTGATACGTTTTTTCAGGCAAATCTAAAGCATCTATTTTACGCTTGCGATGTGTATATGGTGCTATCTTATAATACAATTCTTCTAACTTTGCTTCCGCATCATTGGTTACATATCCCCATCCACCGACATCATATGACATGCCACAATAATATTCCTGAAAATAAGTTTTTGATGCAAAATCTGCTGGAGATATCTGATTCATAACACTATAGATTTCTGCAGCACGATTGGGCATGGGAGTTCCGCTAAGGAATATTTTACTTACCTTTTCATCTTTAAATATTTCGTTTTTAAATGTTCTTGCAAAATTTTTATATGTGTTTGATTTAGTGTTTTTCAACTTCGAGCTTTCATCACAAATAACAGCATCTATTTTACCAATTTCAAGACTTTTCCATTTTCTATTAAAATCATCTTTATTGCCAGTGTTGAAGAAGTCATAATTCACAATAATATATTTAGCATCGGCAATACCACATTTATTCTTTTTCCAATTAATAATATGTGAATTACTATTCGTAAACTTCTCAACCTCGTTTTTAAAATTATGCTTCAAACTGTTGGGTGTTACCACAATAACCTTCTTGAAATTATTCATTTCTACATACAATATACTCGAAAGTGTTTTACCAAGACCCATTTCATGGGAGATTAGTGTACTACGTGTAATATTCATAAATAAAGCTGCTACAACCTGATGTTTATATAGCTTAATGCCGTTATTTAATAATCCATGCATTTTTTCGCTATATTGTTCGTATGTGGTTTCCAGTTCTTCCTTATATTTAACCCAATTTTCTTTTTTAATATTTAAATCAGCTATGAAGACACGTTTTTCTTCTTCATCCTTTTCAAGTTTTTCGATTTGTTGGATGAACACAGTACGACTAGCTTCTGTTCCGAAGTCAAAATGTATTTTGCTTGATGTTTTATATTTCTTAATTAATGAATATAGTGATAGAGTACTAACTTCCCATGCTAGGTTTAAGCCACTCCATTTACGTGTGTCGTATGGTAATTCCTTGATACGCAACAAAAGTTGATCGTTTGGGTTAAATCTAAGATAATAGGCTTGTTTTCTACCTATACGCTCACAATGTACAATAAACTGGATGATATTCTCTGCCATAATATATCAATATCAGGCAAAGATAGAGAATATTAGCTGAATGTCAAAGGGAAATTTTAATTAAATAACTGTTGTCTTAGTGATTGAATCAGATATAACTACATTAACATATCCTTCAATCGGAAACTTAATCTTGCCACAGCCGTATTGACTTCCCAAAAAATCCACAGTTATTTCAGCTAAGTATCTTCCTGACCTATTAGTGTCTTTTAACTTGAACTTGTATGTTAAGGTATATTTTTCTTCATCTGGATTCGCAGCTATATCATTAATAATAACTAAATTAGCTGGAGCATTAGCAATTTTATACAATCCAGTATCAGCATCCATCATAGAGAATGTAACAGCTACGTTCTCTAACATGTCGTCAGTAATATCATATTTCTCCCTTATTTGTTGAATAAGAGGATATTTGAACAATGGAAATGTACTATTCTTCTTAATGAAGAAATTGTTTATATTAAATGTTGAATAATTCATTACTTTTCTGCCCCTTCATTATTATTATCAGCTCTAATACCTTTCATTATTTGGGGTCTGTTAGCACCAATCCAATTAGCTAATCTTTTCTTTACAGTAGCAGCAATACCATCGCCCATTACACCCATTAAAACAGAATCATAATTTCCAAAAGGATGTCCACTGATTTCAGTTGAAAATCTGAATAGAATATATGAACATATAAATGTAGTAATATACCTACGCCAGTTATCTAAAAACCAGAATTTCCAACTCCATTTCACTGGTGTTGCTGGACACAATACATCACGACCTGATGTTTCAACCAATCCATAAGCTATGTAGCCTATAATAAAGAACCATATAAATCCAAATAATTGAATCATTGTATAGTCACCAAACATTATTTTAATTATTTCATCCATAATCACAATTATTAATATTAATTATTATTTACTATAAATACAATTAATTTAGCAAATTCTTTTAGCTCTTATCATACCATATGTTACGCAAGAAGTATTTGCTCCACGTGCATAATTAATAGTTAGACAATGACAACCAGCTGTTAATGTAATATCTCTTGATAGCGATGCTGATGACACCCAACTACCTTCTGCACCACATGAATGGTAACATGTTCCAATTGTAACACCATCCAAAGCAAACCAAGCAAAAGTATTACCAACACTAGTATTTCCAAACTGAGCACTAAAATCAATCTGATATCTACCTGCTTTAAATGTCCATGGTGTTCCTGATAAATAAATAACAGTGCCTGCACCAGTGCTTGTTGATAATGTTGTATTATCACTATAAAAATAAGAATCACTACCACCAGTTAATTTTACTTGTCTTAGGACACATGTTGTTGGGTTATAGTATAATGCACGATCTGTTGAAATATCACCTGTAGCAGGGCTGCCTAAACATGTAGTACCTCTAAATATTGTTGTGCCAGTTGTAGTAAGACTGGAATTAATTACAATTGCACCAGTAAATGTGGCTCCGCTTAAAAATGCTTTCTGACCTAATTTGGTTTGAGTTGCGCCAGTATAAATGTTATAAGCTGTTTTTGTTACATATGTAGCTGGAACGGTTGTACCTGTGTATGTATTGAATATAGTAGTTAGTAATCTATTATTTATACTTGTTTGAGTTGTACCAGTATAAACATTAATCTGAGTCTTAGTATAGTAAGTGTTAGGCGCTGTAGTACCTGTGTATGTGTTAAATATAGACTTACTTGCAAATGCAGCAGGTGCTGTAGTGCCCGTGTAACCATTAAAAACAGTTGTTAATAGTCTGGAGTTTATGTCTATTAACGTAGTGCCAGTATATGTATTGATTTGTGTCTTATTGTAATAAGTGTTGGGAACTGTTGTTCCAGAATATGTATTAAACGCTGTTTTGCCTAAGTAAGTGCTAGGTGCTGTTGTTCCGCTATAACTGTCAAATATTGAAGTTAGTAATCTATTATTAATATTAGTTAATGTACTACCAGAATACGTATTAAACGATGATGTATTCAACTTACTGTTTAATACTGTTGATAATGTTCCAATTGTTGTGTCAACATTGAAGCTATTTCCTGTCCAAGAAATCGAATTTCCTGCTAAACCATTTCCATCAACACACATTACACCAGTATTATAGCACAACCCAATACCTGCTAAGCTTTGATTGATGTATAAGCCCGATGCATCGTTACACAACCCACAATTATTTGCTAATTTAGTGGCTACAACATAGTTTCCGCCTGTTGTTGTTACATTTATTCCATTTCCTTCGCTAATACCCTTTACCGAACTAAATAACACAAATGTCAATGGCGTTACACCAACATTAATTGGGTCGGGTGTTGTTAATATCCATGATGTACTTTGATTAGTGATTCCTGTTAATACAAAAAAATATGATCCATTTACCGCTTGAGTATTACCACTAAAATCGGGTGCGCGTTGCCATGCGCCAACTGCTGCAATATATACGCCATTTGTTGCAGGAAGAATTTGATTTTTAGCTAAAATTCTCATGCCTACCGCAACTTGTTTACCACCTATAATAGGTAAACCACTAAGTGCAGTATCACCTGTTGTAGCTAAGTTAACTGCAATTTGTGGAACCAATCCGCCTGAACGATTATCCACATATTCTTTATCAACAAGCGAACGATTTGTAAATGTTAGCGAATAATCATTATTATATTGAATACCTGTGGGAATTACTCTATTATCAGTAAATATTACCTGTACATCACCAACACTAAATTTAGTTTTTTCCACTTTGGCTACATTGTTTCCGTGTAAATCAATACTACTGCCATTACTGACAATATTTATATTGCCAACAGAAAATAGATTTAAATTATTTGAAGCTAATGTGAAATCATGTGTATTACCCGATATAGTAGTAGCTTGTGATAAGTTACCACCTAATGCAACATATCTTCCTGATTTACTTAAGCCATTTGTACCACCAGTAATGGCAGAATCTAAAATGGGTTGTGTACTACCAGTATATGGATTAAATATACATGTTGAAACCATATCGGTGTTATCAAAGTCACCAATGAATAAATGTTTTTTTCCCGTTAAAAGATCAATTGAAAATGTTGCCATGTGATAAATATTTTTTATAAATACTTAAATATTTGCGATTTGTTTCTAAGTATATAAAATAAAAAAGGTGATAAAATTTTATCACCTTTTGAAAACCAGTTATCTATGGCTATTATACGCACAAGTGCGCAAGTCTATTATTTAGTACTATACATACGTATAACTTAAACGTTCATCCCAAATAAAGCTAAACATTTGATTTCCGTCAGGAAATAATGCGGTTGCCCAAACATCGCCTGACTTACTAATTTTTTTAATTTGCCAGATTGGTTTACTGGTATCATTTCCATTATTCGATAAACCAAAATAAAATTCAGTTGCACCTGCTTCGTGAATTAATTCGATTGGTTGAAAATCGGGAAATTGAAGGTTCATATCTGTGTTGAAATCTGTCATGGCTGATGATTTTTTGTATTATATTGTTATTTTTCATAAATACTTTAATCCACTGAATTCTTCCAAAGCTTTTCTAACAATATCTGTCATATCATAATACACATAATCAGCAAGTCTTCCACCGAAGATAACATTTGTTTCATTTACCATCAATTGTTTATATTGATGATATTTCACTTTGTTTAATCCATCACTGATTGGGTAATAAGGATCGCCAATATCAGTTGGGTATTCCTTAGTTATTATTGTGTTTGACTGATCACCAAATTCAAAGTGTTTATGTTCGATAATTCGTGTGTAGGGAATATTAATATCAGTATAATTCATTCCTGCAATTCCCTGATAATCTTTTATCGGTAATATTTCGTGCTTAAATTCTAAACTACGATAATCTAGTTTTCCAAATTTATAATCATAAAATTCATCAACGCTACCAGTATAAATAATTATATCAGCTAATGAATTAAAGTATTCTCTATCACTAAAATAGTCGCAATCCAATAAAACATCGACACCTGACAATAATTTTTCGAATATAGGCGTATATCCACCAATAGGTATGCCTTGATAAGTATCAAAATAATAATTATCATCATATGTAAGTCTAATTGGTATTCTTTTGATAATGCTTGCTGGTAATTTAGATGGCTCACGTCCCCATTGTTTAGTGGTATAGCCCTTAATAAAAATATTATATAAATCCCAACCAACTTGCGATATCATCCAATCCTCTAAGTTAACTGGATTATCAATATTAATCTTAACCATATTAAAATAATCTATAGCCTCTTCGGGTGTTTTAACACCATATAGTTGATTAAGTGTTAATAGGTTAATTGGAAATGAAAATATATTATCTTTATAATTAACTTTAGGTCTATATGAGAAATGATTAAATTCAGCATATTTACACATATAGTCCCAAACTCGTTTATCTGATGTATGAAATATGTGAGGACCGTACTTATGAACAGTAATTCCCTCAACGTTTTCAGTATGACAATTGCCACCAATATGTGATCTTTTATCAATAATCAATACCCTTTTACCATTATCGGTTAATTCTCTTGCTGCTATGCTGCCATACAGTCCAGCACCGACTATAAGATAATCGTATTTCATTGTTTTAGTTTTAAAAAACCATTATCACAATATGTTGAAATTCGTATCCAATCATCACACCAAATATCTTTAGGATTGTCTGGTACATCAGCACCAAACCATGTATCAGGAGCAACAACAATTTTATCAGGATTTCTCGATAGGTAAGCACCCCACCAAGAGAATGATGAATTAGATATTACGAAATGACTACACATTGACATTAACCATAAAGCATCACAGTCATAATAATCATCATTATTGAATACACAATTAGGTAATCGAATATTGTCTTTACACCATTGAATATCGTCACTTATGACCAGAATGATATCATAATCAGGTATGTGTTTAATTGCTTCATATATATATTCTAATGTAATAACTGGATGTCTTGTTGGTTGAGTGAGATAATCACCTCTACGAACATTAATTACCAGTACTTTGCTATCTTTCAGAAATGGAAAACTATTATAAGCTCTTTCTTCAAATTCTTTTGTTGGAGAATATAAATCTTTTATTACTTCGGTATATTTACTAAAAAACTTCTCTGATTGATACCAACCTGCAAAGCATGTCGGACAGCCATCATAAGGTTTTAATTCATTATATTCAAATTCAGACCAAATAATTCTACCATGTTCATATGAACAACCAATTCTAAAATCAAGCTTTCTAAATAATGTTTTTTCTAAATGTTGTGAAGATGAATCTCTTGAAGGCGCTATGAATTGTCTGTTATATTCCAATGACTTTGTATATCCATGTGCTAATTGAAACATCATATTTCCAGTTCTTCCTTGTAGTCTGGATGTTATATAATTATTTGTTATCATAGGTTAGAAATTTCTAATAATTTCTTTAGTAAATGAATGTAAATACGGGAATAAACCAGTACCATTTGTGTATTTGCCTTGCTGAATATCAATATTGCTCATGCTAGTCCTTTGTACCATACCTAATGGATAAACAACATATTTTTTAAATAAAGTTCCTAGTTCTTGACTATCTAAACATTGATTACCCAACCAGCCATCTAAAGCTGAATCAGTTTCAGGATTATATTTTAAAAAACGATCATAAGCACGTTTATTTACACCATATGCATGACCTGTTAAAACAGTTCGTGGACTTAAAAGGTGTTCTGATACCATATTTAGTTTTTCATCGATTATTATTCCACCTAAATATATGATATCCCAATCATCAAAGTATTGTAATTCATCTAATGCCTGTTCAATTGCATTAATACCTTTACCATAAAACATAGCATCATCTTCTAAGATCAAAACATTGTCTAAATCCAAGTCCTTTGCATATTGAATAATGTTTCTATGTGCAGTTCCACATGCAATATGACCAGCACGACAAGGAAATTCATAGCCCTTATCAACAGCTAAAACACCAGATACTCTTCCAAAGAAGTTTTCTAAACCAACATTGCGCATTTCGTTTAGAAATTCTAATTTTCTATCTAGTCTTTCATCTAAGTTAATATAAACACCTCTGGTAAAAAATTCATTTATTTTCATATATTTATAGTTTATTTATGAAGTCAGACCACATTTGACCAACTCTATTAACATTAAATCTGTCGGTAATTGAGAAACTTCCATATTCTCTAATGTCTCTTTTTAGTTCATCGTTTTGCTCAATCAATTCAATAACTTCAACGATATTATCAACACATTTAAATTTTCCTTCTAAGTCCTTAGATAGCGGTTCATTTTGCATTTCAATTGGATTGGTATCTTTAGGAAATGGAAGCCAAACACATAATCCATTAAAATTTTCAGGTAATGCACCTAATGGATATGTTATTACTATTGCGCCCAAAGCAATTGCTTCTGCCACAACGCATGAAAAAGTATCTTTATGTACATCTTGATATGGCGTATATAAAGGATATATGAAATATTCACTTTCTGCTATGTGTTGGAATAAGGTGCGCTTATCAACTCCATTATGTTTATAAAAGAAATCATCAGGATGTGGGTGAGTGCACATTAAATAATCAAATGCATGAAACTCCTTATCATCAAAGCCTAATTGTCTAACAGCTTCCAATGCAATATCACCACCTCTTGCCCAAGCTGCATGAAATACAAATTTATGTTTCTTTCTAATTGGATTGGTTGCTAGAACTTCATTAATCATTTCATCCATTACTGGATTTGGAATAATTGTGGTTATGGCAGATACTTCTCTGATTGCTCTAGCCATGACTGCAACATTCATCGATTTTTCCCAATTGGATATATTAACAAAACCAAATGTTAGATTATTGTTTTTAACATAATCAATTATTTGATCAATACCATAAATCCATTGCATGTGTGACCAATAAATTAATGATTTAGTTACTTTGATTTTTAACTTATCGTAATCTTGAAACCAAAGCATACTAACCAATATATCAAACTCTAAATTATCAATTCCATCAAAATTAATATTGGTATATTTAACCCCATAGAATTCTTCACCAAAAGTATTAATTATTCCTTTAGCATTATTTTCTATAATCAACTGTGGCTCTAATTCATCGGCAACAAATACTACTTCATGCCCTTGTTTAGCTAAATATTCAGCAATCAACACTGCTGAACCATCAGTGCCTGAACCACCACCATTACCATATCTCAAATTATATCCGTTGATATAATTTGATCTTCTACTGTTTCCTACAACTAAAAACGCTATTCGCATTCGATTAATTATTATGTGTTATTATATTATATATTTTTTTCGTATCTATCGCTCCATTGCTTATCTTCATCAAATAAATACATCACAACCTTTTTAGGCTTATCTATTGACTCAAAAGAGACTGTAATTTGATTACATATTAAATTTACATATTGTGGGTCTTTCTCAATTGTGAAGTCATGTCGATATAATTCATTATCTGATTGAGTTAAAACCCCTAATGTCATAAACTTAGGCTTGGTAAAATTATGCTTCTTGAAGAAATCCAAATCCCATTCGATTGTAATATCATATTTATTTCTAATGAATTGTGCTTCCCAATCGATAGGATTGGGTGGTTCTTTCACCTTTGATGTATATTCTTGAATTCTACATGTTTTAAAATCAAATCCACCGTATACTTCATAATCATGAACCGTTCTTACCTTACCTAATCCATATTTGCCCATGTCGATGTCATAATCTTCAGTACCAAACATTTGTCTTGTCTTATTTCTGGCAAAAGCATCCCTATCACCAGATAGCTTTTCAGTTTTGCTTTGTTGTGAGTGATCTTCCCAATGCTTAGTTCTGTAGTTACGTGTGAATTCATGCCACATTACCATTCTATATGGACTAAAGAAGTCATAACCATTTGTATATGCACGAACACTCATTGTTGTTTCTTCAGTATAACCACCAAAATAAATATCAGGGTCATATGGAACTTCTTTAATGAATTTGCCTTTTACAAAATAAAAGTGACCACTCAATGTCCTTGCCCTGATTACCTTAGTTCTTTCTTTGTAGTCTTGGATATACCAAGGCATCGACATTAATAATCTATCTGCGCTGAATTCATATTGCGACATTAATGAAGGTAATTGCTCATATTCACATGAACATGCTTTAGGATTGAATGGAGTGCAATAAGTGGTTATAATTGGCTTTTTGCTGACTTCTAACGCTTGTTTATAGTCTTGCAATACTATTTCATCCCAATCCTGTACAAACCTGTGATGCGAGTCTATTTGCAATGTAAATTCTTCATTATCATATAGACTATTAGTAATATTCCTAGCCCAACCCAAGCCACAACTTTCAGTGTAATGATATTTAGCAACTCTGAATTGTGGATTATTGTCGTATGTATCTATTGGCTCTGTTTCATCGTATTGCCAACAAATACCGAACACCAGATTTTCAGGATGTTTAGCTTTAGCTAGCATGTCTTTAATTGTTGGAATTAGTTCGGGGTCACGATATGATGCAATTTGAACCAGCGTTTTACCTTTCTTTATCATAAAAATAATGGTATTGGCTACTAATTGCCAATACCATGCAAAGATAATGAATATCTGATTTTAATCAAGAGTTTTCAAAAATTAAATCATTAACTATTCAATCGTTCCATTATAATTCTTATGTTCTCTTTCAGTTCACTAATTTCATTTTTAAGACAAGTATTCTCTTTTGTTAATTCCTGTATACCTTTCCATGCAAATGACATCATTGAATAGCTATTGATAGCATTCTTATTATCATTTATTAAATGTTTATCATATGTGTCAACTAGTTCGTCTTCAAATACTGGAAATAATGTCAAATCACATTGATTCTTATATCTACCTTCATGAATGATTGTGTTATTAATTAAATTTAAACTACAGCCTGTCCAACCTTGAGTTTGATCAGTATAAATATCTTTAGATGATCTTAAAGAGTTGAAGCCACCACCAGTTGCAGTAACACTACCTGAGAAGGTAGCATTGCCATTATTAGCTATTGTAACAACATCACTACCGTTATTGAATGATAAAAAAGGATTACTACCTTTATTTATAACTCTTACTAATGCAAAACTATTGTCATTTGAACCACCTGCGTATTCTTGATCTATAAATAGAGCATTGTTATTTGATGCACCTGAATACACACTACTTATCCTACCCCCCACATAAGCATTCCCATTCACTGCCAATTTGTTGCCAGAGGTAGGGTCGGAAGTGTAGCCTAACCAAAGAGAACCTGCTGCATTTAATCTCATTTTCTCACTACTATCCCCAGCACCATTTCTTGTCCAAAAATATAAATCACCGTAAACATCCCCTGTAACAATATTTCCTATTCCACCAAAAGGATGACTTGCACCATATGTGTTAGATGTGTGATAAAATGTAATTTCATCTGTATTCCCTAATGTGTAAGATGTAGGATTATATAAAATAAGTTGAGACGTTGCACTAACAATTTCTACTTTAGCTCTCGGACTATTAGCACCGAATCCAGTAGTTCCATTAAATATACTATTCCCACCAACTCCAATCCCTCCCCCTACTACTAATGCTCCAGTAGTTGAACTTGTTGAGGGGGTTGTTGAAGAAACATAAGCATTAATCATATTAAAGTTACCTGACTGATTTAATGTAGCACCAACAGAACCACCATTATAAAGTAATTCCAATTTACCGACATTTGATTGTATCCCTGCACTCCAAACATTATTGTTCAGAGATATTTTTCTAATATCACTGGAGACATTAATGAAAGTAGTTGTATTACTGCCATCATCACTAATCAAACTATTAACCAATCCCCCTGTACCCATCTTAGGGATATAGTTAGCTGTAAGGTTAGTAGGGTTGATCTGTGTAGTAATAACAGGATTATTAAATATATGACTACCTACTGCATTATAAAGTAAGTTAGTACTGCTCTTACCAATACTATAACTATTACTAACACCATAATCAAATAATACATTATAGTTAGCAGGAAGAATAAGATTAGTAAGAGATACAACATCATTACCTGTTATTCTACCTGTAGCACTCACACTCGATGAGAATGTGGCTGCACCTGTTAGATTTAATATACCACCATTAGCATCAATATTAATACTTTTACCACTTGGGCCAACTATATAAAAACTACCTGTTCCTATACCTGACCTCATAGTGTATAACACTGCTTCACTTCCTAAATCATTTTGGAGTGAGAGATATTTTGTTGTAGTCGAAGAAGTTCCTTTAATGGTTACAATATCATTAAAATTTGCCCCAGTACCATACAAAGTACCAGTCAAAGCATTCCCTGAACCTGCTGAAAGAGGTAGATAAGCAGTAGAAGTATAAGCATTTGAACCAAGACCAATCCAAGTTCTAATTAAAGGTGCTGTACTGTAATGCCATTTCCCACTTGCGTTATCAGCTGTAAGCATATAATCAATAGATGTAGCTTGTGTATTATCAAATAGTTGGCCATTCCATTTTTCAGCATTCAAATTACTAACCATAGTAGTACTATTCACTGTAAATGGTGCTGTTCCTGTTGCTACTGTGGATTGAAACTGTGTAGCACTCACATACCCATCCTTACTAACTCTCATCTTTTCTCCAAGAACATTATTAAGTTTTGAAAAGATCACAATATCAGAACTGATATTGCTCATATCTGTTTGAACT